AGGGTCCCTGAAGTTTGTTTGGACGTATACGCCAATATACCTCAGGTAAGGACTCTAAATTCTGGTCCCTGAAGTTTGTTTGGACGTATACGCCAATATACCTCAGGTAAGGACTCTAAATTCTGGTCCCCGAATATGTTTGTGAATGCTGTATCAACGTACACTTCGGATAGGACTTTGAAATCTAGCCCCCTGAGTTTTGTGAACATGTAATGTCATTACTCTTCAGATATGCTCTAAATTCTGGTGCCCCTGAACTTTTCTAGGCATTAAAGCCTATACTCTTCAGATATAAGTTATCTGCCCGCTCAGTTCCCTATTACACTGTGCAGAGAGCATAGCTCCTGCCGTACCCAGCTACCCCCGTACTTCGTACTCCTCCGATACCCTTTTTTGCACTGTAGTAGGGGATACAGAGTACCCCTATACACAAAAGTGTATCGCCCAACCATTCCAAAGCAACATCGCTATACGCTCGTATTATCGTAGTCCTACATGTAACCCTCAGGTTACCACTCGGTAGCCCCTTCGGAGTACCTCGGTAGGACTTCGCTAATCCCTTCAGGTCGCTAGTAGGTATCCTTCGGAGTACCTTCGCTTGATACTTATCAGGGTCGATAAGCATCACCCTTTCGGGTGCTTCGCCCTTAAATATCGTCACTACTCATATGAATTCAAATCCTAAGAAAGAGTATAAAAATCGGAGGTCAAAATTATATGAAAATAATACACTTTGTATATTGAATTTATGATTTGGGGAAGTGGTTTATAGGGTAAAAAAGGCATACAAAAAAGAGGACATTGTATAATGTACCTCTTGTAGTCTTGTAAATATTGGATTGTAAGATACTTACAGTAGGATGTTAAGGGGGTTGTAAAAAGTTACGTAAAAAGAAATTTCAAGATACTCAGGATATGATGTTGCAGGGCTTGTAAAAGTCTACCGCCGCTTAGCTTAAATAAATTTAATATTTGATTTACAAGCCGTAATTCAGGCGGGACAACTACAAAAATATTGCAAAAATAATCCTGATCAAACGCTGAAAAGCCCACACAAATTAAATAGCAACTTGTTACCAAGTTTGATTACGTTCAGTGTCTTTTGTGGGCAGAAGAAATCCCCTAGGAAAATCTAGGGGAATTTTGTATAAGAAATATTTGAATACTAAGATCATCTAGTCTCTATAGTAGCCTTGATATCAGCCTTTAGTTCATCCTGTATCCTAGCATAAACCTCTACCATAAGTTGTTTAGTTTCTTCAGACAGCTTACGAAGATCAAACTCCAAGCTAGTAGTAGTTTTGATACTTGTAGACTTTCCAAAGGCTTCACACACAGCAAGTCCTCTATAATCCTCAACCCACACATACCCTTTACCTACTAAATCATCAACCAGAATATAATTCCCGCTCCTATCAATAGTTTTGCGAACAGTAGTGCAATCAAAGCTTACACCATCAAACCTAGCCTTTAGCCCTTCCCCTACATCAAACAATCCACCTAATGGGTTAGTGTATGGATCATTAACCATTTCCATTTTCCTCCTTTAATTTCCTTTATTTACCTTTACAAAAATCTTTAGGAAATTAATAGAATCAAATAGAAAATCCCTAGGATTGTCCTAGAGATCACCAAATTCTTCCACTTCAATCAGCTTCTTTTTATACTTACGATATTCTATCTTATCTCTAAGCCTGAACAGTATCCACCATATCTCAAATGCTAGACCTTTCCTATGTGACATTATCACACTAGGCTTCAGATGCAGACGCTTAATTCCCATGTGCTCTTGAATCCTTTGAATAGCTGATAGGGTATATATCTGTTTACTTGCAAGCCCAAGTTTTGCCCCTTTATTTGGAAGATTGTCCCACCCCTTGGGCTTCTCTCCCAGCCTATAATCCCACTTCCAGTTATTCAAGTTCCTGTATATCTGCATTAACTCTTTCTTGGAGTACTTCTCTAGGTTATTAAGATTCATGGGGACCCTCCTCCCCCTCAGTAGACTTAGTATACTTGTATAAGTCATGTTTTTGTTTCTCTAAGGGTCTCTCCCAGTCCACAAACATGGCGTCTCCAGTAGGGTCAGTTACTAGACCAGTGACCATTCCAAGTTCCCGATTCGCTTCTACATAGAGGTCTTTCTCAGGGTTAAGCTTTTTTAATTCCTCAATAGCATGTTTGATCTTCATTTCTGCCTCTCCCTTAGCTTCATGGGCTTACCATCTTTATTAAACTCACGACTCCAGTATACAGACTCCTTTAGATGTTGTCGTACTGATCTCTCAAAGTTATCCCCGCCATCATAGACATAGTAGGTTTCTACTGAAGTCTCTTGGTCATAAAAAGGTAACCACTTATAAGCTTTTGGGATACCTTCGTTATCTAGGTACAGAACCTTGTCAGCGAACATAGGACGTTCTTTAAGGTTATGCTCCTTTACATATGCATCAAACTCTTCCTCGGTTACCCCTTTATACTCAGCAAGACTGTGGTACTTTTTGTGCTTGGATTGCTCTGCCTTCCTGAGTTGGGCGGCTCTACGTCTTTTATCTCTCTTATTCATGAGCCAATTTCTCCATAATTTCATCGTATGAGTCTATCAGGTAGTACACCTTAGTACCTAGAGTATCCGCCATCCTAATCTTGCACCTTTTTTCTCCCTTTTGCTCCCCACGGATTGCTTCCACTTCAGATACTTCCATGATGGCATCCTTCCTAATAGATGAGCGTGCAACTTTTAACCCCTTAAACATAGTTCCTGAATCTAGTGTAACCTCAATAAATTTACTCATTTTATTTTACCTCCTCGTATGTTTTGTGGAATATGTCAGGCTTACATGGGTATAGCTCGTCTTTTACACCCTTGATGATAAAATCGCCTTCGTTTGCAATCATACTTCCTTCAAGTGTTTTGATAGTTATTGTTCTAGGTTCTCCGAAGAAAAGAATTTCTTTTCCAATAGCTTCATTTAGCCATTCTGGGCGATCACTAAATTCTACCTGTTGCTTGCTGTTCCATCCTTTAAACTCAACCGCTTCTACCTCAATGGGCTTCTTTCTGAATTTAGTCATTTTGTTTTCCTCCTCCTTAGCTACGATAAGAAACAACAACCGCCATGGTATCAGTTACAGGCTTAATCACAGTGCCGCTGTAGTCATCTTCAAAGAATCCTTGCATCTGGTGGATATAGATGTTCTCCTGTTTCTCAAACCTAGACCCATCAGACAGTTCAGCATATACAGTACCATCTTCACTCTTAACTTCTTTATACTCTTCTATGCTTACAACATTCCAAGTCATGTCACCCATATCTTCAATTAGACTTTCCATAAACTGGATAATAGGGTTACTTTCATTACTCTGTAGACTCATACTGTATCCTACTCCTCTACTTCATACCCAATTATAATACATTTCGCATAATCTAGGGGCTTTAGTTTCTCCAGAGGTCTGAACTCTTCGGTATAGATGCTCTTATATTGTATGCCATTACCTGAGTACCCTCCACAGTGGGCAATAAGATTGAACTGTTTCCACCAATCATCCTTACTTTGTCTATCCAGCAACTCAGCTATCTCTTTACTTACTTTAACTTTTTCCATAAATACCTTCCTTACAGATCATAGCACAAGTTATGAGAACTCATCTACTACACCTATCAAGCAGAGTACTGCTCCAAGTATAAAAACCACTAGAGAGCATATCCCTACAAATAGTGAGTTACTTGTATAGTAAAAAGCTAAGATAATTGCCCCAATAATTCCAAGTATGCTACCTATGAGCATATAAATGTGTGGTCTCTCCATAAATATCCTCCTTGTAACACTGGTTACACTCGGCTCTCATTTGTGTAGGTCTTTCTCCACACCTACAGCATGGACGTGGTGTAAAAGCAAGTATGGAGCCTATATAGTAGCTATCCCCCCACAAATGATGATATGTGGGGGTAAATCTAACTGTATCTATTATTTATCCTCTTTCGGTACAAACTGAAAACTGCCATCTGTTTGTAAGTGAACAGTACCTACTTGCTCTATACCGGATTCCTCATGTATCACTTGTATAGTATCTCCATCTTCAAGGGAAGTTACCATATCCACTCCTAGTCTAAAAATACCATCTTTTCCTCTACGGAAGTCATCTTCCTTACAGAAAGCAACTAGGATATTTGAAGGTAATCTTGCTTCTCCACCTTCAATAGGGTCTAAACCCTGCTCTTTGCGTACCTCGTTAATTGCCTTACCAAAGTTATCGTTATCTGCATAAATAAATTTCATTATACTCACTCCTTATGATTTCTTTTAGTCTCCTATATGCACCTGATCATCATAGCCCTCGGTCACTTTGAAATCTGCTAATGGTACTTCCTCACCTACTGAGACCGTCACAATAGCCTCAGAGTCAAATTTAGATAACTCTTTAATTACGTCTTTTACTTTCATAACAATTCTCCTATCGGTTTTCTTTTTAAGTACCAGAATCGGTGCTCCTCTAATCCCCTACTAACTGGATGGTCGACGTAGGGAAGGATCATGTCATTATTTTCTGTTGAACGAATGGAATTGTCAAGTACCTCATGTACTGTATGCTCATACAATACCTCGTCCACCCCATCAATACCGCTCACGTAGACTCTATCTCCTACTTTGGTATTTTCTGTAGTTCCTTCAATGAAGTTTTCCCTTAACCACTCTTGGTCTAAATACATACTAACCCACCTCCCTTATACAAGACTTACGTACACCGAACCAGAGCCTTTGCACTCTACACAAACCTGATAATCTTCATCCGTTATCCAAAAGAAGCCTTCTCCTGAGCAATCTTCACAAGGAAGTGTACAAAACATTTCCTCAGGAGAGACTTCAATTTCCCTATAACCATCATAGACTTGCTTGAAGATATGTGCCTTCATATCAATCCTTTAGTAGGAATATTTTCCTAAATGTTTTCTTACTGGCGTACTTAGGTAGAGACTGGCAAAAGTACAAAGTGAATATAATATTAACCACAGGTGTAATACAGTGCAGTAATGCTTCTAAGCTGGCGTTATACAATCCCATTATTATGGCTTTACGAGTCAGTAGATAACAAAGCACAGTAGGTATAATGTACCCTCCTACTACCCAATAGACCCATTCCATTTTCCTTACCTCCTTTACCTAGGACCTCTATGATACAATGTCCCAATCCTCTGCTAGAACGTCTGTTTGAGAAGGCACCCAGGCATGTATTTTGTTATCTGCTGTCTTGATAAAGATGATGTTCCCAAACACGGGTTCATTAATATACTCTCCAAATCCAAATCCAAAATCAGAAGCTAGTGCATCAGAACTCTTAAGGAATAGGAACATGTTCTTACCATTCCACCCAGACCTATATACTTGCATACCTTGCTTAAGAACCTCTAATGCTTCTCCGAAACTCATTTTAGTTTTCATTAGTATACCTCCATTGTGTAGGCTGAGATTTTACGGTCACCTTCCAACTTAGCTTCTTTTTGTTCATTAGTTTCTATATTTTCAAGGTCAAGCTCGACTAGTCTATCAGTTGGGTCTCTAAAAAACCTCTTTGCTTTTACTTCATATAGCTTTACTACAGGAATCTTCTTCTTTACAAACAGAACCCTCTTCTCTACAAAACCTTGTTCTAGAGGTATTACCTCTCCTTCACTCAAGTTACCAACCCTAGTAATTCTACCCGGTCCTAGGCCGGGTACCCTTTTAACTTTCTTTTCCTTACCACTCATCAAGTCTCTACTTATTAGACAACCGCCCCAAATTATAACTAATAGACCTAGCATATAAGGAATGAATATCATCCATACCACTATTTGTTCTGCTTGGTTCATCAGTACTCCTCCATAACAAAGGCATACATTTCACGTTCACAAGCTAGCGTGACTACTCTTTGCTCTCCTGTTTGATAATCTTCTAGGTGTATCCTAACAGTAGGTGATCTATACTCCTTTTTTATATTTTCAACCCTGTAAAGACTCCTTTTTACTACCTTCTTCTTACGCCATAGAAACCCTCGTTTCTCTTTGTACCCATTTCTAAATTCTATCAATTCCCCTGCACGCAAATTATCAGCCGTTGTCAGCCTAGGATTACTCAGATGCTTTGTCATTTTCATCCATCCTTTGTTCCTTTTTCCATTTCTCTCGCCAATCTACTACAGCCCACCTACCAAAGTCTCGAATATCTACAAAAGACTTAGGTCCCTCACTAGTTACAGGCTCCATAATGATCCATACTTCTACATCTTTTTTACTAGGCTTAACTTTTACTAACTCATCAATATAGTCCTTGTGAATCTTTTGTAGTTCTTTGTATGGTCCAATATCAATAATATGCTCTCTGGTCATAGTAGCTTTATTAATATCTGAACCCCCACCGTCCATACTATAGATAATCATACCCTTTTCCAAAACTGTGTGAGCCAAATACGATTTATTCTCCATACTCCTCATCCTCCCATACTTCTCTTGGTATCATATTTCCACACTTTGGGCACTCATAGATACCCATGTGCCATAGCTCTAACTCGCTTTCACCACAGGCAGGGCAAATAATACTTTCCATTACTCCTCATCCTCCTCACCTTTAAAGGCTCTTCGTATTCTTTCGTTTTGATCTTCTACTGATTTCTGCTCAATAATACTTTTCATGGACACTCCTGTGCCTTGAAGAACTTTTTCAATAGCAAAGTCTACCCCATTTCGTGCGTCTTTGTTCACCCCAAAGAAAGGAGCATCCTGCATTGACCACCCAAGGTTGTATAGATTTTCGTATATCTGAATTGCTGTAGATGCATGGGTAACTAGAAATTCAATATCAGACTTTGTTAAAAACTTTGTTAAAAAGGGTACCTGACCCTCTTCAGTGGCAGAAGTACTTTCTCTATATGACAGTTTTTGCTTAATTTCCTCTAGTCTTTTCATGTTTTACCTCCACACAATATGGTTTGCCATCTGGCTTAAGGATAGGGGATACAGCTGTGCCTCCCGAATACCTCTTGATAAGAAGGTACTGACATCCAGTCTCCTTGTCCTGTATGGTATAAATACTATCAGATTCTTCGCTTACTTCATCATGAGATACTTCTACGAGTCTTTCTGGTAGCTTTTTCTCCTGCTTTTCTTCCTCTTCTCCCCCACACCCTGATAGGGTTAAAGCCAACAAGGGTACTAGAAAAAATAACCTTTTCATATTATTACCTCCGCCTTCTATAAATCCTCTTTCTTAGTGGGGAGTAGCGCCCATCGTTTTTTATATGCACTATTTTTCCACTAGCCCTACAGAACTTTACAAAGTAATCTGTTGCCATAATGCCCCCACCTGTTGTTAGATGGATATATTCTGTATGCTTGTCTTTACTCTTTGACTTAAATGGACGGTATTTTGGTAGTTTTGTGCTGGTCCACAAGTGTTCTCCATACTCACTATAGTATCTGGTGCAAAAATTACCCATTTTGTGCACCCTAGAACAAGCTAACATCAGCATCAATTTTCACTACTGAAGGTAACTGTAATTCTTCCTTCTTAAAACCTTCCAGATCAACTCCAAGCTCTACTAGTTGCTTATATGCCTTGTCTCCTGTGCGGTTGGCACTGATGATCTTCAATAACTCCTTCTCTAGCTTGCTCAATTCAGATACTTTTTGGTCATGGGTGCTACTAGCATTCACTACTAACCTATTAAGCTCACAGTCTTCGAGCTGAACTCCCACATTGATATACTGCGTTAAAGTGTCAATAAGGAAGGTTTTCAATCCCCTCTCCGTGATCTGTTCTAAGGTGCTTTTTGCTCCAGACAGGGAATGCATACGGTAAGAGTCTTTAACCAGACCCATAAAAAAGGTAATAGTTTGATGCAGGTCTTGAGTAAATCTATTGATGACCTGTAGGTCACTACCATCAAAATATGTTTCAATGTATTTTGTAATTGCCATATTGATAGCTTGCTTTCTCATCTTTTGCTCCCTAGCAACCTTTTCTCCAATACGTTGTGTCACAAAATCTTTAAGATCAGCTTTTTTAATACTCATTTTTTATCACCCTCCCCAGAGTTAAGATAGATAGTAGGAACTAAAATGATAGTACCAAGCATTGACACACCTAGCCAAACTAGCATAGCTGTTGATGTTATATCCATAAACGTACCACCAATCAGCAAACCCATTAACACACCACAGAATAACAGAAAACCAGTAATTCCGATAATAACTGCAAACATGGCACAAATAGTAATAGTGGTTCCTTTCTTGTTCACTTTGTGACCTCCTTTGTTAATAAAAAACCTTTTTCAGGAAACCCTTCTCTCCTGTAGGGTTATTTGATAATTGGTGTAATGAGGAAAACTATCCAGAATAAGACTCCTCCCACTACCATTAGGTTAATTGAAACCTTCTTAGGTACCCTAAAAGATGCTAAATGGTAACTCAATATATAAGATAGTAAACCTCCGTAAATTAGTATTTGTCCTAAGAATCCTAGTAGAATAATAGTTGCCAACACTGTAATTCCTCTCCCTTTAATATGCTTGTCCTGCTTTTATTTTTTCCTGAACTGCTCAAGAAATCAATGGAAGACCAATAGAAAAGAGTAGCCTATTGACTACTCTCATCTGTTTAAATCCGCAAGGTCATGAACTTGTATGTTCTCAAAGAGCCATTCTCCAGTAGATTCATCATATGTCACATCAATAGAGTATATGATAGTACGCACTACTCCATGTGGTTGTATAGTAAAAGTTCCCACAATTCTGTAGGAATCCTCCCCAATTTCTTTTACTTCATAGTCTTTGAACTTAAGAGACTCTAGGTCCACCTTTTCTTGTATGAAAGATTGGGCTTGTTCTACCGCAACATCTTTTGAAGGTTTTTGACTACATCCCCCAAGGAGAGCTACAAAAAAGACTAGGGAAGCAATCGTCACTTTCTTTATCATGTGTTTTATACCTCCTAATATTAGAGGGGTAACTCTGGTGTAATTTCCCGAAAATTTTCTCCTAGTTTATGTAAAGCTCTACTTAGAGTGTGGTGTGGTTTTACAATATTTTATCTGAGTTAACCCTACGTTTTTGCACAAATAGTATTGTTTTAAATTGTTTCACAAGTCTGAATGCTGTACTCCTCGTGTTGAAGACATTTAGAATCATGTAATTTTGTACTTCTTTTTAAGATGACACTCCAGCTTATTAAATTCAGCTCTCATGTCCTCAGCAGGTATTACTTTTTCAAGTTTTCCAGACCCCTTGCTATGGAATATAACCCTAACTGATTTACATCCACTATGCATAGTCTGTAAAGCTACGGACACCTTCTCAGGGTCTTTTAAGCCATCCAGTATATTCAAAAGGTCATCTTTCTTTTCTAAGTAGATTCCATCAAAGTGAATTCGAGAAAAGCTATCGTATTTTCCATTGTTGATCATATCTACTATACTCACCAGATGCTCCCTAGCATTTGATGAGCTTACCTGCTTCCATTCTAAAGCAATAGGGTCTATATCATTACTTTCAATGATGTTGTACATGTGTTCAAACAAAATAGGGTCCTCAGTACATAATAGTACTTTGTTACCTGCCATAAGATCATCTAATAGTAACCTTGCCGCCACAAAAGTTTTTCCTGATCCCGCTTCTCCAGATATGATCCTCATATTATATCTCCCCAATCTCTGTATTTTCTTTTACTCCGTAACCTCAGGATTCTCTACAATAGGTAGGTCAGCACCTGTAGACAAGTTAAAATCTGAGCACTTTATACCCCCTGGATATTTATCATCCAACGTGTACATAACAACCCTCAATCCTCTGCCCACAGCCTTTTGCACAGCATCATTAGTTCCCTTACTCATTCTTGAAGTTCTGAACGCCAACACCAAGTCTCTGCTAGGTTCTAATTTGTTTACCATCACTGTATTTCTTAACAGTAAGTCTCTAGCATCATATTTTTGGACGGCTGAGATCCCTACGGTTTTCATACCCAATTCTTCAGCTACCTCACCTGCAATAGTATCTAATCCCTTTGAAGTGCCTTGGATCACGGTTACATCATATGACTTGTAAGCGCTAAGAACAGACTTTACTAGCTTCTTATCCGTCCAGTTACGGCTACCTGTACATAGGATGTTCAATTTAGGCTTTTGCCCATACTTGTTTTTATCGAGGTGTAGTATACTTGTTGCCTCAGGATGCTCACTGTACAACCTAACGGTATCAATTAGTTTGGTCATTTTAAAACCTCCTATAGCCTACTCAGAAAACCTTTTAACTTAGGATTATCTACTTGACTTGTGTCCATGTTATCTCCCCCTAGTTAAAAATTCGGCACTACGAACGTGCTCAATTAAGGCTGGGTACTTTCTGTAAAAATCATCAGCCATCTGAACCGCTTCTCTCTCACCTAAGCCTGTGGCTGAGCATAAATTGTCTATATCATTTTGCAATGCATCTTCAAAATTGTACTTCGGGGGACTTGGTACAGCCCTCCTCACCTTTTCGATTTTCCCTCTATAAGGTACTACTTTCGCCATGTTTTTCATCCTCTCAGAGTGTTTGTGAAACAATTTAATCCCCCGAACCTGAAATGGTCACTCCAGTTCTTCAGAAGTAAATACGTTCCCTAACGGTTTATAATAAGCTGTTAATAAGTCTACGGCTATCTTTGCTTCTTTGCTATCTTTACACTCATGTGTTTCAATAGCCGCTCCCCTTCTGTTATACCCCACTTTTATGATGTAATCATCTGCCATATTGAATACACTTACATAAAGGGGTCTAATGGAGCGAGTCTTTTCAACCCACTCCCAGTGCTCTGCCCCATTTTTATTTCTCCTTACCCATTCACCACTGAACCTACTGACATAAGGCTCATCTGACTTCCTTGGTCTTCCTGTTAAGTACCCAAAGAAGTCATAGACCAGTTTGAACAGGAAGTACATCATAGGTTACACCTCCGTAGTAATGCCTGGTTTAACCCTGAAAGAGGTAGTCGTCTTACCCAATTTATACTTTTCAACTTCTTTCTGGTCAGCTTTACCAGCCTTAACGAAAGCATTAAGTTTATCCCTATCAATTACTGTTGCTATGACTTCTTCAACAACTTCCTCTGAAAGGACTGAAACAACACCAATGTCGTAGGTTGTATATAAGGCTGAATTTACAGGTCTAGTTGAGGTTTGGAAACTAACAGAACCATTCAGGGCTTCAATGATTGGGAGATTCTTTTTCTCCATATATTCTTCGATCTCAGCTCTCATCATTTTAAGCTGAGCTTCAAGTGCCTTCATTTCAGAGTACTTTTGAATGTAAACTTCCACTTTGTTTTTCATTGCTTTGCTCACTACTGCCATGATTATCTCTCCTTTTGCTTTCTCAATATTTTTGGTGGACTTGTTGTCCGTTGAAGTCATTTTTCCCCATTCTCAAGAAAAAATCAAACCCCTGCTCATAGGAGTAGGGGTTTGGGATAGTGGGTAGAAAAGCTGACTAGCTCTTGATTACTTTACGGTATTTATCAAGTGCTCTTTGCAGTACCATTGCACATTCTCTAGCACCTGAGTCACCTTCTGGCAGGTTGCTAAAATGTTCAATACGTTCCTTCAAGTATTCCTCATACATATCTTTTTTAGTTTGGTTTTCCATAGTGATTCCTCCTTTTATAGTAATACTAGTAGTATTAAAGGTTGTTTAGTTAAACCTTCTTCCATACATATTTTCTAACTGCCGTTTCATTTCTACGGGACCAATAATGATAGTAGTATTAACCATGTTTTGATAATACAAGACACCCTCTTTAGGAAGAATCTCTAGTGGTTTGCCTAGTTTATGCTTTAGAGCTACATAGTAAGGTTTGCCTGATACTTTTGATAGGTCTCCTACGATAAAGTCAGTTCTACACTGGATTTGGAAGTCTAGCCAAGACCCTCGCAACAACCATAAAACATCTATTTCCTCTACCCCGATTAGCTGTTGCAGGCTAGGAACAGGCTCCATTTTGAGGGAATGATTATACCCAGCTGTGCGTAGTCTTCCTTTCATATAGTCTTCTTTATTTTTAATGTACATACTCAAGGCGTCTAAGTCTGGATGCTCAGAAACCTCAGTCAGGTGTAAGCAGTCCACAATATGGCAGTTACCCTCAGATAGCCTTTTCACATAGTACCCAAACTCATCTTTTACGTACCCCTCTTTAACTAACAGCTCAATTCTCTCCTGCAATCCATCCTTATTCATCCTAATTTCCTCCCCATTGTAATAGATTTTCTGTTAAATCCGAGGTGTCTACATCAGCATCTTCTAAGTCAACATCTGTTCCCGACATGTCCAGTATTTCAATTCCTAGTTCCTTAGAAAATCTGCTTACTGGTGCTGGTTTTCCCAAGAAGGTCTTAGGTGCTGAAATATGACACACTGACTCAGCTCGTGTAATGGCTACATATAACAAGCGTCTTTCTTCCTCAATTGCTTGCTTTCTACCATCATTGTAACTTTCAATGGCTCTGAAGTGTGGCAAACATCCTTCAGACACCCCAATTACAAAGGCAGTATCAAATTCTAGACCCTTAGACTTATGGATTGTCATTAGCTGAACACCGTCTATATCGTGTTTAGCCTGTGACATAAGATCACTAATATGTTTTAGGAAAGACTCTATAGAATCATGCTGTTCCATGACAAACTTAAGGGTTTCTACATTCTCCATGCGAGAAGAGAAGTCATCACTGGTCAGCTCATTGCTCATGTGTTTCTTATAGCAATTGTCTAAGAGATAGTCAATGACTTCTGTTGGCGACCCTTCCCCAAAATCTCCTGCTCCATGTTCCGCTACTGACTTCAATTCCTCAACAAGGTCTACAAACTCATTGATACCTTTTTGCTCGTAGTTCTTCCAAGACATTGAAGGTTCAGTAATAGCTTCCCAATGAGACCCATCAAAGCGCTTAACTTTTTCCATAAAAGCCTTACCAAGATAACGACTTGGAGTATTGATTACTCTCTTAAAAGCTTCGTCATCATTACTGTCAGCTACTAGTCTAAGGTAGCAGATTAGGTCTTTAATCTCTTTTCTTTCATAGAATGAAGTTCCTCCATGAATGACATAAGGAATTCCACTAATAATAAGGTAATCTTCTAGAGCACGAGATTGAGCATTTGTTCTATAGAGGATAGTAATGTCTTTAGGATTTTTTCCTCCCTGCTCTACCTGAAGCTTAATCTCCTCTACTACCTTCTTAGCTTCTTCTATCTCGCTTTCATGAACTTCAAAAGACACACAAGTCTCATCGTTTTGCTTATTTGCTACTAACTTCTTAGGTAATCTCTTTTGGTTATTCTTGATAAGGTTGTTAGCTACTTCAAGAATGTGAGGATTACTACGGTAATTATCCTCCATAGAAATTTGCTGAGCACCCTTATAAGTCTTAGTAAAATCAATAAACTCTTCTGGCTTAGCGCCCCTGAATGAATACATGGAATTGTGGGTAACTAATCCTTCAACGATGTATAATTCATGAACATCTACATCCAAACTATACACATAACCCTCATACATATCAGTGTCTAAGGATATAGGCTCCCAACTAACCTTTTTTCCTCCCAAGTGAACAGGTATTTTCATACACTCCGCAATTAGATTACATGCATGGAACTCATTAATTGTGTTCCCACCTCTGCGTTTAAACATCTCACCCGAGTCGTAGAAAGGAAATTCATATCGTCTCCCATGTTCCTTAAGGCAGTTAATAGCTTTTTCTTTCTGATTGATAAGCCTAGAAAAAGCCCAATTGAGCTTATCCTGCTTATAATATTTTGTATTTGGAGGCTCTACAAAGGGAATTGTCGCAATTCCATAATTAGCTGACACTATAGACTCCATGAGTGAGGCTTCCTCTTCTGATTTAAAAACTGATAGTACCCATGCTTTGTCTGCTTTCTGGTTTCTAGCTCTAATGGTCACGTTAGATTCCCCACTTGACTTAAACAGTTTGCACCACCCCACACGGAAGTCCTCCCCTTTTTGCATCAAATATACAGCATTAAGGTTTTGGGCTTTTTCTTTATCCCATTTAACAATCCACTTATGGTTAGGAGTACATAGTGTGCTTTTGTTCTTTGCAGTAACTTTAAGGAGTTCCCCAATATATGGTCTTCTAGCAATTTTAAAGTCATACCCCTTCTGAAGTCCGACAACATTAGAAGCTGACTTATCATAGGACACAACCCTGTGCTTTTCAGGATTTAGGTCTTCTATGTTCACATAGCCCTCAGTAGTCAATACCTGCTCCCCTGCTGGCTGACACTGATCATCGTCACCAACTAAGAACAGGTTGTTCTCAGGTTTGCCCAGCATCTTAATGATTTCATACTGTAAACCATTGTTATCCTGTGCTTCATCTACTAGAAGATATTTAAATTTCTTTTGGTACCTAGCTAGAACATCTGGATGCTGTTTAAACAGCCACCAAAGTAGGTACAACATGTCATCACCATCAATAACACACTCTTCTACTTTCTTTTTCTCATATCTCTTGTAGAATTCAATATAAGCGTCCTGCCTATCCGATGATCCTCCATGCATAGAATCATATTGATCCCAGCTAATTCCCTCATTCTTAGCCCGAGACACAGCCCCAATGTACTGACCTAGACCAATATCACACATTTCTTGTTTTATGCTAAACGGTACATGTCTATCTCTCTCCATAGACTCTACGATTTTCTCAGCGAAAATCTTATGTCTAGTTCCCATAATAACATTATTGTATTTAAAAGCATCTGATAGTGGGTGACCTACTCCTTCTAATTCCTCTGCAAGAATGCGATATCCAATTGAGTGAGTAGTGCCAATAGTTATCTGAGCTAATTGTAAACTGGAAATAAGCTTTGATAACCTTTCTGTCATTTCTTGCGTAGCTTTTTTAGTGTATGTTGTACATAAAATATGTCTTGCTTTAATTCCTGTACTTAACATGTAGGCAATTCTGCTAGTAAGTACTCTCGTTTTTCCGCTCCCTGCCACAGCGTTAATCTGTACAGGTCCCTCTAGTGTTAGAACTGCCCTAAGCTGACTATTATTTAGCCCAATTAATTTTTTAATAGTCTTAGGGGGCAAGTCTAAGACTGTTTCAGTTAAATCCTCTGGTATTTCATCTAGCCATTCCTGTGCGTTCATATGGTTCTCCTCCCAATCAAGTCCGGTACCTTGATTTTCTACTCTTTGTCATGATCCTTCAAATGAAAATCTATGGTATTGTCTTTGTCCAGTATAGCTATATCTATGTTGTTTATCTCTTTTCTTAGTTTGCCTAGTTTTCTCTTTCCCTGAGTTTTTCTTGCTTCCTTTTAAACCTCTCCAGTTTAACTCGGAACCTCCACCTCTTTATTTTAAATACAAGATTATGGTGGCTCAACCAATACTTCATATAACCTGTTCTAGTTTCTGGTTCTCTGGTACTTCCTTGTGCCCAGTAATTCATATGCTGACCACAGTTGGCGCAAGCTATTGTGTATTCACCTACAATGCTTTCAGTGTACATAACATGATCCACATCTTTAGTTTGTTTACAGCCACACTTAGGACAGCTTCTTTTATTCCATTCCTTAAACCTACTTTTTATATATATATATATATACTTTTCATCCCTTCCACCCCAGTTACCTACTACTTTCCCCTTCGTATTTACGTTCATGTACCACTATTCCTTCTACCCACGTACGAATCCTAAATTGGAGGAGATTCTTTTCTATTGCTTTGAGTGATATCTCCCATAATGAGCACCCAACATCCTCTAGTTCCCACCAAGTACTATAACCCTCATGCTTAGATTCTAAAGTGTATACCATTTTCATTTCCCCTTGTTTCTTTTAGCCTTTTTCTCTTTGTAGGTTTCTATAGCAACTAACACCCAGATAACCATAGTAAGAATCACTAAAAGTGGTATAGCCCATTCAAGAATCTGGTCAATTACTTTAAGCTTAAAAAACAAGTCCATCATATTACATACCTCCTCAGGAAAGAAGTCTATGTAACAAAAGAACAAAGGAAACAAAGAAATTCTCCTGAGTAGAGTTATCTCCCTGTTTCCTGATTTTACCAATTGTTTTGTTGTCTGTTTCATGAGAAACTTTGTTCAAGCACCACAGCTTCACCCAAAAACTTACAGGGAGTGATTGAGTATGAGTAACAATAGTCGTAATCAATTAGTGGTACCTGAAGCGGAACAAGCTATGGATCGAATGAAACTAGAAATTGCTAATGAGTTTGGGGTGAACCTTGGTGCAGATGCCACCGCACGTCAGAACGGGATAGTGGGCGGTATGATGACCAAGCGCATGATCGCTCTAGCGCAACAACAATTGTCTGGAACCGCTTCCACAATTTCACAGTCACCTGTCCAAAACGTCAATCAGTATCACTAGGTGTCCAGACACATTGTTATTACCTCTACCTTTTCCATATTTTGTCTCTTTTGGGATTAGAAAGAGCCTTCCATATGGAAGGCTCTCTTTTTAATATAATGTTCCTTGCTCTCTTGCTTCCTGAAACCTATCTATAGCTTCTTCTAGGATTTCAACTTCACCATAGGTTTCATATTTATCCTCTTTTTCCATCCCTCGAAAATACTCTAATCTCTCTTCAAGCCACTGAATGTAAGTAGGTTGCACATTGTATACACCTCTCAAAAGTATCTGCACAAGATCACTTTGAGGTACTTCGTTTAAAGATCCCCATGCACCCCCAGGACCTTGCAGACCTCCATGGTTCTGGCAGATGTAACCTACTGCCGTATAAACATCACCGTCATGGTGTCTAAAGTAGTTTTTAAGGGCATCAGACTGTGCCTTTGTCAGTTCAATCAAGTCATGAGTCAAATACTGAGCGTCATGCAGCTTTTCCATTTTCTACGTCCTCCTTAATAACATACCCATATTTGATTGCTCTTCTGAGATCAAGCGGACTTATGCTGTTTAAGGGCGCAAAAGACTCTTCCCAAGGTGGCTTAGCCCCAATATCAGCTAAGAAATGCTCTGCTACAAATACCAGTCTCATGAACTCCCATGGCTTAAATTCACCACAGATTCTTATAACTTTTTCTGAGTCTTCGTGTGCCATTTTTAGGTAGTGCTTTTTACCTTCCTCAATAGCCTGTGCCTGTGTCTGGGTGACCTCTACCTTTTTCTTACAGTTCATCATCGTTACCTTTTGCCCACACATCAGGTCTAGGCTTGTATACAGGATCTCTATTTTCAGCTGTAGCTAACATTAACTCACAACCTATATGCATACCGTACATAAATTCATCATAATCGTATTCACCTTCTCGTGCCTGAGTGTCGGCAATGTTGCGAAGTCTCTCTAGGATGTCCTTCTCACATCCCCATATCCTATAATGAGTTTCATTATCCGGTGCCACATATTCAAAAGCTAAAATGGAGTTACCTGCTTCATTAAGATAAATAGTATTTTGATCTAGAGGTGCCTTCACTTGCCTTTTTAATTTATTGTCCTCCACATGCTTAATAAATGTTTCTTTATCTACTGGCAACCATCCCATTTACATTCTCCTCCCTTGGACTACATCTTTTAATAGCCTTTCCTTAGCCAATTTCTGAATTTCATCCTTGGATAACCTTTCCTTTGACAAAGGTTCTTCTTTTGGAAGTTCCCTACCAATAAACCTAGAGTAACACGTATACCCGCATTCAGCAACCGCACCCGTGAACCTGTTACGCAGATAAAAACAGTTACGTACAGACTTCTTATTACATAAATCACATCTAACTTTAGTGTAAGAGCGGGTGGAGAATTCATCCCCAACCCACTCCTCTCTAAGAGCTGATCGTATGAACTCACAGTCCTCTTCACTGAGGTATTCTATGATCTCATCCCGCTCCTTCTTATTTATGGATAACCCCAAAGTTGTATCTTCTTGTGCCCTTCCTTCAGAAGCCCATCCTGTAACCATAGCCTTAACATCTGGATAGGAGTTTAGACATTTACTGGCCAAGAATAACCGACATTCTCCTAGTGTTAATAACACAGTTAATTCTCCTCACTCAAAAGTTTCGCTAAACATATGAATAGCTTGTAAATACTGATCAAACTCAGCATTCTTAGACTGAGGTCTACCGTCTAAAGTAAATCTATCAAACATAGCCTTACGCTGTGCTAGGCTAATCTCTAGTTGTACACTACATCCAGTAACCCCTAGATTGGTGATATTATCAGGGTCAGTACCTCCAAGATGTCCTCCCTCTTCCACAATAGATGCTGAGAACCCAAAGTCAGTAAGAAATTCATACATTCTTTGCACTGCTAATCTATCTGTTCCTCCAATTAGAGTGTGCTTTACTCCCTCTTCCCCTTCATACCCATGAACTGATAGGGTCTTATCATGTTGTCTAACGATATCCCTAGCATAAGGTGCATCAAACACAGTACTAGTCAAATGTAACTTAGAGTTGCCTGAAGCCTTACGCCCCTCAAACGCATATAAGGAATAAATACCATGAGCCGCTTCCTCAGCAATCTCACTAGTACCCCCTTCTATACCCCCACCATGTATTGCTAGAACAATTAGTCCTAGGTATCCATAATGCACATATCTGATTCTAAATGCTCCTGGTCCTTCTACTGCCGCCATTTCATTGTAACTTTTGTAAGTATCTGCCATGTTTAGTCCTCCTCTTGGATATGGTTCAAAATGTTCAGAGCCATCTTTTTCTTCTCCTTGGTTGTAGGAGATTCGAGAACCTCATATAGTAGGTCTTCTATAAACTCCAGCTCCTCAGCATGTAAAACCATTAGTGAGTCTGTAGGCTTTACGGTGTTGGGGTCATTTTCTGCTTTCTTCTTAGCCTTAGATGCCCACTGTCTCTTCAGTTTTCTTTGCATTTCTTCTAAATCTGAATGAGTTTGGTTCTGCATGCACCACACACCCTTTCCAGAGTGATTTAAAAACTCCTACACTAACTGCTACTTTTCCAGTATGTGATTCAGTGAAATCGTTTATACCTGTTTCTTGCATGAAGACTTCAAGATCAGTTAAGAACAATTTACTCCCACTTTTGATCTCAACTACTTTAATTCTTCTGTCTGAACGGTAGTTAATTAATACCTTCAAGTATCTCGCACTCCTTTTACATCTAGTGAGATTGTCCTCCTGAAGAAATTATTACCTGAAACAGTGAAAAAGTCAACAACAGTAGGGTTACCTTGTAAATCTCTAGAAAGGAGCCATGCTTCAAAAATAAAAAAGGAGACAACTCAAATGTTGTCTCCTTACTAGGAACTAGGAATCATATGCGGCATCAAATTCCACCTCATCATACTTATCCATTTTGAACCACTTTTCATCATACTCTTCGTCCCATCCAGTGATGTCATGATATATAGATATATCATGTGCAATGTGACCCCACATAGCCCACTCACCAGCCCGCTTAGCAACTGCTTCTCTTGTGTATCCCGCACAGTCTATTTTCTTTTTACATGTGTGGCAAGCTATAGTATAGTATGTTGACATTTCTACTTTCCCCCTTTTTTGTCAAGGTCAAAGCTAACAATAAGAAATGCTCCGTCTTCCCTTGGAAGCCACCTTACACTCTGAATCTGTTCAAGGTCCATCAGAATCTTAGCTACTGTCTTATGAATTCTGGGGTTCTCTGAATCTGGAACTGAGGTGTCTGGAAAGACATTCATCTTTGAAGTTATCCTAGAGTGTATTTTTATAAAGTCTCTACTAACATCTAAAAAAGAACACCTTTGATCTCCACCACACGCATGAATTACTCTTTCGACATGATCCATCATACCATTTAGAGTATCTACTTTCTTTACTTCTGATACCCTTTCTATAGCTTGTTTTCTGTCTCGAATAACCGCCGCTAAGTGTGCATTACTCATGATTATCCTCCTTAATATAGGTCCTCTCCAAATATTTCAGTATCTATCTGGTGCTCTTTTTCAAACTTCCTAATAAGGAAATATAACCTAGCATGAAGTCTGTCAAGAGGAACCCCTTCTTCCTGTGCAAGTTCTTGTAAAGTCTTTTTCCGTATAAAAAGACCTATCATTAGGTTCCTGTGCTTTTCACCTAACTCCATATATGGGTTAATACTGTGCAGGTCAACAATCCTAGAAAATATCTCTTCAGCATGCATGTCAGCTATAGTATCTTGTAATTCAAGTACCTCCCCATCTTCGTTCTTTACGTACAGAGAGGTCTCCCCATTTATTCTTTTGAGATATTTTGTAATATGGTGATAAGTTCTTAACTCAAGCATACGCTTAATGTAATAAGGGAAATCAACACCCCTATTAGGGTTGTATTCGGATACAAGTTGTAAGAATATCTGATCTATCGTTCCCATCAGGTCTTCCCTATCTGATTGGTTAATCATCTTGTCTTTAAACTTCTTGTATACTGATTTTCTAAGAAGTTCATATTTTTTAAAAAGATACTCTGGGTCAAAATGAGTGGGAGGGGTAAGTTTCTTTCTCCCACTCATTCTACATCCAGCCTATCTTCACCAGATAATAGGGCTTGATATGTGACTGACATTTTTGTGCTCCCCTCGTAATCCATCCCATAGTATTTATAAGATAACACAATATATCTATCATATGCTGCTTCTATAGTTACTACACGAGACTCCTTGGTGCTCTTACATATATAAAGAGCACGTTTTCCTATCAATTTCTGAAACTTAGCCTTAAGCCCTCTAAAGGTTCTCTCAGCTTCGGAATTATATACATCGTAATCTTCAGTGTGGTTTCTGACTTTTTCTAACTCATCTAAGAATTTTTGCATTTTGTAGACCCTCCTCAACGGTAGGGCTACAAACCGACACCCTACATGTTGTTAGTTTTATTTATCATTCCTGAATCTCTTAAATCTAGGTTCTCTTAGAGAATGTTTACCATTCTTGTCTGTTGTTTCTTCCTTGTACTCAATTTCTATGATTCGGTCTGTCTGAGCTTCTTTGTTCGCCCATAATTCGGCTCGTAACTGGTGTGAGAAACCAGAGCCTACATTTACTGTGTTTCCTTTATACTCAACTATTAGTGCACCTAGTGAACCCTCATGTTGGGTTCCTTCTTTACCTTCCTGTACCCCAACTACTCTCAAATCAATAGTCTCATAAGGCTTGATCTTCATGATATTGAAGGACTTACCCATCTTATATTTGGCTTTTGTATCCTTCATCATAAGCCCTTCCAGACCTTCATCCAATGCTTCATCATATAATTTTAGTACCTTTTCCCAACTCTCAGGACCTTTTTTGAATGGACCATGCATGGGTACTAACTGGATAAGCTCACTGTCACAGTCCTTCATTACTTCAGCAAGCTTAGCTTTTCTTTTAGAAAGCTCCTCAGAAAAGCTGTTGTTCTCCCACTCTTCAATAGGTACCATATCAAAAATGTGGAAAATTCCTTCCTTACTCTTGGCTTTCTTGAAAGCCATTTTCTGAACATCATTGAATTTACCACTAGGTGCCATAATTTCACCGTCATACACATAACCTATAGGAAGATGGTGTTCAATCTCCTCAAGGATAAGGTCATACCCTTCAAGCTCTTTACCATTCCTAGTTCGGAATTCTGTGCGGTCCGCATATGCAAATGCTAATCCTCTATAACCATCTAATTTTGGGTCAATGATGTACTCATCCGGTACTTTCTTTTCCTTGAATGGCTCTGCAAGCTGACACTCAAATATAGGAATGTAGTTGTTAAACACTTTGTTTATAGTCTTTTCAGTAATTCCAATTTTAAGGTCACGCTGTATGATTTTTGTGTACCACTTTTGCTCTGTTTCATTACAACAACTAAAGAACACCTGTACTGCTTCTTTAGCCTTATTACCAGTCAATCTTCTAGCGGCTAAATCATCTAGTAAGTCTCCAAATAACTTAAAATTCAGCTCTACGTCACTCTTCTCTACGGGCTTAACTTTTGGCACCTTTTTAATACCAAAAATAATAAAGTTGTTATAAGTTTGGTATAAAAGTTCTTTCAAAGGCTCATTTTCTAATCCCTCTGATAGGATTTCCCTCTTTTTGTTGGCTCCTGATGTTTTGCTAATTCTTTCCAGAATATCAAATGCTTTTAATACTTTCTCCTTTACATTACCCATTACTTAACCCCTTTCCATTTGAGGAAGTTTCTATAAAAAAGAAACTCCCCTGCGGTAAATCTTCTCACAGTTATATGTAAGAAAATCATCACAGGGGATAATTTATTAGTTTATGGATTTACATCTTTAAAAGATACATTAACAGCCCTATTACGTAAGATGCTACTACGACCACGATTGGTATTAGCCAAGCAATGAGCACCAGTAGGTTATCTTGCTGTAAACAATAATTTATATTCTCCGGGTATGTGTACTGGTAACAATCCAAACCATAAAAATGGTTCATTAGAAGCATAGGTAATGTTAAGAATAGAATACATACTACGCCAAACAGTATGGCAAATTTAGTACCTACGACTAAGACTTCTTCCCTAAACCCCTTCATTTAAATTACTCCTCCCCCAATGCCATAAAAGGTGTCACCCAAGGCATGAAGTTGCTAATAATACTTAAGAACTGCCATTCCATTACCCAGCGCTTGAATTTGGAGGTATTCAAAGGTTCTGGAGTGGACTCACTTAACAATTGGATATACTCCATTACTTTTTCATCCTTTGGAACATAGTTGAAATTCATGATCTTATTGTTGATACCAAGTCTCTTAAGATTCTCTGGTTCAAAGATTCTAGCATTTCTCTTAGATTTCATTAGCTCTTTTCTAACTGAACCTGTAGACTGTAGGATGTTATCAATATGTCCATATTTTTTCATAAGATTCTGGGCTGTTTTCTCTCCAATACCCGGCACACCAATAATGTTATCTGATGTATCCCCCACTAACGCCCGATAACCCATATAAGCATTAAGCTCAACCCCAGTATTCTCAACAAAATTGGACAACCCAATTACAATATCTCTATAAGGACTATACACTGAAGTTTTTTCTGAAACCAATTGCAACATATCTTTATCACTTGTAACAATTAAAACATTCTTACCTAATGACTCCAATTGCTTAGTCATGAGAGCAATCAAGTCATCTGCTTCATATCCTGTTAGTTTAACACTATCAATTGCCAGTTTATCTAGGTTTTTGTGTAACTCCTCAATCTGATCCCATAACCCTTGATATGCTTCAGCCTTTTCCTCATCGTCTTCACCATAGTCACGCTGAGCCTTGTATTCTGGGTAAAGTTCTTTACGCCATTCTGAACGTCCACCATCCCACATTACAGTTACAGCTTCTGTATCTGGAAACTTTTCTAGCAGACCTTTGATAGAGTTAATTACCCCCAGAATAACACCACTAGGGGTACCATCCTTCTTAGTAAGGGAACTTTGAGGTGTATGAAATACTCGGTGTGCTAGGTTGTTACCGTCAATTAACATGTGCATATTATTATACCTCCGCTCTGTTTTTTGCCATAAATAGAGTTAATTTAGTATTTACGCTATCAACAAGATCCCCATACTCTTGCATCCAATCATAGTGTTGTAATACCTTCTCTACCGTCGCCCCCGACCTATAAAAGTTCCTGTATTCCTCACTTGCCACTAACATTTTGTCGGCATCACATATTGTTGTGATAAAATCACTTTCTCTATCCAGTAATTGTACCTCTAATTCCATATTAGCTCATTCCCTTCCTTCTAGTTCTTTTACCCTTTATGATACTCGTGCACTTGCCAAAGGGGGAAGCTATGTCACTAATCTTGTGCTTTTTCTTATATTCTTCATAAGGCAAAATCTCTAAAATTTGAGCGTCTCCTCTATAAGTTCTTGCAAATCCCTTTCTAGCTTCCTCTTCTGTTTTTCCTCTAGATTTAATCCACATGTCCTCTGACACTCTACACATGTACGCCAATTCCCTCACCTCCTACAAAGAAAAAACAAAAGGAGCCAAAATCGGCTCCTCTCCGTATATAAAACTATTAAATTGGGTAGTCTACTGAGACTCTTTTTCTAGATGCTAAGTAATCTGCCAGATGTACTAAAGCTTGTAGATTATCTTTTGGAGGTGGTAGGACCTCTTTACCTTCTTTATTCTTCGTCCATGGTCCCATGTGAGTAGAAATAACACTACAGATACGTCTCCACAAATTTAGGTTAGTAGCATTATCTAAGTCATCAAAAGTTAACAACATACTAACTAAAAGAGGGTGCTCTGTTACTGTGCCGCCTTCACTATCAAACCCTTGCTTACAGGAATCATGAAGAATCATAGCTGATCTACAGATGTCTTTTTCTACATCTGTTAGTTTGCCCCCAAATGTAGGGTGATTTAGAAGCTCTTGACCTAACCAAAATACCTCTTTGGTATGTCTTACAAGACCTCCCATACCTAAATTCTTCTTAGAATGATACTTTCCAGAACTAGATGCAGGGACAAAGAAAAAGTACTCAGGAGCTTTTTCTAATGCCATGGCTGTTAATAAACGGATTTTATCATTTTTGATCTCTACAAGCTCCTTAGCAAATTCATCAACTGGTTCAACCTCGTAGGAATAACTGCTCAACTACAACTTCCCCCTTCTTTCCTAAGAAATGGACATTAGCATACCCGCTTGGAATAAATCTCTTAACTTTCTGCATTTCTTTTTCTGCGTCTGATAGAAATTCAGAGATTTTGCGGTGATATAATTGACCTGTTAAGACATCCATATATGCTACATCGTCCTCATCATCCTCAAATCCATTAGTAGCATTTTTAGAGATACCTAAGACTACATATTGCATGTTATTATTGTAATGCACATATTTATCTCCAGGAGAGATATACTTTCTTAGATCCACTCCATGTACCTCCCATTTATTGTATAATAAAAGGGGTAGCGGAGCCACCCCTTGAGACATTACTTCTTACGCTTTTTTCTTGCGAGGGCTTTCTGGATATCGGCGTCTAGATCGTCTTCGTCCCCATCCTCATCCTCATCGTCCTCAGAGTCTTCAGAATCGTCTTCATCTTCATCATCCTCTAAATCTTTTAACTTGCTTTTCTTAGATTTTTTATCCTTCTTACCCTTTTTAGGCTTTTCTTCCTCTTCTTCGTCCTTATCGTCATCATCTGAGTCTGTATCGCCACCATCTAGGATATCAGCAATCTCATCATATGACTTTGCATTAGAGAACTCAGCTAGATCATTTAAGTACTCTTCAAAGTTCTCAGCTAGACCCTCTGGAGCTTCATCTTCTGGAAAGGCATCTGACTCTTTACGAGCAGGGGCTACAGAATACTTAGTATTGAATCGCCCAGAACCTTCTTTAGTAATGGTGATATCAAGACCACCTTCAATTTTCACTAGGTCTTCACCGTACTCAGGGTCTACTACCAATTTCAAGATTTCTTTGAATACCCCAATACCAACACCCAGAACTTTAATTGGGGATTCTTCTCTGTCTTCCTCCTTGGTATTGATCCATTTACCATCCTCATTCAGCTCAAAGTCTTCTAGGTCAATGTTACGAGGGATAGCATTAAAGTATACTCTCTTCTTTTTATAGATGTCTTTAGCCATCTTATGGTATTTGTCATCTTTCTTCTTAGAAAGATCATTGTACTGCTTGGACAGCTCACACACTGGACATTTAGCATTCTCATCCCTAGATTTAGGACAAACTACCATAGTACCATTTTTGTTCTCAGGGTTTTTACCTACTCCGTAGTGTACCCACACTTCCTCGTAGAACTCTTCCGGCTCACGTCCTGGACCAGCTGGTAACAAACGAATACGGTTTTTGCCATCTTCGATCTTTACAAACTGATTAGTTGGACCTTGACTGCCCCCACTATTGTTGCTTAAACCCTCTAATTTTTCCTTTAATTTATCCATGTTGAATGCCATACTCTTTTTTCCTCCTCAGCTATCTTGGCTACACGTCACAAGGGACTTTAACGCCATTAGTATTGTAGTTTCACTCTCAGAGTGATCACATTAAATAAATCATCTGTCTGAAAGTTTTCCCCTTATACTACTGTGGGTGTCCCTGTGAGACACGTCACAATCAAAATAAACTGAGAGATTGAAAATTCTCCCCACGAAAAAGCCCCTCAAGGCTATAACCTTAGGGGCTTAGTTATTAGTTATTCTCTTTTTCTTTAATCTCATATATCTCAAATCCCCTTCGCATCCAAGCTAATACATAATCTGGGGTGCTCTCTATGGTTACTCCTGTTTTTGGATTGTACATCACATAAATTTTATTATTGTTCTTATTCTCATTACCCTCTAACATAGTTGGTCCCGTCATTTTAAAACCGCCCTTTCTCTGTCCTTTGTAGGTTGATTGTTCTCTCGTTTGAATTTATTTGTGATTTTTCCCAAAAATTACTGGGTCAAACCTAAAAGTAGGAAAAATAGGTACAGAAAAGGGCAAAAACACTATCTAAGTACTTTCTTCCTCATTCTTTCTATGGTATTAATGGCTGACTGTGGTGGGTCCTCCCTAAATACGTCATACCAAGCGTCCTTAAACATCCCTACATGTATATCAAAAGTATGGGCAGTAGAGAGCTTTAAACTCTCTACCAACCCCTTAATCAAGGTGTCCTGTTTCATTCACAAAACCTCCTTATGATATGTTCTCCCAATAGATTCGAGCATAATCTGGTATTGATCCACCATCTTCAATAATCTTAGTAAACTCTTTCATATCCTTTTCAAGCTTCTCTTTTTCCTTCATTTCAATGAAACCATCTACTCCATGTTCTTCTATATCTTCAATAGTAGCTTCAAAAGCATCCCCATAGTTTCTTCCAATCTCCATTTCACTGAGGATTGGTACGTCCCCAAGGAATTTATAGAACTCATTATATTCTCCTAAGTTCTCCATGATATGTTTAACTTTCTTAGCAACCTCTAATACTTCATCCTTAGGACAGTCTAGTACAATGGAGTCATGAACTGTAATACAGATACGGCTTCTTAACCCAGACTCTCTTAACCATTGATTGATGAGGATTAGAGACATTAGTGTACAGTCAGAGCCTGTTCCTTGAATAGGAGTATTAACCGCCTGACGTTCTGCCTCATTTGCCTTAGACTGATCTATAGAGTCAATATCAGGTAGGTTTCTAGTACGTCCGGTGAGAGTCTTAACGTACTTATGTCTTTTAACATGCTTTTTGGTATCTCTGATCCACTTACTAACCTTAGGGAATCGCTTAAAGTACTTCTTGATGAAGATTTCACATTCATCTTCACTCATAGTGATACCCTCTGCCCGCAGGTCTTCAGATAAACCTCGTGCAGACTCTTGGTAAACAATACCAAACTGTATCTTCTTACTTGCTGTCCGCTGGTCTTTACTTACCTCTTCAATAGCTACACCAAATGCGTCAGAAGCTACAGCTTTATGCAAGTCAGCTCCTGATCTGTACAGATCAATAAGTGTAGGGTCTTGAGTAATAACAGCAAGTATACGTAACTCTAACTGAGAGTAGTCAAACTGTACAATTACACCACCATCCCCAAACCTAGAGTTAAACATTTTCTTAATCTCAAAGTTATACTGGAATAATGTTGGCGTGTTCACCTTACGTGGGAATTGCTGAGCGTTCTACAAGTAGTATAAAATTCCCCGATTATACTACCTGCTAGACTATATCTTCAACCGTTGAGTTTGTACCTAAAAGTGTATCCCTTGTGGTGAATCCTATGTCCCTTCAGGACATCAGTTACTTTACCTCTTGTTAATCCCAATTCTTCACAAGCACACTTAGTTGATGGATACTCTTTCTCAATTCCATCTGGAGAGATCACAATGATTGGCTTCTGGTTTTTTATCTTGGCGATTTGTTGAGCCTTAGATACGTTTAAAGTCCCTCTAGACATTTGATTCTCTACGTTTATCTTTTGGGTAACCCATCTTAAATTTGTACTGAGATTGTTGTCCTTGTTACCATCTTTATGATCAACTACTAGACCTTCCTCATATCCTTCACAAAAGTGAATCGCCACCAGACGATGCACTTGAAACGTTTTCCCTTTTCCACCTTTAAAAAGTCCAATCCTGTGATACCCATCTTTAGGAATCTGATGTTTTAAAGTCTTTCCCGACTTTATGCTGTATACTTCCCCGGTGTTTGATACTTGATAGTGCCCCTCATATCCTTTAATGTCCTTCCATTCCATATTCTTCACCTCCTTATGTTTTATACATATCTCAACGGTTGCCCAGCGCTTCCCCTACAGGAGTTTCACCTGTAAGGTACTCTACTCCCTTCCTCATTTCTGAGTGGTTTCGATAGTCGTTGCACCTTACCCTCAAAGGGTCTTGGCACAGGATTGCTGTGTAGGCGCTCATCCCTACTCAGTTCCCCTGTTAGCACGCTCCCTAGTGCCCATTTCCTGACACTCCTGCACGTGGAGTATACACCCTATATTTATAGGTTCACTGGGTTTAACACGCTATGTTACCATAGCGGTGCCCAACTTCTTTAGGCTCATTACTACTCAAACGACCTGTCACAGTGCCATGTATGTTGTAGCTAGGGTGAACAATGTTATCAGGGTCTATCATCAGAGACAGTTTACTAACAAAGTTATTATATAAGTGGTTTGCCTTACGGAATTCCATGAGAACCTTTACAAAGTCGCTCTGGCTCCCCATAAACTTTAGGGAGTCATCATTAGTACTTGGTGCCCCTTTGTCAGTAAAAATAACAGTCTCTAATCCCATTCTCTCAAACAATAGCTCTCCTAGTTGTTTAGTACTACCAAAGTTAATCTTATCCCCACCTTTAGATGGGTCATATTTTTTATATTTCTTGAACTTGTCTTGTTGCTCAGGTGTTCTATTAGCGGACTTGATGTTACCTATCATAACTCTTTCCTTCCACTTGTCCCTCATTTCACGCTCCATAGCGACAACCTCAGGAAATTCTCTCATCTTGTCCTCAAGTCTAGAAATCTCCTTTTCATAGGAAACTCTTAAAACTTCAAGCCATTCCCTATCAACATGTATGCCATCCATTTCTATGTCTAGGAGAGTATAGTATCCAGGAACCATTATATTTTCCCATAACCACTTCTTCTCCTCATTCTCTTCTACCAAAGGTATATATTTCTCTGACAATCTGAAAGTCACATCACAGTCATCTGCAAGATACACTTTTAGTATGTCCCAGGGTATCAAGTCGTAATTACCTTCATCCTCCCCTTTAGGTTTTTCACCATCAAGGGCATCATCATAACCACCCATATCAGTCTCTAACCATGCTAGGTCTTTTAGACCATGAGTACCTTTCTCCTCTGTAATGCATAAGTAGTGTATTAACATAGTATCCCAAATCAGAGTATCAAGATATATATCCAGACTAGCCCTCAACCATCTTATATCAAACTTACCATTATGTGCGATAAACTCCAAATCTTCCCTTTCTAGTAACTTTCTTAGAAATTTTACAATGGTTCCTATCTGGTTACCCGGCATAAGATTTTCCCTGTGATATAAGGGTATCGCACATCCATAACCAGACCTGTCAGATAACCCGATACCAACAATCTTAGGCTGTTGGCTCATTGGATAAGCTTCTAAAGTCGTTTTCTTCATAGTTACTTTTTCAATAAAAGGGTTGGTCTTAACAGTCTCTAAGTCGATAACCACTCTAGAACCTGCTGGAAGCTCTAAGTATCTCTTGATCTCATCAATAGCATCCTCAAAGGTATCACAGTATCGTCTTTCCTTTGTAAACGCTAGAACATTCTTAGGTGTTTTTCCTTCCAATAAGGATGCCAATATTTCAAGGTCCTTAATAAAGAAGTCCTGATATTTGGGCTGTTTGAGCACTGTATTAGGATGAATCATAGGGAAGAATTTTCTACCCTCTATCTCATATAACTTTCCCCTAACCTTAGTAATGGCTGTCATTTTGGTTAAAAACTTCAAGGATAAATTACCTGTAGGGATGATGATATCAGGATCGATTACCTCTATCTCTGCCCACATATAATCCATAGACTCCTTGATCTCATCTGGTGTTGGTAATCTATTCTCTGGTGTTGGGTACTTAACAATTGAAGTGTAGTACACATCCTCATCTGGGTCTATTCCCACTTCTGCTAGCCCAAACTTTAAAAGTTTTCCTGCTTTTCCTGTCATATACTTCTTCTTACGGTATTCATAGTCAAAAGGGTTTTCTTGGACGATTATAATTCTAGCTTTTTTGCTCCCTTGCCCCTTCATAGGCTTAGGATTGAATTCCTTTAGCGTGTCTAAAGCACTTCCCATTAACAACACTCCTTTGCTTGATACTAAAAAGAAACTGATTCACCACAACTTGACACCCATGTAGGCATAAAAAAGGACTTAGAGCATTAAGCCCTAAGTCCTTTTTAGACACTCTACAATTACTTAGCGAAGTCTTCGTATTTAAGACCTTCAGCCGCTTTTTTAAGAGACTCCCCAGGCTTTACAGAAACGCCTACGCTTGGAGCGATTTCTAGAGCTTCTTGTGTTTGCGGGTTGAAGCCTTTACGTGCTTGACGTGCTACAGGTTTGATGTTTAAGAATCCAGTCAATTGAACCTTGTCACCTTTTGCTACAGTCTCAGTAGTGATTTTTTCGAATGAAGCAAGCATTTTAGATACAGATACCTGTGTTAATTCAGTGTCCTGTGCGATAGCTTTGATAAGTTCAGTTTTATTCATTTTAATTTCCTCCTAGTGTTTGTAAGTTTAATTTATATATATATATCAAGGCTGTTCTTGACAGCCACCCTTTAGTGCTCTGCCCGTCTCAACCTGTTCGTAATAAAAAAATCGGGTGTTTGAAACTTCTCTCCAAATGGTATCCAAAATTCCTTTCACCTATACTAACAGTAACTTTCTTATAGACGAGGAAATTTGTCCCGTAGGTACTGAGGTACATTTTTCTCAAACCAAGCATTGTACATTTTAGGAAAATTGTCCTTGATAAACGTCATGTACAACAAACAATAGTTTGCTAAGTCTGCTACAGCATCAATTTTAGACTCCGCTGTAGCGGCTTCTTTCTCATTGCTGTTCATGCTATCAAAGCTAGACTCTAGTTGTGCCAATGTTTTAGCTTTCCCTTCAATCTCATTAGCAGTCATAGTATCTAGTCTATCATATTTGCGATCAATATTTGGCATGATACCCCTGTGTTCACCTTTACCAACCCAAGAAGACCCGTAAGTACCTTCCTTATCGTACTGCACCGCCATCAAAGCAGAAACCACTGGGAATAACTTACTGTTATCTGGTCTTTTCTCTGTGATGGTGTTGTACCAACGAAAATGATCTAAGCAAGTACCTTCAATCTTAGGCTCTGCCATCCCTTCCCCTTTTTCAGGTTGCTGGGTGGTCTCTTCCTTTTTAACCTCTGGGTGTCCCAGCTCTGAGTTTCTAACAAGATTACTAATTAGTTCCTCAGTTTCACCATCTTCATATCTTACTGTTACTGATAATGACCCATTCTCACTTATAATAGTGGCGGGTTCCCAATGATTTTCCCTGAATGCTTCACAAACTTGACCAATTCTAGACAAACAGATCACTCCCATACTTTTTCTTAATAAAGTCACAGACCTTTCCCCAGTCCAGTTCTCCCATAATTGCCTTGTCATCTACATAGAAGTCAGCGGCAATTTTACGAGCAATGTCTGGATACTTACCTAAAACATCAGGGTGATGATTGTTTATTGCTTGGAACAGGTACCCCATTTCATGAGTGTGTAAGAAAGTTAATGCTTCACTAAGAGCTTCCCCTGTTCTGCAAGTCCACAACAGTAAGTCACACCCAATGTCCCTTAGATACTCCAGAGCTTCTTTACAGCCTTCTCTCAGCTCTAAGTCCCTATAGGGGTCCATGTCAGGCTCTGTTGTTATAGTACCATCAAAGTCCACAGCAATAATTACTTTGTTTTCTATAAAGGTCTTTGCCACAGACAACTCCCCCTCTCATGAATAATAAAAAGGGAGAAGTCAAAAGACCTCTCCTTTTATACTGTATCAGTGGTTTCCTCTACAGGTTCTGTAGGCTCTTCTGCTGATCTGTCAACAAAAGCAATCTTCTTCTTAGACCGAATAGTCAAGGTGCTAGAATCATTTGTGAGGAATCCTTTTTCTATGACCTCAAATTCCTTAGCCTGACTAATAAGCTCAGCTAAGTCATTATCCATGCCCTCAAAGGAGAACCTGATACCCTCTGGTCCTACATCAATGGCTACCTGAGATACTACAGTTGCTTGCTCCATTTTTATTCCTCCCGTCTGATATACTTCATAAGCTTCTCATCCAGATCATATTGGTTAATGTATTCTGGATAAGACTTATATAAAAATCTGAGGGCGGATACTTTAACCTCACAGAGAGGAATCCAATTCATGGCTGTAGCTACTGTGTCTTTCATACCCCTATTCAGGGCTTGCTTTGCCACCATCAATAGTAGTGTTACTTTTATATACTCATCTGGAACATGTCTGATCTGGTTGAGTAACATTTGAGCAGAATCCCCATCGTGCATATATGTTTCATCGTCTCTCATGAGAGAATCCACGATTCCAAAGTATTCATTTAAGAACTGATTAAGCTCATTCATAGTGTAACTCATCCTAGGGTTAGGGTCCAATAACTCCTCAAAGTCCTCCACTACAGGTGCTTCATCTGTTTCAAGGTTTACTCCATATACTTTTTGAATGTCCTCTGTAATCTTTGCACCGTAGTCATCTAGGTATACATGCAGAGAATCAGTTATCTGATAATAAGAACCCACCTCTACACCCAACCAAGTCGCCATTGCTTCTAGGATGGTAGAGAACTGACAGAGATTGGCTCCAAAAGTACCCCAATGAAGGTCATTCGATCTGTTATATACAGATAAGTCCAGTTTTCCATTCCTTAATTTAAAGGACAGAAGAAGATTGCAAGGTCTATCTTTAGTATCATTATTGATATTGTCGAACAGCGGATTGTAAATCACTGCTACTGCCTGTCTAGTATCAGGGTCGGCTTTAATCTTTTCATATACATCCCGTAACTGATCCAATGGATTGTAAATGAAATTATTTGCATCTGATCTGTTCCAGAATCTTAATCTCTCACCATATGGAGCATTAAAGAAAACCCCATCATCAGAGAATTGACCCATATTCTTATTATAATCTAACAGGAATCCTACATCACTTCTACCTGCTAGAATCCACAATGATTCTGCTACTTGGAAGAATGGGTTAATGTTCCTACCCTTCAAAAACGTAGTGCGTCTAATAGGGTTTTTAAACTCAATCATAACAGGTCTAATTTCCTTGATTCTCTTACCCCTAGGTGCTAGGACATCCCCTTCTTTGATAACAGTTGATAAGATGTCCATATACAATTGTGTTGGGTTGCTACCCGAAAATGTGTACATAAAATACCTCCAGTTGGTTTGTGATTGCTACACCTTAATTTAAGTGACCAGACCCAAACTTTCCTCCTCATGCCTATGTACCGTATTGCTGAACAAAGTACTTTGAAGTATAACTCAAGTATTAAAAATAAAAAAGAGTCTCTTAAAAGACTTTAAAAAAGACTTTTAAAAGACTATTATAAAAATTAAAAAAAAAAAAAAGAAAGAGGATACGAAGTATCCTCTTTCCTGCATCCTAGAAGGATGGATATCTGCTGACAGAGTAATGACCAGCTTCTCTATCCAAATCCTTACGGTAATAGTGACGAATATCATCGCCTTCAGCTAATTGAGCCGCTACATTTTCATAGTATAGACGTGCTTTTTCAAACTCGTCTTCCTTAAAGACTTCATCTACTAGAGGACGAACCTCTACTTCCTCAGTTACCCAGATATGATCATCATAATCTCCAGTTGCTTCTGGGTTACGTCCACGTACTAAGACAGGTAACTTTTCTGGAACGTCATACGTAGGAACAGTTACTTTTTGACCCGGTTCTGCTGTCTTAGGATGCACAGGGATGTAAGGTACTTCCTCTTCCCCTACTTGCACAACAGGATATGCAGTAACCCGATAAGATGTAGACGTTACTTCTTGAGTATCTGGGTCAGTTGTTTCTTCTTTATCAAGAGCGACTCGTACAACGTCAGATAGGTAGCGTCTGCCTTCCTCGACCTTAGCATTAACATCATGAATATACTTAAATAACACCGCAAAACACCTCCACAATATGATCTAATATTAATATCAGATCACAGGGAAAGGCATAATATCAAACATGAAATAAAGCCTTTATGGTATAAAGGATCGCTAAACCTATAATGGATTGCTTAAGCATCTTTTCTCCTATTCCTGCATTAGCTACTTTGGTAAGCCATTGTCTCATATTGACACCTCCTGCTTTCATTTTTGACTTTTTAGTGGGAGAATCCACAGGTAGATTTCTCCTTTTCCACTTATTGGATAATCATAGTCATATGACAAGCTGGGAGGGAATAATGTTGATTTCACAACAGTCAAAACGACCCATCATTTTGACCCGTCTTATCTTAATAAAGACCCCTTAGTGCTAGTACTTCGTTAGAATTACTACCAAGACGACTCTCCTCACAGGATGCTGGTTTTATTTCTTCTTCGGGTGTATGGTGATGGTCAAATTTGCAACAAAAGAGGAGGAAAAACCATGAATCAGCAAATGGTTTTGAAAATTGGTGGTGTTGTGGTAGACCCGCAACCAGTAAAAGTCGAAAGTAAATATACAGGAGAACTAGAAGTTACTAGAAAGAAAGTAGTCCACAGAATGCTGGATATTATTATCCCAGTAGGATTGGCTACAAAGCTCACAATGGCTCTATCTCCGGGTGCCCTAGCAGCAGCAGGAGTAGACTCAGCAGACAAGATTAGGAGGGGATTTCATGATATTATAGATGTATTCACAGCATTAGCAGAGCCTATCCTCTGGTTTTATGCATTAACAGCATGTGTCCTTATTGCTACTAAAAACAAGAATGCAGGATGGGAGAGACTTAAAAATGTAGGATATGCGTACGCAGGAATAGCACTATTGCCAACTTTCTTTTCCTTTTTAAGATGGGTTTCCTCTATTGTCAGCTCTTCTATCACATTTTAGTATGGATTTACTGTTCTTTGACAACTGAATATGAATAGCCAAGAGAAAAATTATCCTCAGGGTTGTTTATTTCTGTGATTTCACTACAGGGAGGATTATTATGACACACATTAGCGCAATTGACATCGGTTTCCTTTATACAAAAGCTATTATTGATGGTAAGCAAGTTAAGTTTAAATCAGTAGTAGGAAATGGTAGAGAACAAAATTTTCAAAATCTAGACTTTGGCATGAACAATAGTGAGGACAATATCACTGTTAAAACAGGGTTGGATGTTAACTTTGTATCTGATCTAGCCATCAACCAATCAGATGTTGTTCTGCATTCTTTAGAAGCAGATAGATTCTCCAATGAAGTTACTAAGCAGTTAGTACTGACTGCGTTTGGTTTGGGTTTTGGCTCTGATCATGTGGAAACTAAGATAGTTTCTGGTTTACCTGTGAGTCACTACTCTAAGTACCAAGAAGAGATTAAAAAGTTGTTTGTTGGCGATGGGTCCTATAAAATCCATAACTTTGACGTTACCTCTAAGGGATACCAGATCAAGGGGTCCGCTAAGGTTGTAGAAGCAGAGTTCATCCCACAGCCTTTTGGCGCCCTCCTAGACAGAATTCTAGACAAAGATGGAGACATAGCTGACAAAGAACTAGCAAAGCAAACAGTAGCAGTTATTGACCCTGGATTTGGGACTACGGATGTCTATGTGTCTCGAAGCCTATCGCCGATTGAGCGTCTTACATTCTCAACGCCAACTGCAATGAATTTTGCCTATGATCTCATAGCAAATAAAATAGAAGAACAAACAGGAATTAGTCTGGCTCACTACAAACTGGAGAAGGCTGTCAGTAACAAATACTATCGTGTGGAGGGCAAACAATATGACCTTACAGCCATTATACAGTGGGCTTTCCGTAGTGCATCTACACAACTTGTAACTGAAGTGCTAAACAGATGGAAAGCCAACTCTAAGGAAATAGACAAGGTTCTAATCGCTGGGGGTACTGGAGCGGCTTGGTCTAAGTGGCTCAAAGAGAAGTTTCCTACAGCTGAAATATTGGAAGATACACAATGGGCGGTGGCTAACGGGTACTACAAATGGGGAGTGCGTAAGTTTGGCTAAACAACATAATTTCAAGACTACAAGGTCTACAGAGTGGATGGATGATCTACTGGATTCAATGGGTCAAGGAGAAAAGTCTCTTTTCATTAGATCAGCTATCACAGAATACGCTGTTGCTTTGGGCTTAGTTAGTCAAGAGGTTACTAAGCCTAAGTTTCAGGTAGGAGAAGGAGTACTACGAAAGAGAGACATTAGTGTTTCAGAAGTATTACCTAAGAAAGACAAAGGTGAAACAACGGCAACACAAAAGGAAGACGATAGCATCACAAAGGTAATCCCAAAGGAAGACAATATTGTTACTGAAGTAACACCTGATGACCTTGACGAACCACCAATGATTACAGCAACTGAGGTTACTGAAGACGATAATGGACCCGACTTAGATAAAGCTCTTGACAACATCACCTTTGGTTTATAATAACTAGGAGGGACACATCATGATTAACATCAAATTGAACGAAGAGCAAAAGGGTAAGGCTTTTATTTATGGGGCTTCGGCAGTTATTGTGACTATTGGGATGGGCACGATTAAAATCTTGGCTACGGCAGTTAATATTGCTGTAGCCTTTTTATTTGAGGTGTAACTATGACGATACTAAGAATGGCTTTATCTATATTAAAGACACTAATGGTGTTGGGATTACTTGAAACAGTAGTCCCACACCTTGGTTATGAATTAGGATTACTTATTGGAGAGCTTATAGGGGAGGGGATATCTAGTGGAATTAAATAAAAAGTCCTTAATATACTCTGCGATATATGTTGGTGTGGCTTTTACATTTCCTGCTCTTCCTGCAAAAGGAGTAGTATTTCTGATAGACATTTTAGTGGGTATAGTGGCAGGATCAAGAGACAGTATAAAAGAGTACTTCTGGGAATCTGTTAGTATTGATAACTGGTTCCAGTTAGAGGGACCTTTATGGCATATCTTCAGTAAATAGGAGGTATTAGTGATGACTGTAGAGCGCATTAACTTTGTTAATCAAGCAACAAAAGAAATATCTAGAGTTATTGAACTAGAGAAAGTTAAATATTGCCTACTGGAGGTCATTCCCAGCCGAATGACTTCTAACAGGGAAGTAAAATGGCTTATATCAGAGTTTTCTAGACTATATAAGCCTTTATCACAGCGTATATCTCTATCAGGATACAAGGTCACCATACAACCAGAACTTGATGTATGGTGGGAGGTATTTCTATACAAAGAGAGTATAAGATTTTGCATAGTTGTGCCTGACAAAGACAACATCAAAAATAGTATAAAAAGACAGATTATGAAAACTTGGAAGCAATCTAGTGTCAAGGAAATGGACATAGACTACTTACCTGAATTTGATGCTGAGGATGCGGAGGTTACTAATCTGACTCTAAAGTATAATTCAGTGTTATCTCTCAATACAACCTCTACGCATTATTCCCCCTTAGACTCTCTTCTAAATGCGAAACACTACCTAAAAGATGACGATTTAGCTCTACTTCAGATTGGGATGAGACCTGTTAGTAATGAGTGGAATAAGCAGTCTAGAGAAAGCTATGGCAGTATCAAGAAAGGAGCAAATGTCCCACGTAAGAAAGGAAAACCTCTTACAAAAGGGGAAGTTGTACAAAAGCTGTTGTACGCCATTGGAGTGGTCACTGAGGAAGTAGTGAACTTTGTAGGGGATTTCCTAATACCTGGATGGAAAAATGATGATACTATGAAAGAAAGTAAAGGCACAAACGGTGAACTAGACACCACTAACAGAAGTACACGAGAGAAGACTAAAAGTGACGGTTTTAAAACAGAGATACGGGTATTGTCAGTGTCCAAGGATGATCACAGGCGTAAATCAATAAGTAGGGCTATGGCTTCCGGCTTTGATCCTTTGGAGGGTGACAATAAACTAGAGGACAAAGTAGTGCCCTCTAAGCACACTGAGAAGGCGGTAAAGTTGATTCGGGACAGAAAGATGAAAGTAAAGATCAACGGAGACATACTGTGCTCCCTTGAGCTATCAAAAATTATAAATGTCCCTGACCAAAAAGCGCAGATAGAGCATTACAATGAGCTTAGCTTGGTTCAGCATCGAGGGGAATCTGAGGTACCAAAAGAAATATTTGTGGATGATGGTGGTATTCCCTTTGCTAAATATGAGGACACTGATGGGATTGAGAAAACTGTATATTTTACGGCTAAAAATAACAACTTACTTTGTATGCCAAGGGTCATCATTGGGGAACCGGGTACAGGTAAGACAACTTTTGCACAGAATTTTGCCCTAGAAGCCTTCAACAAAGGATATGGGGTATTTGCTGTAGATGCTGCTGATGGTAAGATGGTACAACGTATTTTGGACAGGGTGAAGCCTGAGCTAAGACACAAGGTAAAAATCATAGATTTCCTAAACACTGAGAATCCAGTAGGGTTAGGGTGGAATGAGATATTCCGGGGAGGAAATACAGACGTTGTTGAAGACTTAATTGTAGATGAGCTATTGTCTTATATAGAGTTGGTGTCAGGTACTCCGTTGAACATGAGAAGCAGACAGTGGGTTGAAAATGCTATAAAAGTAGTATACACTTCTGCTGATGCTGTACTACAGGATGTAGAAAACATGCTGAATAATGCTGACTACAGAGAGAAAGCCATCCAAGGGATTGAAGACCCAGAGCTTAGAAATGACTGGGAATACTACCATAATTCTATGAAGCCTGAAGAACGTAGAACCATATATGATGAAGCTTTTAGGAGATTGTCACCTGTTATGAGGAAGAAGGCACTTAAAAACTTTATCCTACAAAGACCAAAAAAGGATGAAGAGGGCAACTATCTAGTAGACTTCAGAAAGTGGATGGATGAGGGATATCTAGTACTTGTTAAAGCAAATGAGTCACTGGGAGAAACTCTTCAAACAGCCTTGGTGTCCTTTGCTATATCAAAATTCAACCTAGCAATGATAAGCAGAGAAGATGTGGTGGAGGAAGATGAAAGAAGACCATGTTTTGCCCTTTGGGATGAACCTGACCATTATATTAAAGGTAGTGAAAAGTGGAGAAATATGCTTACTAGATTCAGAAAGTATAGATGTGGTCTAAATCTACTGTTCCATGGCTGGCAACAACTTAAGGAAGCAGACAGAGACTTACCAAAGATTGTTAGAAAATCTGGTCCTCACTACGTCATCTTCCAGACGGATGAAGATAACCTCATGGAGTTGAAGCCTGTTATCGAGCCTGAGTTTAAGATACAAGACATTGCAAAAGGCATGCCACAACACCATGCAGTTATACGTTTAAAAATGTACGGTAAAGATGGTGACGTTGTACCAGCATTCATGGCTAAATCCCTTGGTAGAACTGAAGACTTATTTGACTACCATAACAACAATGACCTGTATGAGCAATGTGCGCTAGAGCTTGGAAGACCTAAGACAGAGGTTATGGAAGAGATATACAAAAACAAAGCAGGGGCTGAGTTTGAGCAAGTAGACTTTAGCGTTCCTGTTAGCCCTGAGGGGGAGGGAGAAATATCAAAAGAAATAGAGGAAGAGCTGTTGAGTGACCACCAAGCCACGAAACTGATTGAACACGAAATGAATAAGTTTTTCGATAGGCAAATTAGCAGGGGAGAAGAGCCTGACTATGATCTTCTGCTTCACCATGAGGAGCTTATGGAGGGTGATCTTGATGACTAATCGTAAGTATCATAGACCAGAAGTGAAACAGGTAAGCAAACAATGGGTGAGAGAGAATTGTAAGAACGTCACAGAAAGAGATAAGGGTCTTATAAGGTTGCTTATAGACAACAATAGGAGAATACTGAGAAGGGACCAGATAGAAGTGCTTTATCCTGAATTTCCTAGCTCAGACTATCTCAATAAGCGTCTTAAGCTCCTTTATGATAAACACGTCATAGATAGAATATATCCTGCTGTAGAGCCAGGTAAGGGAAGCAGTAAGCAACATATATGTTTGGACAGGGCAGGTTCCATACTTTTAGGACTTGAAAATTATAGCAAACCCATTAGTACCAAAAATGGTGTCAAGAGTCTGCCTTTAGGCTGGGAACACAAAGTTAAACTAAATGACTATGAATGCCTTATAAAGAAAACTGTAAGTGAATTAGGAGGCAAAGTGTTATTGTACCAGACGGAAAAGGCTCTGACCTTTGGGGATACAAAGATTATACCAGACATCTTTTTTCTAATATCTTGTAACAAAAAGGGATATATGTATTTTGTGGAAGTGGATTTAGGCACTGAAGACTTGCCTTATGTAAAAAAGAAGATTGATTCGTACATGAAATACTATGCTTCCAAAGCATGGATAAGGGAAAAATGGGCGGGTGTATTTGGTTCTCCAGTCTTTCCACGAGTACTATTCCTAACTGAGGAGGGGCGAACAAAAAGGGTGAAAGCGCTCACAGAATATACAAAAGACATGAGCGTGAAATTCAGGTTCGGCTTTCACAGTGATTTAAAAGACTTACTTGGCAAAATGGCAAAGAGCTAGGGATTCCCTAGCTCTTTTTATATTCAATTACTTCGGTAAACACTATGGTAAGTCACTCCATGGATGCCCCGATCTTTTTTGGACTGTTCATTTGCCTCTTTCCAGTCGTTCTTTGATAAGTTTTTGAACTTGTTTTTCCTCAATACAGGTTTCTTGTACTCATGCAATTTTCTTACCCCCTATAACAATTTTCCACATCTTGGACAGTTACCGAGAGTTACTTCTTCTGAATCCCTATAAGGATTGATATACTCCTCAAACCCTTCTCCCGTGTTCTTGTAAATGAACTCAGGAAGACCAAAAGGAGATTCAGAGCCTACAGAAGATATATGCCTGACTCGGTCTTCAGAGTCTACTGAAATCCCTTCCTCAAACTTAATCTTTCTTGTCTCTAGGTACGAAGACACCTTCTCATTAACCACCTTTTTATAATCCTCTTTCATAACCCATGATCTAGTTTCCACACAAGGGTTATAGTAACTATTCATACGATGTTGTTGGTAACTAGGAACATCCTCATCAGCTACATCTGGTAAGTGTACTGTTACGTGCCCCACCACATTTTTAAATTTTTCTATATATACTAGTGTGTCCAGTAATGATTCATAGGCAATATAAGAGACTTCCAATACAGTTGAGACTCCCCATGACTTTAGCTCATGTAGCATTTTTCTAGCGTCTGGAATGTCTTGTTCAAGGAAATCAGCAACTTCAAGACTAACAGCAGAGTGCTGTGATTCCTTCAGTAAACCCACAACTTCCCGTGGGAGAGATTCATAAGTCTTTACGTAGACTGGAAGTTTCTTTGAAAGGAAAAGTTTGATCTTCTCCCAACCTTGATTTTCATCATAAGTCACATACATGGCTGTACTAAACGGGACCTGCTGAATATACTCTTCTAACTGAGTTAGGCTGGCTTGGTCAGTTAAGGTTAGAAAGGGTTTGGAATTGTAAGAAACTACTTTTGTTCCCCAACAAGTGCAATACTCTAGTTGAATAGGGTTTCTAAACTTTATGGGTTTTCTCTCTATACTCATTATATTCTCCACTCCTAAATAAAGGCAACCCCATGAGGGTCACCTTCTTTATGTTAATATGAAGCTTTTAATGCCATAATCAGTCTCATACGTGTGATATTAGGACTGTTGTAGTCTTTCCATTCCACATTACGCTCTTTTGCAAGTTCTACTAACTCTTCAAAACTCATTTCCTTGAAGTTAGGAAGATTAGGATTTTCTGGAGCTTTAGCTTTTTTAGGCTTAGACTTAGGCTTGGCTTTTGTCTCTTTAGCCTTAGGAGCTGTTTCCTTTTTCTCCTCTTTAGCTGTAGACTTCTTAGCGGTTGTTTTCTTAGTTGTAGGTTTCTCTTTAGCCGGAGCAACATCTTCTGGTTTTTTACGAGTTGGTGTAGGAACATTCATGCCTTGTGTTTTTGCTTTACACTGTTCTCTAACATCACACATTTTGCATTCCTTTACATTTGGATCATGACCAATACCAAAGCAGGTACTCTCCTCTAAGATTCTTTGTAACTTGGCATCCATGGCTGTGATTGACAATTGTACTCTCCCCTTTTCCTAATTCTCTCAAATAAAACAAATTCTCTGTTTATGTTTTTTCTCCTGTACTTATCCTAGTACTCCTAGATAGTGTAGATAGTGAGCCGCTTCACGAATTTCTTCAATAGCTGAGTCATATTGCTTGTTGGATATGCCTAGTGTTTGGACAATATGCTTCATGCGTACTGTTGTATCTTTTGGCACATTAACCCTATGACCCTGTGACTTAAGCATCTTTTTACGCTCAATATCAATCAACACGTTATAAATGGTCTGGTCACTAGGATTGATAAGTTCCTCTAGCAGTGATTTTGCGATATCACTTTCTAATGTCTCTTTGAGCTTTTCTAGACCCTCTGAAAAGTGTATTTTCTCTACAACATCCACTGTGTTTTCGTCTTTGAGCATGTTCTCTAAGGGGTTGTCCTCATCATCAATAGCCACAAAGCCAAGTGCTCTACCAGTTCCCCCACTTTGTTTTACTTTTCTAAATAGGGATTTACGGAAGATGGGACCGAACTCATCCATGTCTTTATTCTCTTTGAAGCACCATTTTTCCCAGCAGTCATACAGTTTTAGTAGACCCTCCTGCTCTAGGTCCTGCCTAGACATCATGGTGTCTGCTCCATTGTTCTCCATCTGCTGTCTAGCCGCAAATGTGATGAGATTTTTAAATTGTTCGTACACATCTTCCCATTTCAGTTTCAGTAATTGACCATCCTCTGAATACGTTACATTTTCTACCATTTTCTTTTTCTCCTCCGGCTTTAATTTTGTCTCTTTCCAACCGCAGTTCCCCCATGTTGCTTGTCTTATCTAATGTGTATAATCTCGTTGCCCGCTTGTTCCAATAAAGGGCTTAAATTTACTGCGTCTCTTCCAGTTACAAATAGACCTTTACCAACCTTCCACTCTTCATCCTTATGTTTTCTCCAGAACTTTTGAATAGCTACTCTTACTCTTCCTTTGTCGTCTTTTACAATGTTTACTCTAAGCTCCTGTGTTGCAGATGTGTCAAGGACCCCTACCTCTTTGATAACTTCTAATACTACCTTACCTTCTTTGTCTGTGATCTTCATATTGACCCTCTCCTCCTTCTTTCTACTGGGTGCTGTTCCTCTTGCCCTGAACAAATTATTACATAATTTTCCTTGGTTGGCAAGTGCTTCCTTCATGAGAATTACTAGGTATTCGTCTTACTGACTCTTTTTCTGTATGTCTTGTACCATAAAAATGGATAAAAAATGGGAATCCCTATGAGGGACCCCTAGGTGATGTTCCTTATTGCAATTGACCGGATTTCTTAAGTTTGTTGATAACCTGTAGGCGGTCAATCTTCTCGTTCCCTTTCCGCTTAACCTCAATTCCATTTTCCTCAGCCATCTTAAACAGCTCATCAGTACTGTAATCACCGTATTTAGCTTTAGTCTCTTTAGGTGTCTTTTTAAACTTCTCTGGGAAGAAGTATCTTTGTAACGACATAGCCACCCGCATGCGGTGAATGTTCTTGTGATAAGTAGGGTTCCAAGTAAGACCCAGTCCTGCCGCCATGAACTCCAGAGTGTTAGTATCAAGGTCTTTGATAAAATCCTTTAGCTCATCAAGCTCCTTAAACTCAGGTAGACCTTCCTTGATCTCCTCTTCAGTTACTTCCTCAAGGTTGGCAAAATCTTCTTCTGTTAAAGCTGTGTAGACCTCTTGGTCTTCATGGTCATTTTCCTCATCAGAAGTTTTGCTTTCCTGAGGTGCAGTTTCTGTTTCTGTTTCATCATCAGCATCAACCAAAGACACTACATCATGGAACTTACCACCCTCACTTAGATCTTTCTTAGTGACTTTCTCTCCCAATACTTCAGATAGTTCCTTAAGAGTACTAACTACTTTTCCTTCTACTTCATATGCCATCATTATCAAAACAGCTCCTTTTTATTATTGAGCACTTGGCTCCATGGTGTTGTTCATCTGTTGAAGTCATTTTGCCCCATTCCACAGAAAAATTCAAACAGGGGTTCCTACAAAAAATAGGCTAGTGGGTCTTAGGAGATACAATCCCCTATTTCCACTAGCCTATTTTTGGTTCACTCAACTCCAAGAGCTTCAAGCACGTCTTCAGGTGTAAAAGCTTTTGTAAAGTCATCTAGAGATACCACAACCCTCTTGTAAGGAACACCTACCGTGTGTATAATAAAATAATTGAAGTTGTTTTCCTTTCTTTTCCTTGCAAGGGAAATGAAGTCATCATACTTCAACATACAGTAATCTGGATTGAAGTTCTTCGCAAAAATTAGGAAAGGACGCAATTCAACACGTTCGCTATCACCAATGCACTGGGTCCACCACTTTTCCACCTGACCAGTACCTTTAATAACCTGATCTAAGTCCCATCCCTCTCTTTTCTTACACTCCACTGTAAAAGGAAACTTTGAGTCTACTGGAGTTGTGATGTCTCCAGCTACCCTTGAATCGGTGCCCCAATTAAGACCTCCACTCTGAGGTGTCCTATGAAAGGATTCTCCCCACCAAGCCCCTAAATACTTAGCGATTCTACGCTCATACTCAGCACCTTTAGCCTTACTATTTATTTTCTTCTTAGTAGCCACATTATTCACTCCTAGCATTTGGTCATTTATGTTATATGTCATTTTAATAGAATATCAATCCCCATAAAAACAAAAATAGGGCTGAATGAGTTTCAGCCCTATTTATTAAAATCCCTATTCAGTTTTATCTGTTTCTCCGTTTCCTTCTTGCTCACCTAGAATCTCAGCCGCCAAGCCTTGGGTTTCCTTAATAATCTTTTCGGCTTTCTTTTCTAACTCTTCTTTTGTGAGGATACCCTTATCAATTAGCACATCTACCACGCACTGTAACTGAATATATAACAACCTTTGTTGTTGCCACAAATTGTCTTGATTTTCCGCATGGGGCTTTAAAGCTCCATTAAGAACATCAAGGACTTCTCCTCTGGTTACTACTTTATTAAGATACTGTTTTTCTTTCTGTGCCTTACGCTCTTCCTCTGTTAGGTTCTTTTTGTTCTTAGCCAATTTGTTTATCCCCCTTATTGTCTGTGGACCCGAATCCGTTTTCTCCTCGATTAGTGTTTGATAGCTGTTCCTTAGAACTTACCTTAGCAAAGCTCTTTTTATTATAGGGTTTCACAACCATCTGGAAACGACATTCTCTTGCCTTGATGATTCTAGGAAATGGGTAAAAACTCATAAACACTACATGAATATTACCTCTAAAGTCCTCATCGATAGTCCGGCACAAAGGAAGCCACAGTTTCTTAGAGGTACTACTACGAGTGTCAATCTCTCCATACTCCCCTTTATCCATTTCTACATGAATGCCTGTTGGAAGTTTGTATCTTTTAAAAGGAAAGATAAATTTCCGCTCAGCAAACCACTTTTTGATACCTTTTAGGTTATCAAGATTAGCATGTTTTTTATCATCATAGTAAGGTAGGTCAATTCCTGCCGCCCCTTCACTTCCATAGGACAAATCATGTTTTGGGTCATTTGAATAGTATCTCATAGGTTTATTACTTTCCATACTTTCTTTCCTCCTGTTTTTGGGTTCTGACAAAATTAAACACTGGAGACAAAAATCTTCTCATAAGAGTCCTCTGAGTCTAGCCTTAACTGTAAAGTAAGGGGTGTAAAGTTCCGCACCCTCAATATATGAAAGTATCTCAGACCTGGATAAGTCTCCAGGGTCTTTATCCTTTGGTAATACTACTATATACACATCAGAGAAATGCTTACTTAAACGTTCACATATATCTAGAGCTTGTTGCAGAGCATCCCCATCCAGCATAACAACTATGGTGTGTATTTTATCTTTGTTTTTAACAAGCTTGATAAATTGAGTATCACTCATGGATTTTCCATGAATACAAGCACCTAATGGACCTATTTTTAGGGAATCCATCTTACCTTCACAAATTATAGCCATGCCTGAATCTAGCACATTATCTATATTACTTATGATTTCTGACTTGTGATATACATTTAAGCCCCTCTCCTTGTCCTCTTCTGACAAGCTTGGGTTAAGCACCTTTCTATAGAATTTTTTCTTTATTCTGTCCTTAGGCTTGGGTAGCCACGTACGGGCTTGCCAATACACTAGATCACCCTTTTCAAAATCTGGCATGATGATCCTGTTTTTGTATTGTCCATGCTCACAGTATCCAAGGTAATTCTGCTCGGCTGTTTTCAGGGAGATACCCCGACTTTTAATATACCTTACTGCTTTACGTCCTGCTTCCCCTTTGGCATCCTCTAGTAAGATAAACTCCTCTGGCAAATCAAATGCAGTTTTAGGCACTTCCAGTTCATCAGTTGTTCCTACAATTAACCTGTTGTATACCTCTATCTCAATATCTTCGGGTAATCTACGCTCTCCTTCATACTCCCGAAAAATCTTTAAGGCTTCAGAGTAGCTGATATGGTTTACATCAGAGAGCAAACCTACTACAGTTCCCTTAGCTTCGCAGTTATGGCACTTGTATACCTGTTTATCAAAGCTAACATACAACCTGTCTTTCCAGTCATTGCATAAGCGACACTTGTAACTGTATTGGTCTCCTTTACTAGTATTGTGGTATACTCCCTCTCCCATTATCGTATCTAAGTATAACTTGATCATAAGATGCTCACCTCACCAAAAAGCCCTTCAACCAATTAAAGGCTGAAGGACAAAATCTCTCTCCTATATAGACAATTCGTCGACAATCACAGTGTTGCCATTAATCTTTTTAACTGTTAGGGTGTTACTGAACAGTTGTTTTAGTGATTCACTGTGAGTGATTACCATTACTGTACCACACTGTTTGGCTTTCTCGTTTAAAAGCTGTATAACAGCTTCACACCCAATCTGATCCAGTCCTTCAAAGACTTCATCGTATACTATAAGATCAATTTTCTTATTTGATCTAGACATTACTAAATCTTGCAACGCCATATTAACAGCCACATCAATACGTCTTTTCTCCCCATTACTACTTCCTTTATATCCGTCTTCCCCATTTTCATTTCTTACCTCTACAGAGAATTTATCTCGCTTCTCTCCACTTGATAGGGTGGTTTGAGTATTAAATTCTACTTCCATAGTAGAATCAGACAAGGCAGATAAGTAATAATTGGCTCTACGATTAAGGAAAGGAGTAACACTGTCTAACAGGATGGATTTAATACCTTGGTTACCGTAGGCAGTATGCCAGAAACTATACTTTTCCAGTTCTTCAGACATCCTTGTGATATTGTTACTCCTCGTTTCAATGTCTGCTTCTGCTACCCTAATGTTTTCGATCTCTTTTTCTATGAGGTCTGTGTACTGTACCTCCTGTGCCTCCTTCTGCTCCTTGATAAGCTTATTAAGGTTCCTGTTTTCTTTCTCCAGAGACTGAATCTTAGAATTGGCAAGTTTTAAATCCCCTTTGTATTCGGCTACAGTTTCAGCATATTTAATACGATCTTTTTCATACCTATCCTTAGATTTCAGATGTTTCTCTAATTTTTCAATCAGAGGATCGAGTTCAGCGATTTCATCCTTGATCTCCTTGATTTCTTCTGTATAATTTTTTATATTGTCTGTTAGGTGATTTTGCATGTGAGTGGTGTCTTCTAAGGGTAAATCTTGCCCACACATATCACACACCTCAGGCACACTTTTTCCACTTCTAAGATCATCAAGCTCGCTTTTAGTTTTAAGTACTTTTTTCTCCAATTTCTTAAAGTCCCTAAGAAGAGCTGACCTATCACCAACAAGGGTGTTATAGGCTTCTTCTTGTTCTTTATAGAATTCCAGAGTTTTTTGATTCTTTTTGATGGCTTTTTGCATAACCTCGATATCACTTTCTAGGTCTTCTATCTCACCTTTTGCACTTTCAATCTCACTTTGGTTTTCTTCTATATCTTTCGTATATTGGTCTATCTTTTCCTGAGCAGATTTAATAGCCTGTGTTTCTTTCTCTTGTAGCTCTTGTAAATTGGTCTTGTGTACCCTCAAACGGCTTTCAATACTTTCTTTGTCACTTTCTATTCTTCTGATCTTTTCTTCCAAGTTTAATACCATGTTCTTAGCTTCTTCCTGACAAGCCTTAAAGATATCTATCTGCAACATTCTCTCCAGTATCTGCTTCTGCTCTGTATCTGTAGAGTTGGCAAACATCTTAGAAGCACCTTGACCAAACATAATAGAGTTAGTAAAGGTTGAGAAATCCATTTGTAAAAGATCAATGATCATGTTATTGGTGTCAGTATCACTTTTACCTGTGATGTTCTCTCCATTTTTGTACAAATATACATGGTTCTTAAGAGTGCTATGCTTACGTGCCCTGACAACCTCATATAGGTCCCCATTATCATCCTCAATTTGCAGAGATACAACGGTGTTCTTTTTTGTATTTTTGTTGACCACCTTGTCAGCCTTGTATCCTCTTATGGTTTGTCCATACAAAGCCCAGCAGGGGGCTTCACTGAAAGCTGTAGACTTTCCTGCCCCATTGCTATCAAAAGCGTCCTGATTATCCCCAGTGATTAGTACAAGACCTCTATTATCAAAGTTAAAAGAGGTCTTTTTAATAGACATGAAGTTTTCTATGCTTATCTGTTTAATTTTCATACCTGCCATCGCTCCTTAGGTACTTGACGAACTGTTACACCGCTACTCTTTAGGTACTCAATCCCATCTGCAACTCTATAGGGTTCACTATAGTGAACATACTTCACCCCTGCCTTAACAAGCTCCCTAGCACAATTCAAACAAGGACTATGACTCACACATACCATGACTGGATTGGCCATATGGCTAAGAAGCTGTATTTCAGCGTGAGTACAACCACACGCCCCAGGAATGTTCTTACATTCCCCGTAGTTTCCATTTCTTGTTTTTACTATATTGTAGTCTTTATCTAACCCTACAGCGTGCACTGTCATTCTTTTACATTCACTGTACTTTTCCATCTTCATGAACGTCCTTCACCCCTAGCTGTAAAAAGAATTTCTCTTTAGGGTACACTCTTGCTTTTTTATCCTGATCGTAGATATATGCATTTAACTCACTAAGAGTCCTTGGCTCACAATAGGTCCCTCTGCCGTCAAAAGCCTGAGGATAGTACCTTTTTTGTGGGTATTCCTGATCTCCTACTGTAAAAACTGTGGAAGGGTTCAACATGATAATAAGGTAAGGTTTTCCGTGTATCTCAACTATATCACCTAGATCAATCTGACATTTATTATTAAGCCTAATATCCACCTGTCTCCTCCTCAGAGTCCTCGTTATACATTTCTTGGGCTTCTCCATACCCACTCCAGTTATCCACCCCAGTGGACTCCAGGCAATCTAGGAAAGATACACGATCTATTAGATGCTGGTACTCCTCTAGGAGAATAGTTATAGTCTTGATACTGTTGTCATACTCTTCCACTGAAATAGTTATGGTCTTATTACTGTTGTCACTCATCTTTCATCCTCCTCACCTTCTATTTGTTCTCTTATCCGTTACATAGTGATCAGAATACCCCGATACTTTCTGAAACAACTGGTTTAAAGTCCATATAGACCCTCCGTGCTCTACCATTGCTTTTATCTTAAAGTCAGACATCCTATTCACCCCAGAGCCTGTTTTGAGTTTTTGTATGGAATTCATCTGTGTTACCCCAACCGCATACACCCGTACAATTCCATCGTAACCCTCCGGCTGTCTTGTTAAAAATAGCCCAGTCCATACACCAAGGACACCAGAGAATCCTTTGATTACTCTTAGTTTTCCACCTAGGAGGCTCATCCTCCTCTGGTCTTGGCATTGGATACCATAGACCCATTTTAAGACCTGCTTCAGATATAGCCGTTACTGGTTTTCTTTTGATTTTAATAGGTGTTCTAACACACTCTTGGCACACCGTTCCGACCCCCTTATTTGTCCTGTACGGCACTCAGTATCTTAAGACCTACCTCTTTAGCATCTGGGTTAAACTCTTCTGCATATTTAGCTACTATCTCTTCAAAAGGCATACCCACCTGCACATCAACCCTAGTTTCCTGAGTATACTGCTTCTCAAGTACTATTTTGTACTGAAGACCCTCATACTTACTGACAACAGAGTTGAACCAGTCAACCTCGTTTTCCTTTAACAAAACTCGAAAAAAGTCTCCCCTCTCCAGACCTGTATACAAAATATTGCCTAGAACATGATCACCAGTACACTCTTCAGATTTTTCAATAATCTCTTTAGTCACTGTATGAAACATTGGACTCTCTAAAGGCATGAAGTCAATCTGACATCTGCGGGCTGTATCAACAATGTAGAATCCCTTATGCTCCCCTTCATCACTAAATGAATGTTGTAAAGGTGCCCCAGTATACAGAACATGTTTGTATCCTCCAAGAAACTGTCTGCGGTGGAAGTGTCCTAGAATAATGTACTTAAAGATGTCGGGTCTTAAATCCTCCACAGAAAACGCATCTGCCATAACATAACTGGACTTTCCTATTAGACCACCAGACACTCCTAGATGAGCTAGTAGTAAAGGTTGGTTTTCAAATTGGGATGGATCTATACTATTAATATAGTCCTTGACCATTTGGGCATTTTTACTGTATCTACAACACACTACAGGGGTGCCATCATCTAGAATATAGTGATCTAGAGTATCTATTACAGTCATACCTTCTATATCTTTAAACATATGAAGAGAATGCTCTGGTAGGTCTTTGTTATTATGGTCATCATGGTTACCTGGAATAGCTAAGACCTTGATACCAGATGCACAAATCTCCTTAAACTTATCGTATATGCGATTCTGCACCACTGTGTCTACCCTGCCCCGAACGTGGAACATATCACCCGCAAATAAAATTTGAGTAATACCCATGTCCAGACAGTGTTCCTTAATCTGATCCAAAACATCTAGCAAGCTGTCAAGTCTGGTTGAACCTGTCAAGTCACTAACTTTGTCAAACTCTTTGTACTTATGAGCATGTAAGTCTGAAAATACTGCTATCTTCATTAATCCTCTACCTCCTCCACATAATAACCCATATCTTCTAGTAATTCCTTTAGTATAGATAGGTGGCACACATCCCTCTTATACTTAGGACAATAGCAAGCTATTGCTACATTCTTACCAGCATCAAGGTTCCTTCTAAGCTTTTTCATAGATTTCATAAAATCTTTACGTTTTGACCACTCATCTAACAGTCGTTCCGTATATCTTTCAAACCAACCTTCTTTTTTACCCTTAGTTCTATTATACTCTTTGGTAAATGTGACAAGCTCCCTACTTGGAGCTAATCCCGGAGTATGGTCCCACCACTCAAAGTAGAACGTCCCTTTGGGCTTACCTACAGCAAATAAATGAACATCTGCTCCCTCTACACTTTTACGGTTATGGATAGAACAAATCATCACTTTGCCCTTTCCATTTAAAGAAACTTCCTTCTTTAAAAGCTTCTCGGTAGGTAAATCAGCAAGGCATCTGTAACAACGATTAAAAATAGGGGTCTGAAAAACTTCAGACTCCCTACCTTTTGACTTACAAAATGGACACATCATGTAGATCAATCCTCCGCATATGCAGTCAATGTCATAGTAGAGTACTCTATGTCTCCAGACATAGTAATACTAGAAGTACCTGATCTATGTTTGGCTACATGCAGTCTCATTTCCCCATCTTCTTTCTCTTCTTCTGTTTGGCATAGAGCCATCATAAAATCAGCAATGTTGGCTTTATTAAATGCTTCCGCAAGGTCACCAATTGTAATAACTTTCTTATCTAGAGCACCCCTTGTAGCCTGACTTGCGCTCCACACAGGACAATCATACTCTGCGGCTAAATCACGCATATCTAAGTATACAGACTCTAGCTCAAAACGTTTATCTGAGTATGTTCGTCTTGGAGAAATAAGATCACCATAGTCAATGATGATAACATCTGGTACAAAGTTTCTCTCCATACGTAACTTAGTTAAATGTGATCTAATAGTGTTAATGGTGCACCCATTTACAGGGAACTTTTTGATAATAAGGTCACCATTTTTACCCCTATTAGAACCTGCTGTTTTTTGCAACATCTGGAGAGCTTTAAAAGCCCTACTAGCATTCTCTGGGTCAAGAAGATACTGGGTATCTTTTTGCAGTAGTCTATTGTCATATCGTTTTTCTACCTGTCTCTCAGGCATTTCCATGGTATAGTGGGCAACACTATACCCCTCTAGGACAGCTCCTGCTCCTATATTGGTCAGGGCTATAGATTTACCACGCCCCGGAGGAGCAATAACAATACCAAGTTCTCCCCCACCTAAGCCACCACCTAGGGTTTTATCAACACCCTCCATACCAGTTGGTATGCGTCTAACCCCATCAGTACCTTGGGCATACTCATCCATACGCTCTTTAGCACGATCAAAGTAGGAGACACCCAAATCTTCCATTACTTCTCCTACCTGAACAGCTTCTTTTATTCTCTCCTCTATTACTGAGTAGTCAACGTCCCGTGAATTGGCTCCTTTCTCAATGTCTTCTACTGATTCTAATATGGCTTCTTTTATTGCCGCATCCTTGGCAAATCTAACAATACTATCCTTGACATACTCACAGTCTGTTAAATCTTCATCCATTAAGTCAATTATTTCTTCCTCATACTGCTCCTTAAGCTGAGCTTTCTTTTTATTGCTCTTTGTAAGTCTCCGCACCTCTTCAAAGAGAACATGTATAGTAGGTGGGTTGACATCCGTGCCTTTAGACTTAGCACGAGAAGACTCCCTATCATAATGCTCATGAATTATCCTAGCCAGATCAATGTGAATCTCACTTTTGAAATAACTAGGCTTTAGTAACTCTTGGAAAGAGGTGTAAGCCAGTCTGTCCCTCGCCATAATGGACAGTATCTTTCTCTGGAAACTCTCTGAAAACTCATACGTATCGGACATAAAAATTCGGACCCCCTTGAATCATACTCACTACTAATTCAATCGGGTCCGCATAAAATTGTCTCCCATATACTAAAGGGTGATGTTAGCTGGTATATTATTCTGCTTTTCCATTTGCTGTACGTGTTTAGTGATGACGTCCTGCATCATAGGAGACTTATTGATTCTCCCGAACTCTAACTTAATTTTATCCATGTGCTTACCTCTCAAGTCTCCTGTGATGTCATGAAACCAAGGGATGCTCCACAAATAAAAAGGAGAAAAAGACATCCACCCCTGAAATATTATTAGTGCCTTATCTTTCTCCCTGTCGACACTGCCTTTTAGTTTGCGCTTAAGTAGCTCACAGTCCTTTTCTATGCTGGTTTTAATTCTGTCCTGTAAGGTTATAGTCTTCTTTTCAACTACCCTACGTTGCTTATTGGCATCTTTTTCATATTTTCTTCGCATTTCCCCGTAGTAGCTTATAAAGTACTTTAAGGCACTGTCAGAATACAAGCTGTTTGGATAAGGATATGGTATTTTCTTCCACCCCTTAGACCTTTTAAACTGAGCTTCTAAATATACCTTAGGGTTCCATTCTTTTAATCTGCATATTTCATAAACAGTTTCAAAATGTACCCAGTGCTTACCTTTCTCTGGATTTTTATAGGGCAAAGCTGTGTGCCCTGCCTTCTTAGTTGTCTCCTGAACTAACATATTATAGTGCTCTGCTATCTCTACTATGTCTTCAGTCCTTGTTTCTAACTGTATCTGTCGTAGCTTCATATAATATTTTAGTCGAGAAGGCAACTTTATACTTTTCCTAGGTATTTTAATAGGTTTGCGTATAAACTTCTCTGCCACTTTCAGTACCCCCATACTGTATGACGATATTGTTGTGTTGCGCTCTTTTTGTCCTACTTCGTAGGACAAAAATAAATTTTTTTTTTTTTTTTTTTTTTTTTTTTTTTTTTCTTTTTCTTTTAAAGTTTTTTTTTAAAGCTTTTAAAAAGGTCTTTAAAAGTCTCTTTTTCACTTTTTATACTAAAGGCTGAGCGCAACCCCAGCCTTTGTAGCAACATCACAGCTTTTTAACTTCAAATTCCTCGTTTTTGTAAGTCTGATATCTCCTAGCTGTGTGATCCACCAGAAATTCATTATGATAATCTAGAGCGTCATAAACCTCAAGACCACTACCATCTTCTTTCTTACGTAGACCCCTCCCAATTCTTTGCAGAATCTGTCTCATACTCTTGCCGCCCGCCATTAAAAACAGACAGTTAATACCAGACACATCCACACCTTCATCTAATATAGGTGTTGCTACCAGAACATCTAGAGAACCTTCATCCAGTCTATCAAGAACTGATTGCCTGTGTGTTTTAGTCATTTCCCCATGGGTGAAGTCTACTGTTACTCCTTGGTTCTGTAGCATGCTTAAGATGATCTCACCATGAGTTGTTTCGTTCACAATAATTAAACACTGTTTCCCTGATTTTGCTCTCTCCAGTACCTTATCAACAAACACTTGGTTTCTTTCTTGATTATTGATAATACCTTGATCCCTAGCGGTTTGATAGTCTACATAATCAACTGATTTAGTGTTCACAGGTAAGAAATATACTGTAGGCTTAGCTGAATAGCCATTATCTATTAGAAACTTGTTTGTTACTTTCTTGATAATCTTTCCCGTGCACCCATATAATCTGAATATGTTTATCTCATCTGAGTCCTCTGAATCATCCACTGTCCCAGTTAGACCATACCTGAAATAACAGTCTTCTAGGGACATGAAGATATTATACCAAGTATCTGAGGAGGAGTGGTGAGCTTCATCAGCTATAAAGCCAACTAGGGAATCCAGGAAACTTTTACCTTTATTATAACCCTCATTTAGCTTGTCCATTTGTTGTTTGGTGTATTGCTTAACAGCTTCTTGGGCACTTTTATATTCTTCTTTATATGACTTATCCCTTATGGATAATTCTTTTAGTCTTTTAGCCTCAGCCTGTAGGTCTTTTAATTTCTTTGTGGCAGTTGGTTTTTTAGGCTTTTTATAGTATTTTTGAATAGTAGGTATCATTACTACAGTGACCTGTTGTTCATCCCAAGTACCTGCCCCAATCTTGCCTACATTTATCTGTAACCTCTCAGATATCCTTTTAGCTGACTGGTTAAAGATTTCAGTAGAGTGAGTAAAGAAGGCTATTTTTTGACCCTCTTTTAGGTGAGGTAATATAGACTTGATTATGCCACAAGCAATCTCAGTTTTACCTCCGTTGGTAGCCACATTTATAATTCCTCTGGAAGCGGCAAGACCTTTTTCTACACATTCGTACTGGTAGTCTCTGAGGGTAATCTGACCCAGTTTTTTATGACTAAGTATGATTTCTTTACCAACTGAGTATTCAATCGGAGTTCTTTTGTCTACTATCTCATATTCTTCTCCATGTTTTTTAAGAGTTTTAGCTACATATGATAAAAGTCCCGTAGGGAACTGTCCTGTCTTCTTGTTTAAGAACCGTACTTTTCCATCCCAAAACCCTCTATTGTATGTTGAAGAAAACGAGAACCCCGGTTTTTCCACAGCCAGTGCTTCATTAAGGCGGTGCATAGCTTCTTTAGAAGCTTCTTTTATGGTTGAATGCACATTACCTAGCTCTATAATCGCCACAGCAGGGCACCTCCATTTTAATTTCTTCATATAAAAAATAATTGAATTTACCGAACTTTTCACCGTTGACCTAATTTTTTCTCATCTGGGAAGTGTAGTCAAATCAGTAGGGTACGGGCAGTGAAGATTTCAATGTATAAAGATGACAGTAGGGGAATGATAGGTGAATTTTTCGATTATCCTTATCCAATAAAAAATCCCTTGGATGGATTTCCAAGGGATTTTTGCCTATCATTATTCTACATTCTGGCTTAGACCATCAATTGAAAGTGTGGCGCCGATTTTTTTGGGCATCTTTTTAACACCCGCTTCAATCCCAGCAAGGATTTCGGTTTCAGTGATGCTTTTTAGTCCTTTAGAGTGTAGGATTTCCACAGCTTTCTTAACAGCATAATCACGTTTTTCTAGACCTTTGGCACCTGATAGCTCTTTCTCAGCTAGGTTAACCACAGCATCAGTAACTGCGTCTACGATTCCAGTTTCATCCTTTTTCTTGATTGTGTTAAGTACCTTGACCGCTTTAGCAGACACAAGGGATAACAGAGCACCAAGAATAATCACAATAATCTCAACACCAGCTTGTACAAGAGCGTTTACAAATTGTTCCATGTGTTATTCCTCCTTTAGGGGGTCAGGGTCACTTTACAGTGTACCCTGCCTCTTTTAAGTCTTTTTCCAAGGCTTTACGTGTAGCAGGACCATAGATACCATCAGTTTTCAGACCACTTTTAGTGCTTTGGTACCTACGAATAGCATCTTGTGTCTTAGGACCCCAGTACCCATCAATACCATTGTTCTTTGCTCCCTTATCTGGGTAGAAATACAGAGCTGAGGTAGCTGTTTGTACATTCTTGATGTCAGAGTGACTGGAGCCACTAGACACAACCCCTTTAGGGAGAACAATAGTACCCTTAGACTTTTTTGAGCTAGATGGCTTTTTGTAGGATTCAAGTTTAGCCTTAGAGGTTGGACCATAAAGACCATCAGCAGAGATACCTACAGATTTCTGGAATGCTTTTAGAGCAGACTCAGTTTTAGCTCCGAAGATACCATCAGCCTTCCCGACACTGAAGCCAGCCGCATTAAGCTTTTCTTGCATGGTTTTAACAGCAGAGCTGTTGTCACCCTTAGACAAGTAGTTCTTCTTGGAAGAACCAGAAGAGCTTGAAGATGTGCTAGGCTTACTTACAGGATTTTTGACTTTAGAAACTAGTTTAGGGCGTTTACCTGCACGAAGTTGTGCTGTAGATAAACCTCCAGTCATTTCTAAGTGAGGAGCGTCATAGAAACTCTTCCAGTCTCCACCCCATTCAAAGCCTAGATCTTTAGCAATCTGAGCAACACGCTTCCAATCAGAGTTAACATTCCAGTGTGCTTTACCATTGTCGTCATACAAGAAATAGTCAACTGCTAATCCAAAGTTGTGGTTAGAGTACCCACCTCTAGCATTTGTAACAATGCTACCTGGTTTTGTACGACCTTGGGCGTACAGGGCGTTTTGCTCTGCATAGGAACGGTATCCAGCAGAATACTGAACCCAGATACCTTCTTTGTATGCTCTTTTGATGACTTCAATGGCGGACTCATATACTACCTTGTTCAGTCCTGAAACACCTAGTCTTTTGTTGGACTTGTCAATAAGTTCCTGTAGTGTAAATGGTGCTCCCACATCACATACCTCCTTTTAATATTATAAAATAAAAAATGGGCATAAGATATGCCCACATAATACTATTTCTCATGATTGTCTTTTTCTAATGTATCTGTAATCTCCTTTACGGCGTCTACTTTTTGGTCAATCTCATCTAGCTTTTGATCTACCTTAACCTTTAGAAAATTAGGTAACTTTATTCCCATTTCACCCACATTTTCAAAGATTGACTTTAGTTCTGTAAACATATACCAATAGTAGATTAAGGCTATAATAGGGACAAAAGACGCTTCGTACTTACTAGTGACAATAACAGCAGTCAGCAAAATCATATAAGCTCCTAACTTAGAAACAGAGCTTCTAAGTCTTTTACTGCTTATAGGGACACCTTTGTATTTTGACTTCATTATTCCAGTAATGAAATCCAGTACAAACAGCATGAGGAAACCCCATACCATTTCTCCATAAAAATTCTCTATGACTGATATGACTGCTCCGATTGAACTGAGTATCATTTTTGTGTGGAAATCGTTAAACAACTGACCAAAGTAATATCTCATGTCCCCACCTCCTGCCTGCCTTCCATGTGTATATTCCATAACAACACCCCTGTACGTAAAGAGTAATGATTGGTGACACCTTTAAAATCAGAAGATGGGGAGAATTTTGATAAGTAATCACTAGGATGTCATGAGCATATCTTATATCAATTGGTTACCCGTTACCGTATCTGTAGAGTGTGAAGCTATAGTTCCATTTATAATTTTATTAGCAATAATTTTAGTGCCTGTAGAAGTTGTGTTGGTAGTGATTGCGTTTTTCATGGCGTTTCCAGATATACTATACATAGTGTTATCTATAATGGAGGAATTTGTTGAGTACTCTATATAGATACCATAGCAAGTGGTATTGGAGCGGTTCATACTAATGCGGTTACCAACAACATAATGTTTATCCCCATTCAACTGTATGGCTGAATAAGAAACAGCTCCTTCTATTGTATTATCTAAGACTTTACAAGTGGCTTTGTAGGAGTATATTGGAGTTCCTGTAAAGTCTTGGACATAGTTACCTCTTATAGTTGCCTTTAAAGTTGTACCAGTGGCTTGAATAGCATACTCTGCTTTATATCCAAGATCACTAATATCTCCCTGTACTAACACATTGTTTTCTACAATTGCAGAGGTTCCACCCACTTGGATACCAATACCCACACGCTTGATATAGTTGTCTTTAATAACAACGTCTGAGGTACTTTGAGAGTAGACACCCATCTTAGTTTCGGATATTCTGTTACTTAAGACAGATATATCTGATCCCGTGAATAATCGTATGCCTTGACCATATTTTGTAGTGTCACTTGTTGTAACAAAGCCACTAACTACGTTACCGCTTATGACTACTTTATTTGTCGCCCAAGTAGCGATACCAACATTGTCATATTGATAAACTTTGTTTCCTGTTACTAGTACATCAGCCCCACGTGTATCAATTCCTGTGGAGAATCCTGTTACTGTATTATTTGATACAACTGAGTTATTGCCTGGAAAACCATTAGAGACACCTAGACCTGTGATGCCCACATCAATTTCACAAGCAAAGCTATCCAGCTTCTTGACTACGTTATCTGAAATAACAGTTTCTGTGCCAAATCCATAAGAGAGGTAGCTATCAACATGGTTATTGGTAATGATTACGCCATAACCATTGAAGTTACAAATAGAAGCCTTTTTGCTACCCACCACATAGTTGTCTTTTACTGTGATATTAAGTGGGAATTCATAGTCAATATCTCCTTCCCCGTAACCCTCAATATCAATACCGAATTTCGGGGTGACTCCCTCAACACCAGCATTAGTTAGGGTGTTGCCCTCTAGGATGATATACTCACACCCAGTAACAGAAATATTGTTTCTGCGAGAGCCATCAATAATACATCTTCTAACAACTACATTAGTACTAGTGCGATAATTGGGGTCTGTAGCTAAACCTATAGGGGAGATTATAACACCATCACCGATACACTCACTGATCCTGACGCCTTCCACGACTATGTTGTTGGAGGCTTCTATACAGATTCCAAAGCCCCACTCATTTGTTTCTTTGTTCAGGGTTTTGTTATAGGTGTGGTTGGCTTTATCTCCAATAATTTGACCCCCACTAATAGTAACATTGGATGCTCTGCCAACATAAAATGCTGAGTATCCCCAAGAATCATTTGGAATAACTTTGATGATGGTATCATAGTCCATGACTATATTGACGTCACTAGGTACAACTATTCCACCATTGCGCCATACATTATACTGAGTGCTCCTGTTTACCCCATCTATCATGTATGTCCCTGAGGGGATGTATGCTGTGTCATACCCGTTGTCCTTGATCCATTTTAGTGCCCTATTCATAGCGGCAGTGTCATCTGTTACTCCATCACCTTTTACCCCAAACTTAGTGACATCAATTTGAATATTATTGATATCTCTTTGTATATCTGGTGTGTGGTCCATAGTATACCTCCTTGTATAATGTCAATTATAAAAATCCAGACAAGGAATAAAAAGGAAAAGCAGGTTATATTAACCTGCTAGATTATGACTATACTAATGCCCCTGTTGCGTTTATCCAAGCCATGCCGTTCCACCATATAGGTATCCCTAGATTGGTATCAAAGTACATCATGCCAATGTCGGGATTGGTAGGGCGCTCAGCCCTAGAGCCTACTTTTGTAAGTCTATCCATCAGCTTGTTATGAGAAGCAGTTAGATCATGTATTGAATCTGTGTACTCAACCTTTTTCATACTCTAATACCCCCTTAATCAGTTGTGCTACCTTCTCCAGTAGTGGTGTCTCCTGTGCTGGGAGTAGTGTCACTCGCTGGTTCCTCGGTGATAGGTTCTCCTGTTATCGGCTCCTCTTCAGTTATAGGTTCTTCAGTTATAGGTTCTTCTGTAGTAGGAGGGGTTTCTTCAACTGGGTCTGGTTCTGGCATCTGCTTTACCCCTCTCAAGATATCAACCACATACCACAAATCGCTTTCACGATAAGCATCCTTAGGTTTTCCTTCCCCAAACACAGAATGTTGAGACATCAGGAAGTCAAAATTCTCATTGAAGATACTATAGCTTTCCTTAGATAATACTTTGTTGTCAGCATCTAAGTAACTAACAGATACATCAACTGTATTTCGGTCCCTATTGTCTATGATGTTGTTAATTTTCTCGTTTACAGCAGTTACCTTTTCAGTGATGGTCTTTGGAATGTAGATATCTTTTTGAGTCGCTCTCATTTTATATTCCTCCTAAAGTATTAAGATGAAGTCACGTTAGTTAAGTTGTTAGACTGTGTGCAGTTTGTACTATCAGTGGTTATGGCTACAGCTGACAACATTAGTGGTGAACTTTCCGTGATCACATTATTTATTACCATGACATAACTACTTGCAGTTACTACACATATACCATGATAAGTTTGGGATGCATCTATTGAACAGTCAAGAATTGTGTTACCGCCAACATTTATAGAATTACAAGCCTCAATTCTTATCCCATGTTGACCACATTTTTGACCTGTGTTGCCTGATATCGTTGCTCCTGTGCAATTTGCCAAGTATGTGTGGTTGAGAGCATTGTGTGATATATTACCTGTAATAGTGGCTCTTGTACAGTACGCACCATAGAATAACCTCCTAGAACCTTCACAGATATTGTTTCCGACTACCACATCTTCACCATAGACTACATCTATTGAGTTGTACCCTGATGGGGTATTATATATGGAGTTGCCTCCCACAGTTATTCTCTTATTAGAGACCACCTTAGAGGTATCGGCATCACGATATCCTGCTACATATATTCCGTGGTCATTACAGTTTATCATGGTGTTATTGACAACTTTAATGTCTTCTCCACCTTGAGTGACACCAGATTGCACCCCATTAGCATCCTCCGTATTGACAGAGTTAGGAGTAGGAATGACATAGGCAAACGGTCGATTGCAGTTTTCAAACACGTTACCTTCCACTAGCAATTGAGACCACTTATAAGCTCTAATTCCACCATACGTACAACCATCGAATCTATTATTCCTGATAGTGATGTTGTGGTTCCATTTGTCATGAACAGCTCCATGGTTGCCAATCCCAGTAGCCCAACTGCCTTCTGTATCACTGGGACCAAAATAACACCCTTCAATAAGTACATTTTTAGTTTCAGTCCTGTCATACGTGCCAAAGGCAGGGAAGGACCCTGGTGTACAAACGTCTAACTGAATGGCTTCTACATAGTTACGACTCTGGTTGGTGAGCCGGAACCCTAAGAATTTACAGTCTTTAATGACTAGACCATCAGTGGCGTTTATATCTAGGGCATGATTGTCTCGTATATTCTTGAAGGTAACGCCCTCAAATCGCAAATTTCTACAGTGGTTTATTCCACAAATGGTGTTATTTACCGCAGAGAAGTTAGCTATGTTTGCGTCAAAAGTACCACCAATAATAGTAATGTTTCCATGACCATTATATAAAGTAGCAGTTGTTGATGACGCTGGGTCAGCATTGTAAAACATAGAGTTAGTATTCGCCGCCCTTAATAACACGGTATTCTTAGACATCACAATTTCAGTGTTAGAATATACATACAATATACTCTTCAGTGCATATGTTCCTGAAGGTATGCGGATTTTAATACCTCCAAGAGTTAAAGCCATGTTTAAGACCTTTTGAATAGCAGGAGCATCATCTGTCACTCCATCACCTTTAGCTCCATAGTCTTTTACGTTATACTCCTTTTGTTCTGCCGATGCCGTTAACTTCTTAAATGTGTTGTCCATAGAAGAAGTCATATTAGCTTGTATGGTATCCATCCTCTGTGTTGTGTTCTGTTCAACTTGGTTGACCCTAGTTTCGGTATCGTTTTGCAAACTTGTCATCTGTTCTGACAGAGTATTTTCAAGGTTGTTCATCTTATTAGGATAAGTCTTCTCTATCTCAGAGATTCTGCTGTCAATTTCACCATACCCTAACAGCTTTCTCATGTCTATTTCATCTGACCCGCCTATCTCATGAGTTACCGCATGAGACCCACTAATTGGGGTGGCATTACCAAGCCATGTAATTTCTACTTTAGTACCTGCTGGGACACCTTCGGCTAAGTTTATACTATCCTCACTAGATTCACTAAACCCTTCTCTAGAAATAAGCTTGATTCCAGAGACATATACGAATATAGTCTTGGTGTTTGGAGTGTATTTACCATCTATGATAAACTGAGTCTGTCCCTCGGTTGCCGTAAATGCTTGAGTATAAATGGCTGTTCTGAGGTCTTCAGGACCTTGTACCTGATTTGCAATATACTCTAGCAACTCTTGAGACAACTCATGCTGGGTAATCTTTCCAGTCATTTGTCAACCCCCATTTCTCTATAGTATTACTGAATTTTAGTTGTTACTAAAGTTCCATCATTTGTCACACCTACTTGCCACCCCGACCCGTCAGGACTTTCTACAATTACAACACCGTCATATTCTCCTGATATGACTGTTTTAGTAGTCACTAAAGCACCTGTGTTGTCCACAGTAAGTTTCCACGTACTTTGGTCAGGAGCCTTAAGGATAACACCTTCCCTATTTGTTACATTTTCTAGATTAGAAATCCGGCTCTCGTATTCTTGGTCGTTTGTTTGTAAGCCTTGCACAGTAGAGTCCATTTCCCCTAGACTAAATTTGATGTTGCTAAGTTGTCCTTCGTTTTCATCTGCTCTGGACTTCAACTTATTGATGTCCTCGGTGTTAGTACTCACATTACCTATATTGGTTTGTAGAGAGTCATATACCTCATTGATGGCTTTAACTGCACTTTCTTTATTAGCTGTCTTAAGTGTGGATAAGCTTCCCACCTTGTTATCCGGTGCGAGTTTAGAATCAGCCACACTGTTAGGTGCTAGTGTCGAACCGTCAGCACCGTTTGATACAGGCTCTTTAACTTTTTTCAGAACTGTGAACAACAGCTTATCTCCTGCTATCACTGAATAGTTAAGTATGACTTTTGTACCATCTTCATTAAGACTCCATTGATCCCCTTCATATAGGAATAAATTATCATGGTATAGGTGTAGTCGATCTGTAAGGTAACTATACTCAGGAATAGGTATGGTGATTTCACTCTCACCATCTTGGGTAATAGTATAAAAAGTTTCTATACTAGCCATTGTAGGGTTTACAGAGCTACCCGGAACGAGGACTAAAGCTACTAGGTCAATTACTGTTCCTGCTTCCCACACCCCATCTACCTTTTTAATAGACAGACCATCTTCGGTAAACGTGTAGTCTCCTCCATGAGCAATAAAGGTGCTGTTTTGATATACCCACAACATGTCCTCAGCACGGTTGTAACCCGTTATCCCAATTTCTATAGTGTTAGTGTCAGTGCTTACAGTGACCCTTTTCTCATATTTTTCATAGGAAGGTGGTTCTGATAGTTGTCCTCCTTGCTCATCACCACTTCCAAGGCTAGTAAATGCACCCTTTAAGTATATTTTAACTATCTTAGTAGTTGGATTATACCACAGAACTCCGTCCATCAGACCAGTTGTTGGTTCTGTTTCTGATATAATAGGTATGGCAACTGTGTTGGCTACCTCTAAAGGGTCCATCATGTCATTTACTCTATCCATTATCTGCTTAACTGTGTCATTAACAGTAATAGGATTGGGTTGGTACGCCATATCCTAAGCACCTCCTTATTTTTCCAATCCATTTAAAAAATAGCTTTGGGGTAGAGAAATAAAAAGACCAAGGCTACTAGAGCCTTGGTTTCTAATTATTAGGAAATACGTGGTCCTATCCTGTTTATATACAAGTAGTTATATCTAAAGCTGTCATTATCACTTTCCCATGTCCGTATCTGTGACGACTTGTTTCCGCAATAAACCCGTATATAAAAGGAGTCTCCCTTCTTGAGGTTTAACACAACAGACCCATTTATAGATTGATCTTGATCGTACTTAACATAATCCCTCATTTGTGCGAAAGTAGATAGAACGGGTGTTTGTGTAGTTAGACCTGTGTAAGCATTTATTTCTATATTTTGGTAAACATACCCATCAGAGGTATTTTGACTATCCATCCTAAATCTAAAACCACAATCGACAACATAACGACCATCATAAGGTACTGTTATTTTACCTGTAGAGGTGTTATACATTTTCCAATAATCTGACCTGATCCTACTGAAAACTATCGTATTCGTTTGTTGATAATCTAGTGGTATATTAGCTCCTGCGTGTGTCGAGGCAGCCAGTGATACAGGATGTTCTGGTTCTACCTCACCTAGATTTTGCCAAGTGCCTGGAGTACCCGCAGTTGTACATACCCACCCTCTTTTAGATAATATATCTGGCTTGGAGTTCACTATGATGTCTCCAACATTCCAAGTTCCTGTTGTTGGGGCACCTGTATGTTTTTCTATATTTCTAACTACCAGTTTTGTATTATCCATGCTGTTTGAGTCCAAACCCTTCATAACCATTTCCAAAGTATTCTTGCTATACGTACTTGTTATCTGGTCCATGAGTTTTTTGTGAAGGGTGTTGCCGTTGTTATTACTTTTTAGTTCTAACTGTAGACCATTAGAAGTGATGTCAAAGAAATACAGAAGGCTGTATTTTGCCACGTTTTCAACTCCAGAATATTTTACTGGGTAAAAGTGACAACCTGACAAGGTAACCCTAGCCCCCTCCATATTATACGCATACATCTCTGTAGACCCTGAGCTGAGGTTAGGAGCTATATCACAGTCATGTAATGAGTATATGCCCATGCTTGGACCATTATCATAGGCATCAATAGCCCTAACCTCACTATCACGGATGATCATCCTAACTCTAGCACATTTAGGCTGAAGATGTAGATACTTACAGTTAACAATCTCAATTGTAGGTGCTAAATCTTCTGGACCATAAAGAGCTGTAGCGCTAACAGGCATATACATGTGAGTGTCCGTAACAGACTGGGGTTCAGATACAATGTCCTCTGTGTCAACACTCTCAAACCTATAATATGCATTGGTTACAAGACTCTCTGATGAGCTTCCGTAAGAGTGATTACCTAAAGGAGATCTAAACCCTAGAGGAGTTAAGGTAGTTAATAGCCTAACACCTCTAGACCTACCTGCTACCCTAACACCTTTGAAGATCATACGTGCTGGCATATACACATTGTTTGTTCCTGTAGACCTCTGGTTATTATGGTCAAACAAGTATGCTAACTCAGAGTTTGTCACTCCTGTATAGTCTAACAGTAAGTCTTCTACTAAGACTGTCTTACCAAAATACACCTTGTATCCGTAGTCTACAGACTTAGGATTGAACTTAAGAACTGAAGTGATTGTGTTAGCTGGAACTACAAGCCTACACCCCTTAACACGAATATCACCTTCCCAAGTGGAACCGTAGTCCTGACGGAAATTTACTAGAACATTTGTATACGCAGTAGTGTTCTCAATGTTGAGCTTACCTCCCCCTGTCAGGGATATGCCTTTTTCACCAATCCTAGAGTTGGTGACATTAATGTCCCAAGCATGAAAGCGTATATCAAGACCATTAAGAACACAGTTTTCTATGGATACATCCTTGAATAGACTTGCCCCGAATACTCCCCAGCGAGAGCTAACTCCCTCAGAAGTTATGTTACGGAACACACATTTGAGAGCCATAGAACCACCAATACCATAGGTTGACAAAGCCACTCCGTTTACAGACACATACTTTCTAGGTAAAACACGAATGTTTTCTAGAGTTACATCATAAACAGATGTAGGCTGTAAAAACCAGTATCGGATGTAGGCTGTAAAAACCAGTATCGGATGCTGTGGGCTTGTCTGAAGCACTGTCTTCAATACCTACAAACTGGTTCTTAACTATTGTCCTAGACCTCTGAATAAGAATACCTCCAGTGGTTTGGTCACCTGTAGAAGCGGCAGACAAGTTACCAGATAGTAGAAAGATTCCGCCCTCAAATGTGAGATAGCTCTTATCCAACCTTCTTACAAGACCAGAGGTAACATCTTTAAAGTCCCACGTAATATCTCCCACAATTCTACCGCCTTCTTCAATAATGAAGAAGTCTTGCATATCCCAACCTGAATTAGGGTTTTCACTTTGTCTATTACCAACTTTAGTATTTGAATCAAACACCTTGATAAAAGACCCTGCGTACTTTGCCAATTCTGCAACGTATCTCGTGCCCTTTTTAAGACTATTTTTGATTGCTGTCAACTCGTCATTAGAAAGTGGATTCTGACCGTATTGAGACATAATAATATATATATTTCCCTGAGTTGCAGGTGTTTTTGACTCATCAATATGAATTACTGTTTGTCCTAAGTTGGTGTTTGTTCTTACTGGTACATATCTTTCTGACTTAAAGTAGAATTCACCACTAGGGTTATATACTGGGAGACCAACAGAGTTAGCATACTCATGGGCACGCCTGATGTATGGACCATCATCCGTAACCCCATCACCCTTAGCACCAAACTGCTTGTAATTTACTGGATCGGTGGACAAAGAATGGAAGTGTAGGGTATCATTGTACTTTATGATGGAACCTCCGTCTTCTACTTGAGTATCAGAAGTTTTGGCTATTGCATATATTGAACCTCCACCATCATTGATGGCGTAATATCCCATAGTCTGCACTACCATACCCTCTTCTAAATCAGTAGCCTTCTTTGCTTCCTCTAGTGATGGGTATTGCTTTATATAGTTTGCTTTAATGTAGATAACTTGATTTTTAAGGTCTTCTATATCTTTAATGGATGTGTCAACCTTATCCCCATCAATATCCTGAACAGCTAACATTAGCCTATTAAACCTCACGGTTAAGTCACGTATAGTGTCGTCTTCTGTTAGAATTTCAGCTTGGTATGACATAGCCTACCTCCTCCTAAGAATCTCCTTTTGATTGTTCTAAAATCGCTTTAACCTCATTAAGAGCCTTATCTAACTCTTCCTTAGTCCTTTTCATTTCTTCTTTATCCTTTTCAAGCTCTGCTTTAGACTTTTCAAGCTCTGCTTTTAGCTCTTGTACAGCTTGTTCTTCTGGCGTTGGGTCAAAAATGATAGCTCCAGATTCCCTATCTATTCTTCTGATTGGCATTTAAATCCCTCCTCATAATAAAAAGGGTAGAATATATTCTACCCTTTTAAATATTTATTTGATGACGTTGATAAACTTACGTGCTCTTGGTCTGATCCAAGAACTTTCCGCACTCATGTCTACCCTAGCTCGGAAGTTTATAGCATTTGCTTCTGAAGGGACCTGATATTCATAGGTAAACCTAGTAAATTCGTTGGTGACTTGCGTTTCATCCACCAGAGTACCTACAAACCAGTTAGTGTTGTCATAAGAGAACTTAGGAACTACACTTGATCCACTTGGAACATAAGCTTCTATACTTTGCTTTACTGTAGTATATTTCTGAGACATCTGAATATTCCTACTGATATAAGAACCTTCAAGAGCTGTAAGAAACCCTACAAGTGAAAAGCTGTCTAGTGCTAGTATAGGAGATACATAGATGTTTGACTCAAAAGTAGCCCTCAACTGGATAGACTTGGCTTCTAATAAAAGGTCCTTATCTTCATATGCTGAGATTGGCTGATAAGAGCCATCATCAATCTTCATTTCCCATGAGCATCCTGTACTTTCCATAGTTAGGTAGTCAGCTAAGAGAATAAGTCTGTCAACACCACTGTCAGTATTAATCTCATCTTCAAAGTTGAAAGGCTCAAACTCAACTACACCTTTCTCAGCAAACCTACAGGTATACACATTAAATTTCATGTCCTCTGTTTGGTGCGCTGTCCATGTGATAGCATTAGATGAACTGAATAGAGTACCCGACAGTAAAGGTTGTCTAGATACAACCTCTCCTGTGTTGAGGTCTTTACCACCTAGTTCAGCTACGTGCATGCTAGTGATACTACTGTCTGTGAGCACCACCACACAGTACTGGGTGTTGGCTTCACATAGGATTGGGTCATCAAACCAAACCCTAGTTTCTATAGTTCCTTTATCACTAACATTTATATCGCTTGGAGTTAGTACTGTTTCCCCATAGACGATCTGACCAGGATATCCATTGACCATATTTCTGATCTGAATAGTGGCATTTAATGTAGGGTCTTTTTTAGCAAAGTACAAACCTACTGACGCAACCATTCGATTAGAGTCAAACTGGAAAGATTGGGCTAATGGGTCAACAAGGGTAGCTGTTATTCTTCTTGTAAGAATTGTGTCTGTAACCGTCCTCTTAAGACCGTTTGCAGTGTAGGAGCCTGTACCAGTGTTTTGAGAGTTTTTGATTACTACTTCCCTTGTACCAGTTCTCACCCCGGATGGTACTGTAAATTTACCCTTTGCTACTCCTTCTGAGTCTGCCTTAAGGGTACCAGATATAGTACCTTGGTACTTGCTATTGGATGGCTTTACAGATATAAGTCTACCATCAAAGTAAACCTCAAGATTGTCAGCAAAAGGTATAAGGTTTGAAGCCTCTATCTCTACATCTCTCTGTCTCATGTAGGTGATAGATTCCTCCACCACTTGTCTAGTTTTCTCTACTACACTACCCGTCTTGACTTCCCTCCACGCCCCAGAATAGTTTTTACTTCCATCATCCCATTTAATGTTGTCGAATATCTCTTTTTCTTTGGCGTTGTAGTCATTACGTTGGTGTGCCCAAAGCCTTCTTAGGTTTACTGTCTCAAACTTAACTTTCTCGATGAGAATATTAGTTTCCTCAACCCAGTTATCCACCGCAGGATCAAGTTTCAGAATAGCCATTTTGTTAAAAACATTATATGGGTTTACTAGCATAACCTTTGTGCTGAACGTCTGCTGTATTTCAGCCACTTCTGTTACAGGTGATGTAACTAACCTACCCCAAACTTTGTGAAGATTTCCGGCTAGAACTGCGGGCTGAGAAGGAACTGTTGCCTTAGTAGGTAAGTATATTTCTCCGTCCTCTAAGGAGTAAGCTATGCTAAACTCAGGGTGTACGGTATCTCCCTTTGTCACACTAGTGAAGCTGTCAGAAAATACTCCTTTAAGCTGTGTGACTGGCTCTCCAGACAAAGCTTCCTCATCTAGTGCAGAGATAGCTTGGTTATATTCTACGTCATTAAGACGATTAATAGCATCTTGCAAGTCTTCCATGCGGATTCTAGTAATGGCGTAGCTATTTGTAATACAGTCACCTGAGTTAGGAGGTAGATATATAGTGCCAAGGTGCAACAGTTCTGGGTCATTGTTTACAGGTGTGTTGATCTGATCTGCTGTATCACTTTGACCTGTAGTTATTCTTATGTCCCCATTTTTATCTAGGGAGATAAGGTCTTTACGGGCTAAGAAGAATTCATAATCATATCGGAACTGCGTCCCTAATACAGGTCTGTCCCCACCTGACAGAAATTTAATATAATCTTTGTTACCTTCACGAGATAGGTTATAATCAGTTCCTTGTACAAAGGTCTTATTATACTTATAAGTTACGTAGTAAGTTGTACCTCCATCAGGCTCAATACTGTTACCAAAGTTTAGTGACCAGTCTACAGTTTGGTTGCCTGTAAGTTGGTAATCCCTACCTTGAACATATTCAACTAATATTTCTCCAGTAGAAGGGTCTTTTGTGTGAACAGATGTAATTTCTACTACAGGAGTCTTATTAAGGTAATCCTTACCCCCTGGTACGCTACCTCTAGTCTTTTGTTCTTCAACCACTTCTACAGTACCCTCTAAGCTTGTTACAACCTTAACTGGGTAGTTACTAATCTCATATGTTGTCACATTTTGGCTGTAAATCCTTGGTTCGTTTTGTACTGTCCTAGTTGATAAGGATTTAGGCACGATTACCTTAGAAGATGTTGGCTTGATGATTTCAAAACCCATAACATACGCTTTACCTGCTTCTACGTTTAGGGTAACCTCTTCATCATTACGATCTTCAGACCAAAGAGTAAGACCGCTAACCTTATAGTTTCCAGACTCATCATAGGTACGTCTAGCCAATGTTTCAGCTAGTGCATCTGACTGAGGTCTTGCTGTGTCTATATATAGCTGACCATCCATGAGTTTACACACTACTGGACTAGTTGGATCATTTAGGGTTAGCTTAGGGTCAGATTTAATGCGATGTGCACCCTCTTCCCCATAGTTGTCAAACCCCTCGGCTGGCTCTCTTAGAGAAGGGTCCTGTACTTCCGTTACAATAGTCTGATCTAGTTTAACACAAATCTCTTCTAAGCCTTCACCTGTAATGTCTATCGACTGCTTACTGAATATGTGGATCAAACCATCAAGATACACCAAACCGTCCTGTACAGTGGCTACATTATCCTTAACAGACAAGGACATGCCAGATACAATGTTACCTTCACTGTATTGAGTATTAGCCAGACGTTTTAAGAAGTCCAGCAAGAGAGTTTGAACTTGTGTAAACTCCCTTGCTTGTTCTGCACGCCCTGGTACAGCTAGTAATTGGGTGTACTTTTTGGCTGGATCATAGTCATCATAGTACGGGGACTTATTTACATCAACCATGTAGACTCCTCCTTAAGTTTATCTTAAAATTCGATGATCATTGTAAGTTTTTCTTTCTGATCTTCTAGCCTGTTAGAGGGCTTTCTGTTATCAACAACCTCTAAAACCCCTGCATTTTCAACATCATCTGGGAGTAATGCAGTCTTACCTAGGTCTACATCTTCTTTGATAACTAAACCTGTGTATACTCCAATTTGCCTATAAAATCCTAAAGGTAACTCGTCATACTTGATAGTAGTTTCAATATATACCCATTTGGCTTTTTTCGTGTAAGCTTCCTCTTTAGCCACAGGCTTCCAATTAGACTCTCTATAGGAAATGGTTCCTGAGTCATCAGGGACAACAAGCTGAATAGAATCAAGCTTCTTAAATCCAATAAGCTCATCTAAGCTTGTCATATCAGAATTTGGTGAAGGCGGGTTATTATCATCTTCCCAAGGCGATGTTCTTCCAATAGCAAAGTAAATATCCTGCTTACCAAAAAAGTCCAGTGCCCTACTTACGTGAGCACCTATTGTTGTAATAGCCATTTATATTACCTCCTAGACATTAGTAGTTTCAACTTGGGCAGGGTACTGCTCAACCACAATTGGTTCATATAGCTGTTTAACAGTCAAATCTGATCCCGCTAGTACAGGGTTATCTCCAGATGATAGGTGTTCAATACTATATTGACTGTCTCCAATGATTTTTAAGGAACCTGCGGCGTAATGATCTATGGTCATAAAGCCAGCCAAGTCATTATACTTAAATGCATCTGCTGACTGAGGTTCTTCAGCAACAAGATGAGCGGTCAACTGACTTTCAACTTCTATATTCTTAGGCACAACTTGGTTTGTTTCAAAGTTGGTGATGGTCTGCTCATAAATATCTCTTAAAAGAGTATAAGACCAAATGGAGTTCTGAAAGTCTAGTTTAGCGGTTAAGTTTGATTCTTTTTCATAATCCGTGAATAACACCTTTGTACCGGAAAGGTTAAATAGCCCATTTTTGACTGAGAATCTTTTAGACGCCCTTTTCTCAAAAGTAGGCTCTGTAGTCCTTGTCATGTCTGTTATTGGGGGGTTCTTACTGAACATTTCTAGTACCAAACCATCTTGTAACAATTCATCTACAAAAGTAAAATATAGCTTGACACCTGCACTTTTTAACTTTAAAAGTATCTTTATCAGCACAGGGTCTACAGACCTGTTTAGGTGTATGTCCACTATATTCCTTCTGTAATAGGAGCCATCTGTAAATTTATCTGGACCGGAAAAGGCAGATATACTGAACCTACGTACATTCACGTATGGTTCATATATCCAGACCTTAAGGTTTGGATCATAGTTATAGTATGCTCTAATAGCGTCTAACAGGGCAGGTATGGTATTCTTAGGTTTGGTGACTACAGCTAGTATTCTTTTACGGTATTCTTCATCTGTCTCCTCTGATCCTCTGTTTACGTTAAACCAGCTACCCCATTCATCTAACCAGTCCCCTGTAGCTGTTTTAATAACATACTGCAAATCTAAGTTTTTCAGGTCATCAGATAGACCGTTAAGGGATTGATCTAGGGCATCTGTAACATGCTTGAGATCACCAGTAGATCTCCTATTGAATATCTGATGAAGCCTATCAATTATCTTCACTGTAAGTCACCCCCTACTCCTGTATGTTCACCGTTATTGTACCTGGTCTAATGATTTCGTTGTTTGCTACTTGAACAACATTATCCATATCTACAACTACGTTGACTATAGACAAATCATCTATGTTCATAATATGCTTAATTAACTCAGCCTTTACTAGGCTTTTTGATACAGGGAAATAATTTAGGAAAGTGGTTACTGAGTTTACGATCATGACCCTATAACTCTCTTTGTCCACGTCATCAGTAAGGGTTACAGTTACCGTTACGTCTGTTAACTTTTTGATTACAGGCTTAACAGATACCTCTACCCCCGCCGCCTTATAGTTGATAATATTATCCTCTACTCGTGCCTTGAGATCATCAGGTAAATCCCCTTTTGAGTCATGTACATATACTCGAACTAACCCTATGTTATCCTCTACATACACACCTGCAACTCCTTCAACACTAAGTACACCGTATCTAACCGCATCTACTGTAGCCTTTGCAAGAGTGTCTATATAACTGGAAAACCTCTTTTTCCTATCCTGTCTAGTTTCTTCTTCAGCCCCGTTATAGAAACCATCGGGATTATAGATTGACTCAACAAATGCTAAGGGTTGTAGAGCAATTTTAATAGAATACTGAGGTACGTTACCAATTATTCCTGCATCAGTACACTGGACATTTAAAACAACTGATGTATATCCTGCAAACGCTATCGTGTCTTCCGTTACTTCAAAGGAGATAATTTCTCCTTTAACAGGGACGGTAGAAACTATATATCCCTTAGGGATAATGATATCTTGGGGAAGCTCAGTCTTAAATACCATAACTACCTGACCTGAAGCCTTTACAGCAGGTCTTCGTTCAAAGTCAAAACTATGAAATATGGAATTCTCAATTGCATAAGAGAATCCCATTTTCATCTGGAAATAGATGGACTCTATTTCAATGGCTACTGCTTCCAAGAAGCTCCTGATCACTGACCCCACATAGAAGTTGGTGATATTGGAGGTGTTCTTTACCCAGTTTGCCATAGAGTTAAGAATCTCATTAAATGTCTTAATTTGCAAGTTCATCACCCTCCAACTGCTCATTTATACTAATGGCTACTGTGGACGTTACTATAGTACAGTTTATAGTTACTCCTGTAGTTATTCTGGAAACCTCAATGTCTACCACGTTGACCACTCTAGGGTCACACAGAAAGCACCTACTTAATTCTATTGAAGCCTTAGTTCTCCAAGTGGAGTCCATCTTGGACCCTACTATATCTAGAAAGTTGCTTCCATATGTCGGGTGATATGTCAAAGTACCAATAGGAGTAGTGAGCCGATGTATCAAATCTTGTTTTAAGCTCTCTAATCCTGATACTGTTTGTAAGTCCCCTGAAAGGGTTGTCTCCAAGTCCCCTCCCGCCATATAAGAAAAATTCGTATCGGAGGTAGTGAGGGCTAAATCTGTACCAAATAACTCATCTTCATAGCTTTCCACCTTATTATCTGTAGTGTCATCATAATTCATATCTTCTGGTAAGAACAGTGGCGAACCTGGACTAACGGTGCTAGGAATAGTCTCCCCAACTCCAGATATAAAAGGATATTTAAGTTCATTGAGTATAGCAATCTCAGTCCACCTACTTGCGTCACCAAGTTGTGACTGTGCTATGCCCTGAAGGGTGTCACCGTTCATGACTGTGTATCGTCTTACCTTAGCCATATCAATCCTCTCCCAACACTTCTTCTAACTTTGCTCCATACGTAACACTAAATAGTCTTTTAATATTTTTAACGTGGACCAGAGTATTCATAAGACTTCTGATAGCCACCACTAGTTCATAGGGTACGGGTTTTAGGTCTTCTACTTTTTTGCTTACCCACAACAGGTTAGTGATCATTCTCTCCATGTCACCGTAAAGTATAGAATCTAAAGTAGAGTTATATGAGGACCCCATAAGCTCCCTGTATAGAGCAAAAGAATCCAAGTACAAACCTATTAGGGCATACCTGATTTCAGGAGGTACATCCTCTGAGTAATAAACTAAAGGGCTAAAGTACTGAACCCTAGTAGTCTCATCTGCCCCCAACACCACTGTATAATCGTCCTTTTTAATCTGAGTATACAGCTGAAAACCGTGGTTTGTTACTTCTGCTACATACATATCCTGTGGGATAGCTATATCAGGGGGTTGAGGGGCATTGATCACACTCATATCACCTACCATAATTACTCCTGGAGTTACAATCTCAAGGTTACGCACAGCCCTCCTAGCTATGTCTCTAGGTAAACGACCATTACAATCTCCTATGAGAGAACTAAGATTATAGCAGGCAGTAAATAAGGAGTCCACCATATTAATGTCTAGATACTTTGTGATGTATTCCTCAGATACACTCCTAAAGATATTATCGTCCATGATATTTCCTCCTATCCAACCTTGTTCTGTGGTAGACTAGTTTTTAAGTCGCTAGACTTACTGGAGGCATTTGGTTCTTTTGCAGGTCGCACTAAAATCATTTCTATGTTATACAGATATAAGAGAGGTCTGGCAACGGACCGTTTCAATGAAAATGTAGTAGGTACAGCTATCCAGTGCTCTCCGTCTGTATGGTTGTGGAATGTTAGCTCTTTGCTTGCTTTCACAGCACTTCCGGGCGCTTCACCAAAATAGTATTCTCTAATAAGATCCCTTAACTCTTTAAACTTTTTGAATCCACTAGTAGGGTCTTTGGTTCCATTCTTGAAACCTGTGGTTCCTGACATAACAACGGTAGGGACTCCTCCTCCAAAGTCATCTACAAAAGCCCCTCCCTTTGTTTGGGTGACATTAACCCTACTAGGTTCTGTTTGATCATATTCTTCTGGGTTGAGGACAAACTTATAGGACTTGCCATCAAATTCAAATTCAAAACGCTTTAAGCTGTTTTTGCCATCACTCTGAGAGTTGCCTGATGTAAACTTAGGTATAGAAGGCTTCTTAGGCTCAATGGAATCTAAAACAGCCCCTATCTTTTCTTCCTTACCTACTTTAGTGACTTTTGTCTGGTCCTTGTTTATGACCTCATTAGTCTGAGGGATATACACGGAATCCCCATTTCCATCAACTGGTACTGGCATTTTATTCCCCTCCCTCATTCATAACTATTTTTCTCTTAGCGTTAATTATAATATCCCCGTTATTGTCAAATTGTATAACGCTTCCTGTATGATGCTTTAGAGTCATTTCGCCATTTTCGCTGACCTCTATACCAATTTCTACCCCTGCAAAGCTACGTTTCATAAACGCCCCGCCAGATTCAGTAATTCCCATTTCTACTGTACTGGTTCCTTCATCATGAAAAGGACTATCCAGTTGTCTTTTCACTCTGTACCCACCTGACTCATTAAACTCCATGAAGGTGGTAGTATTATCGTTAGGGTCTCTAGTTATCCTGAAAAGACCTGTAGGGTCTAAATAGAACTTGGTCCATGTTACCTCATCTATCTCATCTAACTGTGCTGAACTCCTATGGGTAAAGAGCATCTTAACAGGTAGGCTTGATCCCTCTATTCTTCCTGTACGGGTCTTATTAGTGTATGGGTCCTTTTCTGTTAAATCTTTGTGGTCAAAGCCGTCATGATCATCATTTATAGCTCCCTCTAAGTCAGGATCAATCTTAAGAAAAGTTGTAGATGGGTGAGACCATTCCACAGCCCCTATACCATCCACTTTATGAAACATTTGGGAAGGATACACTCTGAGGTACTTATTTCCCTCCCGCATAGCATCAAAATCATTTGCCACATCTAAAGGGTAAGTATCTGTGAGTATATTCATTTCCATTTGCCATGTATTGTGAAAACTTCCTAGTATAACTGGCTGTCTTTTTTGGTTGTCAAGATAACCGACTACTACCAGTTGTCCTTCCATCACAGGTTCTACAACTCCAGAGGAAGTCATAAGAGTCTCATCAAAGTGGGCTGAAGATGTAAGAATTCTGGCTGAAAATCTGCCCTCATTCTCAGGACTAGAGGTTATAGTATTATTATTTTTGACTACCTGCACATCTGCTGTACCCGATTTATGGTGTACCCTAATAACCTTAGCCAAGGACAACCTCCCATTGTTGTCCTGTGGCTTGTAGTTATCAAAGAATTTACCTAAGTGTGGTTGGGTATTGATATCTATATTCATTACTTACCCCTCCTCAATATTGTGACCTTAACAGTACGTTTGCCAAATTTGAGCATTCTTTTTCTTGCCGCTGAAGGGCTGTATTTAGGAGGTATATCATTAAAGTAGATGTCAATCCTCTTACCTTTAATAGCTCCCCCGGTGTCTTCAGCTATATATTCTCCAGTAATTCCTGGAAAGTCTGACTCAATATACACCTTGCTATGCAGTGGTATAACATCTGGATCAACAGCTATAGTCCTTCCCTCGGTAGGTGTTGTTCCAGTAGCCGTCTTGAATGTTGGGACCCACCAGTCAGGAACGCCTAAGTTTTCTTTAGATGCTCCATATGCAGTAGCTGTATAATTAGTTCCCTTACCTGTTGACTTACTAGGGCTGGTGGTCTTCTTAGACAATACTCTTCTTCCCATTAGCCAGTGTGCAGTCCAGTAACTGTTAGATAGTTTATCAATCTGCACTCCCCCACCGCCACTGGAGTTGTTGATGAATTTACCATCGCCAACATAAATACCCACGTGAGATACTCCATAGATGTGTGAACTATTGTAGGTATTCTTGAAGAATACTAGATCACCTGGCTCTAGTTTATCCTTAGCCACTTTTGTACCCTTCTGTACCTGCTGACCCGTGACCCTTCCTATATCCAAACCTGCGTAAGTTTTATAGACATACTGTGTAAAGGACGAACAATCCAAAGAGCCTGTTTTTGGTGAGTTACCCCCAAAAACATACCTAACTTTATGACCGTTAATACCGTTGTTCATGACCTCATAAGCACCCGCAACAACGTCATTGGCAGTAACTTGGTCACTAGTATCCAAAGGATTGGACTGATCCGATCCTGACATAAGTGCCTCCCTAGCTTTTTCAGGATTAAACTCAATCAGACCTATACCACTATACTCGGTGTACATACCTACTGGAGGAAGGAACCTCTCATTAGGGTGACATCCCCTAGTGACTCCAAGCTCTGTTATCCATTTACCATAGTTAGTAAAAGTATGTCTTACAGATGTGATATAGAACTCCCGTATACTCTGATCCTCATCTGAGTGGTATAGTAGCCTTTCTCCTATTTGATATTCGGATTTACCCACCACAACTATCTTTCCATTGTAGAAAGAGTTATTTCGTATATTCCAGTTATACAAATCTGCCATAAGTTCCCTCATGATATCAACTAGGCTAGCATCAGTGTCCTGCGCCACTGACATGTACGCACTTTCTACATGTAATCGTTTTATACCGTACTTGTCAGCATAAGGCTTATACCAGAAAGGTCTTTGTCCAAAAGTTTTATACGTGTCGTTAGGGCTGAAGAGGGTCTTAGCACCTACAGAATACAAGGTGTATGTTTCTACATCTGACCTTCCTATCTCCTCATTGACAACGTCATCATCCGTTATCTTATGGGCTTTTAGTTTGTTCCATTCCTCTGGGTTAAATGGGGTGGGTCTAGCCACTAGCATAGGCACATTAGCAACTATCTTGAAGAAAAGTTCATAAAATGGGGGTTCTGCTATTTCCTTCAAGAAAGAGTATAAACTGCCCTCATAGTTTATGATAGAGGAGTCATCCAGTAAAACCATGTTGGGTCTATCTGTAAAACTATACCCAATAATATCAAATAGTTCCTTGTGGTTTTCCCATCTATAATTTACCATTTTTTTGGCTACTATGTCCCAAGTTGCCTTTAGTATCTGAGACATAGAGGACCCAGCTAGGTTTACCCCAACCGATTGTAGCCAACCAACTGTTGTGGATGCGTATTCAGCTTCTGGAACTACACCTATGTCATTTTCTATGAATGCCTTAGCTATTCCTCTTCCTGTGATTGTGATAACCCTTTGGACTCCATCGTCACTTAGAACAACGTTTTTCCTAACATCATCTACAAGACCAACAAATACTGTCTGCTTAATCTGTGGGGGTCTGTGCATTTCTATCTTAACAAGATCATTGGATGTTATCCATTTATGCCACATCTTTTTTCTAGTCAAGTTGATAGTGAAAGTTGGAGAATCGGTGTTCATGTCCCTGAGGGTTGTTATACTTACAAAGTCACTGTCCTCATTGGATTTAGGGTCCTTAACATTACGGGCGACTAAATCGCCCGTTTCTGTATAGAAGGTAATAACAGCTTCAGGTTTGTACCTAGTAACAGTCATAGTCTAACCTCCTACGCTCTATATTGATCATTAGCAAGATTCAAACCGGAACTACCAAACATATTAGTAGTGATGCCCTTTTTAAACCAATCTTTGATTGACTCATTAACCTGATCTTGGTTGTCCTTATCCATACCATCAATAGCGCCACTTACATTGATGTTAACATTAAGGTCTTTACCATTTAACCCAGGAGTACTAGAGTTAGCAAACATGGCTGATAGGTCTTTGTCATCTATATACATTTTGCTAACACTTAAATCTTTCTCTGAAGGGTCTGCATTAGTCCCTGAGGTACTAGTATTTGTTATGTTAGGGTCAGCGCTTGAAAGAGGTGTCTCCTTAGAATCCTTAGATAATGACTGTTCACTCTCTTTAGAAGAATCTTTATCCTTGCCTTTCTTGCTGTCCTCCTCCCCGTTAAATAAGGAGTACAACCAGTCTCCTGTTGCTTCCCCTGCGGCTCCACCTCCTGCCGCCATAGCACCTGTAGCAAGTAGTCCTGCTCCTCCAGTACCTATGCCTAAGGCAACGGCTCCAGCTCCACCTAGTAATCCCCCAACAACACTACCTACACCCTTAGCCAAGCTTCTACCCCAGTCACTATCAGGGTTCTCAGCTCGGTCCAATCCTACGGTTAGCAGACCACCAACATAAGGTAACTTCTTAGATGCACCCTTTAGGAATGTGTCCAGAGAACCTCCACTAAATCTAGCTAGGTCATCTGCATAGTTAGCTGTTCCTCTTAAAGCACTGGATGTCCCTGTCGCTATATCATCAGCCGCACCAGAAGCGGAACCAAACCATCCTCTCAAGGTACTAGCCATACTTCCTCCAGCACCAGTACCTCCAGCTCCACCGCTACCGATGTTTCTACCAAAGACTCTTTGCAGGGCACCTGTAGCTCCTCTCATAAGGACCCCACCTTTGGCTATGGCTAAACCAGCACCACCAATACCTGCGGCAGGTAATAAGCCGTGTTGCATCCAATCTGGTAAGCTATGCCACAGACCCCTAGAATCCTTGGCAACCTCATCAGCCGCCTTAGCATGGTCTGCTTGAAGGTTTTCCCCCTGAGAGTCAAGACTATTAAGTCTACTTGTCTCACTTGAGTCATATTTACCCCATTTTTCAGATAAACTGTCTAAACCAGCATCTTTAAGCTCTTTTGCTGTAGGCATGTCACCCTTCTTGATGCGGTCTATAAAGCCACCCTTTTTCAAGGCATTATACTCATTTATTTGCAACCCTAGATGTTCTTTAAGTGCCAACTTAGTCATGTCCTCACTGCCATTGAACATAGTGTCGACATTATTAAGGATTCTTTGTAGGTTTTCAGGATTGGAGATACCCTGTTCCTTAAGCTCCTCTAGTTTTGTTACGCCTGATATGCCAACAAATTCAGTTCCTTTACCCATCAATAGGTCTAAGGCGTTATCCCCATTTTTAATATTGGCGTCAATAGTGGATAATAAAGCCACCCCTCTATCCCCTGTTAACTCAGGAACAGCCTCCCCCATTGCTGTCTGTAATCCTACAACGTTATCCATATCCTGGGAGGACAACTTAGCTTGACCCTGAGATACAGATTGCAATAAAGAGGTGGTGGCTTGTAACATTTCCTCCTCACGACCAGAGGTTCCTGTCTTGGATATAGCACCTGCTAAAAGGTTAGCAAATTTCTGCATGTCTCCTTCATCCATAGCACCCATTTTCCTAAGCATGGAGGTATTTTGAGCCATGCTTGTAGGATCAAGAGCTAAAGACCTAGATGTCTTCAATAAGGAATCAGTATCAGAATTAAACTTCTCTATACTACCTTGACTTCCACCATCAAGCTGGGATTGCTGAGCCTGTGCTACCTCTGCTGTGTTGTACCCATAGGACTCACCCATTGACTGAATAGCTTCACGCTGTTCTGAGTCAGCTATCGGAGTATTATAATAAGCATCCATCCGCTGAGTAACATTTTGTGATAGTCTCTCCTGCTCTCTCAGTTTGTCTATGCCAGACATTGTATAACCAACATAACCCCCAAGAGAAGTTATAGCCCCAGTAGCAGATAAAGTTCTTACTGCCGCATTAGCGTACCTTCTAGATTGAGGGTCTTGTTCATACATACTATTTATTCTACTGGCATAGGTCTGTGCCCTGTCATTCTGAGCACTTAGATTTTCCACAGCGGCTGTCATAGCGCTTCTGCTTGCTTCAGTGTCTTTAATCTCTTGCAATATCTGCTTTAAGGTGGAGTCACCCTGATATGCATTTAGCTGTTGTTGAGCAGAAGCTAGCTGATCTTTGTGGTATTGCTGTACTTTAGGGGATGCTTGGTCACCCCACCTGTTATTACCTGTAGCCTGACTGTATAACTGTTGTCTCCGTTTCAGGTTGTTTTCAAGCTCTCGTAATTTTCGGACCTCTTCTGTCTTCTGTAGGTCCTCATACTTCTTATCAATCTGAGAAAGCTGGTCCTTATACCTAGTATATACACCAGCCATTTCTGACATTATGCCCCTATAGGTTTGTACCTGCCTACGTGACAGAAAACCATTTTGTAGCTTTTCTCCTTGATCTGCTAAAGACCCTAACTTTTCAGTTTGGCGTTCAAATTCTCTTAAGCTTCGTATGGCATCACTTGTATCCATACTCATGCTTAATCTTACATCCCTGTTAGATGAAGCCATACGCTACACCTCCTCCCACTTGTCCTCATCATATTTGTCTATATCCACCTTTGGAGAAACTTCACCAATGGTGTCAAAATCCTCGAAGTCACTGTCCCACTCCTCATCAAACTCAGGGTCATGATACCCACCCTCAGGCATAGGTTTTGGGACACCTTCCTCTCCTACATCCTCTTCCTCTAGCTGTCTTTCTTCCTCTTCATAGTCGTCATCACGTGCTTTACCATCCTTTACAAAGGCTTGTGGGTTTTTATCCATCTGGAAATGCCAAAACATAAGAGACTTCTGTTCCTTAGTTAAACTAGTAAATCTGGGGTCTGATGGTAGGACCCCAAATTCCTTTTGTATCCACCAATCAAATCTAGATTCAAGAGTTTTGGCTATTTCCTTTAGCTTCTCCGGGTTCACTTGGTTTACGAAAGGAATGATACCAATTATCATAAGCCTTAAATGCATCTACTAGAATTTCATAGTCTAGTTCTGGGTTGTTGAAGTCAAACCAGTCTGGCTTGTAGTCAATGACTTGCTCAAATGTAGCCAGCATAAGTACCAAGTTATCAGTCTTAACATCCATAGGGACTATGCCACCCAGTAAAGCCGCCCTCCTGATACCAATCTGCATTTGTTCAAGCTGAGAAGGGTGGTGAAACACTATTTTTCCTACGAATCTAGGATCAATGTGTGAGTAGTCCATTTCATGAGTATATGTTCTCTTAGTTCCCTGAGCTATTTCAGAAGCAAGTTTTGTAAGATTATCTATAGAGCCGTTATTAGCGTTATTTAACATATTGTGATACCTCCTAAAGTTTGTTCATAAATAAAATAGGGGCATGAGTCTCATAACAAAACCCATGCCCCTAATACTGCTAGTATTAAATTTTATTAGCTAGCATAGAGATACTGCCAAGTAGCATTCTCTCCAGCGATAGCATTAACCTTAAAGCTCTCCCTATAAGTGGATAATGTGCAACCATGATAAGAACGCTCCACTTTTCCTGTGTACTTGTCTACCACTTCAATAGTGAAAAGGTTCTTCTTAAGAACTTCTTTACCTACGGCGGCAAAGCCAAGTTTTGCTAGGGCTTTGTTTCTCACAAAGAACCGTTCACAAGTAACTGAAGCTGTATATTTGTTGGTAACATGCTCTTGAGGCATCATAGACCCAATTTCATACACACCCTCAGTCCCGAAGTCACGGTCACTGTCTAGTCCTTGGATACGTCCAACAATAGTAGAGCCATACTTAATATTAATAGTATGACCGGAATGCACCGTTTGATCTTGTGCTCTTGCCATTTATTATACCTCCTCTGTAGTAAATTGTCCAGTATCTGGAACAAAGTGAGAGCGAACTAAGATGTAGTTCATAGGCTCAACAACAGCTACCTCATAATCTACATAGATCATTGTGTTCTTGAAGGTAACCTTAATATCACCATATCCAATAATATCTTCTGTTCTCACTTTCTCAGCTAAGGTGTCAGACACTACAGTTTCCACAGAAGATACAGTAGTAGATACCCCTTTCTTACCTACAAAGGTATCTTCTAGAGTTTGCTCGACACTAGTAGCTACTAAGTCAGCAGTTCTACGCACTGAGATTTCTCTGAGTAACGTATTGTTAGAGCCGATATAAGTTGTAATACCCTGTACCAAACGGATAGCACCGTTCTTGACTTTCTCAAGGGTACAAACACCAGAAGTGATTAACTGATCAATCTCAGGGTCTCCAGCTAGCATGTCCCTACCAAGAGAAACTAAGTTGAACTTGTTGAACGTTACTGGAGTACTTTGGGATACTCCTGCTACCCTACCTGCGATCATTGCCGCTGTAAAGTACGCTGGAAGTTCTCTAGATCCGCTGTAGTAAGAGCTATGGTAGATGCCTGGATAAGCTAGGACTGCTCTAGAAGAGTTAAGAAGACTAGCCCTCTCAATAGCTCTTTCAGGAGCTTCCCCCTTACCTCCGCCTACAAACAACATCTGACGTTGTTTACGATTTTCCATTTGCTGGACATGAGCTAAAGCTTCTGCGTGAATAGCTTCACTGTCAGTCAGTACCACAAGGATGTCACTGTACTGTTTCTTAATTAAGTCAAGGTAGTCGGACCATGATGCAGGTGTTGTCCCCTTTTCCCCACCTGATAAGTAAGTGTTATCAAAGTTGACGATTTCACCAGTTACTTCAACATCTACCAAGTCAGCGTATTGACTAATACGAAACTCTAAGTCACCCTTCAGGGCAGTCAAATAGCTTTTAGTCTTGATGTCCTGACCTGTAATAGCGTCTAGTTTAGAAGACTCAAGCTCTAGAGACATAGAAGTTACATAAGATGCACTGTAATCAGACACACTGTTTAGGTATTGGGCAACCGCTTCAATTGTAGAGTATCTCTCGTTAGTCAAGTCTAACTGGAGGTCCACTGTTAGGTTCTCAGCATCTTCCCCAACCTTAGTCTCAATCTTTGTAGCTACGCCATCAGTAACAACAACATCAATGACAGCTACCTTAGCTGTACCAGTATATGCTACTGACATGACGGACCCAATATTGTCAAAGGTATCTAAGTCTTGTGTGTCCCACTTGTAAGCTGTGAATTTCTTAGACCCTGGGATAGACCCGTCTTCTAGCTTAACCTGAATTTTGTTACCGCCTTCACCATACTCTGCGGCTGTGAACTTAACCCCTCCGATAGTAGCAGTAGCTGGGACAGTTTTATTGGCAACAATAACACCAACTAAACTAGCTCCACCGCCACCCTCAGGGCTTGGAGAAAACATCATTTCTAGGGCTTGAGGTAAATCCCCACCACCTAGCTCATTTCTAGCATCTTCTACCCCTGTGTACCAGAGTACTTCTCCAGATTTACCAGAGTCAGCAGTACCGATAACAATAGGAATATTGGAGCTACCATCTGAGGTGACTACCATTGCTGAGTCATCAATGCTACCATAGGCACCCGGATGCACGATTCTACGACCGTTAAAGTTTACACCATACTGATTAATAGCCATCTACTTACACCCCTTCTATATACTGTTTTAGTATTTCTTCCCACTGGGATTTTCTCATCCAAACCTTACCTTTTGATAAGGCTCGGAACCCAGATTGTCTAATTTCATTTAGACCACTATGGAGCTTGAGGAACTCATCTATGTGAATCCTAGGCTCCAAAGCTTCAGGCTTAGCTACCTTCTTTGCTACGGTTGTGCCTTTTTTCATTGCTCCTCACCTCTGTTAGTTATAATTTTGGATACTACTGTCATATGGGAGTCTACATCTGTGATGTACTTAACATCTTCGGATACAATACTAGACTCATATTGACACCAGAAATTAAGACCTCTTCGGTACACAAATGTCGGCATGTAGTCTGGTGCGGGGTTTAAGTCACCACCGGACATTTTTTGTCTAACGAGTAACTTATCACTACCTAACTCATCCCTGCCACTAAGTAGGCACCATTTAAGTAAATGATACATTTCTCCTGTCAAGTCAGCATTTGCGGACCAAGCTTCTACCCTAAAGGTAGCATTGAATAGAGTAATTACGCCCTCTGAGGCTGTTTCCCTGTAGTTATACTTAACCGTTACAGAATCCCCTTCTTCAATGTTAGCCGTGAAGAATCCTATAATGCCTTTATCCGGGTCAATGACGTCATACTCATCAGGTCTTAACCACACCCCAGTACTGTTATTGTGTATAGAGACAATATACTCAAGAGGGATTCTACTTAGTTGCACCTGTAAAGGACCATTCCTACCCTCTATGACTGTAGCTTCCTCAGTAGCATCCCCTACAGAGTAATCTCCCAACTCATCGTAATCTCCAAGACCGTCCTGTGTTTCCTCTTCTTCCGCTAGTAAAACTGCATAGCACGGAATCTGAGCATCTGGTCTTGGATACCCTTTAACAACTGCGATCTTGCTGTCTGGAGCACCCAGATAAGTTTGCAACCTAGTTGATCTACCCTCACTCACTCTCAAAATCCTAGAGATAAGGTTTGGGTTTTCTTTGAGTTGTTTTATCTTTCTGCTTATCAATTCAGTTAAATAATCCTCTATAACTGGGATCATATATTATATTCCTCCTCTCCTATTGGGGAAGTTGGTCTATCTAGATGAGTATACTCTTGAAAAGATGTCATCTATCTTTCCACTAATCTTATCTAGGACCTTAGCCCCTGAGAATCCAGGGTGCTTGAATGCGTCTGGTGAACTATTATTGCTAACTCTTCTCCATGTCATATAGGAGCTACGAGAGCTTGTAGGAGATTCTTTCTGCTTCTGCATGCCTCCAAAATTGCCCATGTTACTAGGTAAGCGTCCACCAAGAGGTAAATTCCTAGCCTTTCTATAAACGGAACTTGGCATTGGCATGCCTGTTCTGCCTGTAGCCGCTGGAGTGGTGTGCTTAAATGGTATGTCCATATACCAACCACCATCTTTAGAGGTCTTCCTTTTATCGCTCCTAGCGAACACGGGCTTCATGTCATAGGGTTGGAATCCTAGTTCTAGCTTTTTAGCCCATGACCCCTCCAGATATATTTCTGCCTTTAAAGTAGCACCCATAGTGAACTCCATATTAATGGAACTCACATAGGTGCCAGCAGTAGTTTTTAAGGTATTTGTAGCTTCTTTCACCCATAAATCTTTCACATTATTAGCCATTTGATACAAGACATTTGCCCCTATGTCTTCTACAATAGGCTCAAGTCGTAACCTTGAACCCTGTATATCCAGATTAATCACTCAATCATGTCCTCTCTCTTAACTTGGAATTGCTGTGGAAGTCTTGCAAAGGTTTCCATGCCTTTGTTTTTTGACATGAGATACGTACCACGCAATTCGTGAATTGGACCCAAGGCTATATATCGGGGCAATCCTTGGTATAGGACAGACACTACTTGACCCTCTGTTCCAGGGCTTGATATCCATTCAACCCCTTCAGGAGTAAGTTTGCAGTCTATTCCCGGCTTAAATATACTTCCGTTAGGAGTCCTAACAGCTATTAGGTTTGTTGGAGGATACTTAAGCTTATCTACCTTATCCCCAGACAGTTGTATGATCTGAGAGTATCTTATGGTAAAGTCTACAAAAGTAAAACGGTCCCTTATACCTATTATAGTATTTGTGGATAGTGTCACATATGCAGTACCAAGCTCATTAAGACCTATACGAGTTTGATCCACTCCATTACTAATGCCAGTGGCAACCACCCGTATTTCTACTGGGTCTAGATACGTAAAACCTTCACCTTTACAATGGGGACAATTATAATTAGGTTGTCCAGTATATTGATCTATCTCAGGGTCATAGTAACAAGTACAATACATTGCTTGTTCCCATTTTACTTTATAACCCTTTTGCTGAACCAACCTCTCAAAATCTTCTACTCTAAAGTCAACACGGACACTCTTATTATAGAGTGCCGTCACGATATTCAGATCATTATAATTGAGAGTCATTATATCACCCCTAGATTGATACCTACATAAGTGTCCTTAAGTCTTTTCTCTAGGTCTTTCATGTCATCTTGATAGTTTTTAATCCTAGACCCTGCACCTGAGAACTCTGGAGACTGAGTGGTACCAATGGACTGTGATAAACCATCAATAGAGAGGGTAGTATTAGCAATACCGGCTCCAATGATTAAGTCACCCCATACTTGTAGTATACCAATAGAAGCTCTTTTCATGATGTACTCTACCATGTCTTCTGGAATATCTTCTAGTCCAGCCTTATAGCTGACTCTCCACACTCCCGGAGCACTGGAGTAAGTACCTAGAACGAAAGGAAGAAAAGAACCCCCTCCAGTAAGAGCTATGCTTGTAGTACCTGAGGTAGGAAATAACTGCAACTGACCTGGTATGTCATATATCCTGACCCAATCTACTGGTATATCAAACATCTTGCTTTCACCAAAGTACATACTAAGTTGACTGACTTCCATGATAGGTCTCTTATTTAACTGCAAGAATGACCAATTGGTGTAGTCTCCCGCATAATAATCATGGACCTCATGGGTTACCTCCGTAGGCTTAATGACTATGTTTAGCATCCTTTGAGTGTATTCGATGGCTGATTTAATGTAGTGGTCTAGCATACCCTCTTTCATTTTATTTCCATATTGGTCTTCAAGAGGGACACCAAATAGATAGTTTTCTCTTAGAAAGGTGCTATTTATATCTTCATACTTCATTGAACACCCTCCTTACTTATTTCTTAGCTTGGAACTCTTCGATAGCGGCAACCTTGTCTTTCAACTGCATGCCCTCTTCAAATGGCTCCATGCCCAACTCTTCTGCTAGGCTATCAGCTTCTTTATGCGACTTAGGCTTAATGAACTCTGTCTTCTCTTCTGCTTCCTCCTCTTCCTCCTCTTCCTCTTCATCTGAAGGGGGAGGGGTGACGTCCTCACCTTTGATAGTTACTTTATGGAACCCTGTAATTTCCAGTAGGGAGTTATAGTATTTTTCATCGTTGATATCAGCAATACCTTCATTATCGAAGTTAACCTTACCGATAGACATCACTACTTCTTTTCCTCTAAGTGCTACATTCTGGATTTTTGGCATTTCCCATTACCTCCTTTATAGTCTATAATCTAAAATCTGGAAAACAGAAGGGAACAAAAATAGGAGACAGCACTTAGCTGTCTCCTATCTTGAACTCAAAGCTCTTAGTTACCGATGTATCCCGGAACGTCAGCTTTGATGTTAGTGTATTTCATGAACTTCTTAGGAGCGTACATTACTGGTACACCGTACATAAGGATCATCCAGCGGATAACTGGTCCTAATGTGGCGAGGTCCATTTTCATCATTGGAGTAAGCTGTTTGAAGGCAATAACCTCTTCAGACATTTCACCCATGAATGCTGTGTAAGTGTTCGCCAAGATTTCACATTTATCAGTATGCTCAGTAACACCACCAGAGTTATCGGTTGTTACCGCAAACTTAGCTACCTCATAAAGTCTTTGACCGTCTTTTTCAGAACGGTAGACCTTGATGTACTCTACAGGGAATGCTGTAGATACTGGGTTTGTGATAGTAAGTTTTACACCTTTAGCAACGTCTTCGTTAGCAATAGTAACATCAACGATGTTAGAAGGTACAGACTCACCGTGACTGTTATTGAACGTAACAGCATACTTGTAAACACCTGCGCCGCCACCAGTCTGCTTACCAAACTCAGCGTCATTAGCTGTACCAATTTCCGCCGCAAGAGTACCAGGAGCTGGGGCTTTTTGGCTAGATGCGTTCATGTTCAATGGGGTTGTTTTGTTTAAGAACAAGTTAGGTGTGAAGTCTACTTCTCCACCATGAGTCATGAACTTGTTAACAACTACACCTGCTTGGTATCCATCATTAGTAGGCATGATAACACGCTCTTTAGGGAAGAACTCTTGAGAGAATTGTCCCATAACTTCAAATGGAAGCATTAAGTCAGTAGGAGTACCATAGTTTTGAAGGATCAATTGTGAACCCCAGTTAATATGTTTCTCCTCTAGGTAGTTACCTTTAAGGTCAATAGTGTTTTCTGGGTCAATCATTTTGTTGATACCATCAAACTGTAGACCTTCTTGTCCACCTGGAGCTAGTTTACTATCACCCCAGAATAAAGCTTGCTCAATTTGTTTAAGCATCCATAGGATACCGTCCTTGTTTTGACGGGCAATAACGTTACCAAATGCACTATTAACGAGTGTCATTGGATGAGTTACTTCACGAGTCGTACCAAGGAACTTAACGAATGCTGCCTTACGAGCGTAAGTAGAGTCGTTAGTATCCGGTAGTACGCCCTCACCCACGAACGCCCCTTGAGAACGTCCGTAGTCAAGTAACTGACCGTATTGTTCTACAGTTGAGTAAGCTTTTTGCTTAGGAATTTTTTTCCAGAACTTAATGTGTTGATCTGTGAAAGACAGGTTGTGTAAGCTTCTTTCTAGGGATTCAACCCTAAACGCTCCACCGCCTTCAAGATCAAGTGGATTGACCGTGTGCCCTGCTTCTAGGGCTTTGTTAAGAGCATCTACGTCAGCTTGGCTACCATTACCAAAGCCATTAACACCGTTACCGAAATTCATTTAAAAAGCACCTCCATAAGTTTGTCTTATTAAATACCTAAATAATTTCTAGCTTTAGATGATAAAGCACCTACACTACCAGTTGCTTCAAAAGCGTAAAGATCATTATCATCAATCTTTTGCTCTTGTAAGCCTGCAAAGAGCTTGTCAGCAATCTGAGACTTAGTAAGCTGTTGGCTCTCATCAGCTTTGTTACCAGCAGAAGCCTCAAAAGATTTCTCAATCACATTAGCGTTAGTAACGGATTTTTTGATAGGTGTGCGCTCTACCTTTTCAATCCGGCTATTCAGTTCTGTGATTGACTTTTGAAGGCGCTCAGTAGTGCTAACGATAGCTTGCTGAGACTTAACAATACCTTGGAAAGATTTTGCTAGCAATTCTTGGGTTTGGTTGTTACCTTCAATAGACTTAGAAATAGTATCTTGGTGCTTAGAAAGCACTCCATCAAGACTCTTTACTAACTCTTGTAGGAAATCACTAACTTCTAAGGATTTTTGTACAGACTCATTTTCACTAAGTACAGATTCTAAAGACTTTTCTGTGCTGTCATCTTCCCCGGCATCCTCTTGTCCTTCGCTATCAGCATCCGTATCCTCTTGAGAAGATACTGGGTCATCCCCTTTCTCCTCTCCAGCAGGAGCACTTTCAGATACTTCTTCAGGAGCCACTTCTTTGCTGTCCTCAGATTTAGATAGGCTTTCAGACATTTCTGTAAGCTTTTCTACGTCTTCTAGGGACTTATTGACCATTTCTTGTGCATCCATCAATTTGTACCTCCTATCAGGTTGTTCTTTTTTATAAAGGCTTCACAGTCATCCCTAGACCACCCTTTGGTAATCTGGAGATATAGAGCGAGTTCATTCTTAGATAGTGACTTTGTAGCCAACTGTTCTTTAAGAATTTTCTTTTTCTTATCATCATCCATCACATATGACAGATTTTTTAAGTCTTTGTCTAGGCTTTCCTTACGGAATACATCTCCACCCTCCATCTTTTCTGGATCGACTTCATATCCAGCTTCTAAAGACTTGTCAAGTGGTTCAGCAGGTGCATTAAAAGATTTGACTACAGCATCCCATGAGCAAGTTGTATTTACTGGATTAGCTGTTACAGCTACGTTGTAAATCTTAGCTTTAAGGATTTTGTTGCCGTCTCTCTCTAACACCTTTCCTTCTACAGAGAAACCTACTTTACGTGGTGCATTGGATTTTTGTAGAGCTAAAGCAAGATTCCACATCCTGTCTGCTTCCTCTACTCCTTTAAGTAGCTCTCCTTCTACCCATAAGCCTTTTTCAGTGACTACGCACTTCTCAGCAAATGGATAACCCACAATCTTACTGTTATCGTGGTCAAAATTAAAATAACCATGAGTAACAAAATCTGATATGTCCAGACCTTTCTGTACTAAGGATTCACCTTGTCTATCTTCAGCGGGCGTTGAAGCATACCCCCGTATAATCCGTCTTTCATCAGCATCTTCTGATTTTAGAATATCAGCACCTAGGAAAAACCTAAAATTGCTCATTCTATCCACACCTCCCCGACTCAGTTAATATCTAAAAATGACCCTATGAGTATAATATCACATAGGGTCGTTATTGCTCTCATATTTATCTTTGGTTATACCTGTCATCAAGCCCGTCAGGTACTACCTCGATACCAGAATCACTGGACTCTTCCTCCTGCTCTTCCATTTCTCGTGCTTGCTCCAGTTGCATCTTTTGCATAATGTAGTTAGTATAAGTAGGATCAAGTACGATGTTACCATCTGGAATAGGGGGTAGATCATTTTCTTTACGTACTTCATTAATCGTTTTAAAAGCACGTACCTGTTTATTGGAAATTTCTAATCTTTCTCGCTCTGTTTCCCCATCAAGACCTACAAAGTTAAACGTAAATTCATCACTAAAGCGCCTAATAACATAACGGTTGATGACAGACTCTATAAACCTGAGTAGGGGTCTTAGACCTTTATCTCTGGAGTTTTTAAGTCTGTCCTCAATACCTCCATCACCTAGACCCCCACCTGATGTACCTCCAGCTCCACCTCTGTTAGGAAAATTGACTTCAGATGGATCAATTTGATACACAGCACAACAGATGTTAATAAGGTAATTCATCCACATTTCATATTCCATTTCCCTGTTAGACTGAGAAACGTTGATGTACTCTAGACCTTCTACGGACACAACTGGAGTTTTCCAAGACCCTGTAGTACCTGCTAGTTGGGCTGTCCATTGTCTACGGAAAGCATCTAGCTGAGTACGGCTGACATTCTGACCTTTCATGTTAAGAATACCTTTTGTTGTACCCCCTTGGGAGAAGTACCTAGAGTTATAATCCTCTGCCCACAAATGAGAGGTTACTTGCTTAACTAAGATTTCAAGCTCAGATAAACCGTATGGCTGTATGCTTAGGTCTGTCCTAGGGTTTCTAACCCCAAAAGCCAACTGAGAACCTGTGAACTCTGCAACTATCTGTCCATTGACAACTTGTACCCATTTGATTCTATCCTCATCTTCTATATCAGTAGGGTGAACATAGTCCTCCCCATTATTCACTTCTACCTCAGCGGCACGTACAGTAGCCGCATCAACTGCATGAAGCTCTGCGGGTCTTCCCAATCTATCCTCTACTATCTCAAAAGATAACTGGTCAAAGGTTAATGTGTCTCTTACAATCTTACGTATGAGAGTATCAAAGTTGTCCCTACCTGGGTTATAGTCGTACCCACAGTTTTCAATGAAGGACTCAAGAGCTAAAGCCCTGTCCCTCTGTTCTTGAGTAGGGGTAGCTTTAGGGTCCCGTAATTTTATCTCAAACCCTATACCGTCTTTTGTGTATCTGGCGGGTTGTGAAAATGTAGAAATTTGGTTTACTCGTGTTTGTATAATAGCACCAACCACTGTGTTTCTAACTGACATTTTCCTCAATGTATCAAAGCTGAGTGATTGTGGCTTTTCTTTGTAACCTTCACTCTGATTAAGAGCTAATGGATCTTCTATGATTGACTTGGCTTCTTGTGCCCTCTCTGATTTTTCTAGGGTGTCTTCCCCATCACCAGAGAATTGTGGCTCTTGCTTTTGTTCTGGCTTCAAGCCCATAGCCTTAGATAAGGATTCAAAAAAATCCATAAGTCCACCTCCCTATAGAAATAAAACGTCCATACTAATCTGATTCCCCTAAAATATCTCCAAAAGGAATTAAAAAAGCATACACTGTACGTGCATGCTGTAGTTTCCTAGAAATTACTTATCGTCCTTGTCATGCTTTTTATCCTTGTGCTTCTTTTTATGTTTTTTCTTATGTTTTAGCTTCACATCTTCTACCACCTTCCTGTTCCTACCATGCTTTACTCCATCTTCTGATGTATCTTTTCTATCCCTTTTTTCTTTTAAGTCTACAGTGTGACTTAGCTTAGAATCATCCTCTAGTATTTGCTTCTCCTTCTTCTCCCTTTTCTTAGCCTGTTTCTCATCCTCCTCATCCTTCTTTTTCCTCTGTTCACTGGCTAGTTTAGCATGGTCTGCAAAACCACTACGAACCCATTGCTTTCTAGTGACTGTTCTTCCATCCTTTACATAGGTAACTACCTGTTGTATCAAACCTGATCTATCACTCTTGCCCTTTTCAATATCTATTACTAGAAGGATGTCTTTATCCATTTTCTTACCTCCAATCCTATTCTAGTGTTCATATGATCTCTTTGACTAAAAATAAAATAGCCCCCAAGATCACTGGGGGCTAATTGTAGTCATGACTACACGTTATTTAAACAAGTCAAAAGACTCTCTTTTTACTAGGTCTGCGTTATCTGCAAGAGACTTTTCACGCTTTGCAGACTCTTTCTTATCCTTAATAGGTTTGCCAAAATCGTCCTTCTTGTTTTCTATTTCTTTCATAGGTGTCACCCCCATCCTACAAAGGTCTGGATTGCCACTGCCCAAGATACTAGAAAGAAAAAGTAAGTCACTACCATCCTCCTACTAACAACAGTGTTCCTGTCTAGAATTAGGGACAAGATAGCCACCAGTACATACATGGAAGACGGAACAGCCACTCCTAGAGATAGGATTAAGATAAAAGTAGTCATATAGACACTCCTTAAAAGTCATCAGCATCATTGTCTTCGTCTACTTTTTTGTAGTTACGAGACTTTTGCTCAAACATGTCAGATTTTGTTTGGTTATTGGACCCATCATCAAAGGCGATCATCCAAGGCATAGAATTTTCTACTCCCGCATAGATGTCATCAAGACCGACTCCACGCAATCTACGGTTACATAGGCTCTTAATGTACCCTTCTAACTCCTCTAGATCAAGTCCTGGGATATCATGCAGAATCTTCTGTGAGTACTCAATCTCTAAGTCTGCCGCTTCCTGCATCATGTCGTAGATGAAATTAACATTCTCTTCTGTGTGTAGCTCTGGTCTTTCTGCCATCAAGTATCTTAGTACTTGGCTGAAGAAGTACGCATGAGCTACTTCATCCCTCTGAATATAGTTGATCATGGTAGATGTACCCACCATTAAATGGTTACGAGCCAGATTATAGAAGAATGTAAATGCAGAGTAGAAATAGATACCTTCTAACACTACACAGGCTACTAGTGCTCTAAAGAACGTCTGTGGTGTTGGGTTGTCTACAAATTCTTGGTAGTACTTGTAAACTCTATCGTTTCTCTTAAGAACATCTTCATTCGTCTTGGCTTTATCAAATACCTCGTTCTGTTTGTTAGTATCAGGAACAACAGAAGACAACACGTATGAGTATGACTCTTCATGCGTAGCTTCCTGCTGAGCAATATTAGCCGCAATAGGTTGATAAGTTGGCTCTGATAAGAAACGTCCAAACTCTAACACTAAACGTGTTTGAATACTGTCAAGGGTTGATAGTTGACCTATGACGTCCAAATAAGCTTCCTGAGTTCTCTTAGGTAAGTTAGGGAACTGGCGTACATCTTCCACCAAAGATATTCTTTGTGGAATCCAGAAATTAGACCGAATTTGCTTATAAATGGTGTACATCTGTGGATAGCGGATGTCATTCCAGTTCATGATTCCTGACATCTTGCCCCCAATGATGTCAGTACCCCTGTTGGGGTACCGTGGTGTCATTAGTTTGATCTCTTTAAGTCTTTCCATGCTTTTTCTCCTCCCTAGATCAAGTGCATGATACGCAATCTTCAATGTCGTTGGATTGTCCTCTAAAGTAGTAAGTAGTCTTTAGCTTATTTTTCCAACACGTATTTATAATGTTTAAGATGTCCTTAAACTTGATATCACTCTTAATGTAGATATTGAAACTAACCGACTGGTCAATGTGTTTCTGTCTCATGGCATTTTGTCTAATTGTGTATTCATGAGATACATCAAACGCCCCACTCTTCCAATAGTAAGGGAATGTTTTTGGACTCATATCAGGAGCAATAACAGGAATCTTAAAGTCTTTCTTCTCTTCATAGTAAATTCCTGTACCCGTATAGAATGCGTCAATACCCTGAGTTGATCCAGCAATAAGAGCTGTGTTACCATTAGGTGCAACTGCAAGTACATGGGCGTTGCGGATACCTGTATTCATACAGTCCTCTTTAAGAGTATCCCAATCATGTTCAGAGCCTTCAGACTTGTATCCTCTGATGTTAAAGTAGTCCCCTGTATGGAAGTCACTACCCTCAAATGCTCTGTAAGTGCCTTTTTCTTTGGCGATATCTGCACTAGCTCTCAAAGCTAGGTAAGCTATTTTTTCATATACCTTATCAGCAAATTCTACAGACTCTTCAGAATCCCATTTAATCCCACTAACAGCCAACAAATGGTGCCATCCAAATGTACCTAGACCGATTGCACGATACTTTTTGTTAGTAAGAGTTGCTTGTTTCCTAGGGAGATTGTTAACATCAATAACGTTATCCAGCATACGTACCTGAATATCAATAATGTCTTCTAGATGACCTGAAGGGTACGCTTTTCCTAGGTTGACTGAACTCAAGTTACATACAACATAGTCACCAGGCTTAACCTTATAAACAATCATAGCCTCATCAGTATCTTCATTCTCTACATACTCTTCAACTTGTACTGTAGGACTCATGTTTTGGGTGATCTCAGTACATAAATTAGAGCAGTAGATCATTCCAGCATGTTTATTAGGGTTCTTTCTGTTTACTTCATCACGGAAGAACATAAACGGCATTCCTGTTTCCATAAGAGACACCATGAAAGCCTTAGCCACATCTTTTACTAGTACTTCTGTACGTGATAGCAGAGGACTGTTCACACACTCCATGTATCTCTTTCGGAAAGTACCTGCTCCCTCTTCCTCGTCATAGGAGTCTTCAAGGCTATACCCCATCACCATTCTAACTTCATGAGGGTCAAACAGATACCATTTAGCATCTGGATCAACCTTACCTGTTTCAGGGTTTGGCTGTAGTTTCTCCATGAAAAGGTCTGGTACACATAAGCCTGGGAATACGTCACGTGCTTTACGTCTCTCATCCCCGTTATTAGTACCAATTTGCAGGAATTCCATAACATCCTTATGCCAGATGTCTAGGTAAACTGCAATAGCACCTTTACGCTGACCTAGCTGGTCTACACTATTTGCTGTATTTTCAAGCCCTTTAATCCAAGGGATAACACCTTGAGACTTACCTTTCATACCACGGATGTAACTGTTGAGTGAACGGATTTTACCCATGTAAACCCCGATACCCCCACCAAACTTAGACACCATAGCTGAATCTTTGTTATTATCATAGATATTGTCTAGGGAATCTTCTACTGTTCCAATGAAACACGAGCTTAACTGACCATCTGGTCTACCTGCATTCCCCATTGTGGGTGTAGCTACAGTAATGTAAAGATTACTGAGAACCCAATATGCTTTCTTAACAAGATCCATGCGTTTTTCAGGTTTTTCATCCTGCATCAATGTAAGGGCAATTGTAAGCCAGCGCTCCTGTGGAAGCTCATAAGGATGCATATTACCTTTTGAATCCTTATACTTAAATAAGTAACGATCATTCAACATCATAATACCACTGTGATCTAGTAATAAGTCCCTCTCAGTGTCAATGAAAGAGTAAGCCTGATTGATCTCATCTTCCGTATACTTTTCAAGTAGGAAACTTCCATATTGACCGTTGTTTATCAGTTCTTTAATTCTCTGTACAGGGTTTTGGTCCCCACGCAATTGTCCCGCTTTATAGTACAAATCAAACAGGATTGATCTAGCGGCGATAAAGTTCCATTCTGGAGTGTCTATGTCAACACGCACTAAAGCAAGATTAGTAATAGTGTTGATGTCCTCTCCTCTTGCGATAGCCTTTTCTACCTGTGTTCTGTACGTCTCAACCTTAGAGTCCTCATGACCCCTCAGGACAAATTCTAAAAAATCTGAAGGGTTGAAGTCCTTAATATCTGTATTCATTCAGTTAATCCTCCCTTGAACTTGTTCATTGTAAATAAAATCTCAGAGACAAAAATTGTCTCCTAAGTAGCGCCTTTGGTAAGTGCCACTCTGGAGACAACTGTCCATTACTATAAAATTTTTTAAGGTACTTTATGGAGTTCCTTATCCTAGGGTCAGTACGTAACTTTAACAGTACGAACTCCCCATGCTAGTGCATCTTGACGGTTAGGTACAAATATGTCAATCTTATTACCTTTGATGGCTCCTCCGGTATCTCCTGCGATTGCATAACCATAACCCTCAACATGTACTCGACTACCTAAGGGTATAACATTTGGATCTACTGCTATTACTTTCATACTTGGATCGTCTCTAAGATCAATACCTGTAGTGGTCACTCCACTACACCCAGCACAAGAAGCTGTATAGGCTGTCGCTACCATCGTTAACGTTCTACCTTTACTAGAATCCTTACTCGGTGTAGAGGAAGCCACTTTTTTAGAGGTGCTCTGCTTTTCTTTACTAGAAGGGGACTTACTAGTGTCGTCTTTTAAGGACAGCTCTTTTACCCGCTTTTGAAGACTTGCTTTATCCTTTTCAAGATTCTTTTTATCCTGTTCAAGGGTCTTCTTGTCCTCCTTCAACTTCTTCACTTGACTCTCAACCTTCTTAGAGATTTTGCTAGCATCCTTTAGTTCCTTTTCTAAGTCCTTAACCTTGTCCTTGGCATCAGTTAGGTCATCAGTTAAGTGTGTATTCTTCTCTAGCAAAATCTGATTGGTGTCCTTTATATCAGAGATTTCCTCCACTAGACTATCCCTATCCTTAGAGAGGAGATAGTTATTGATCTGAGAACATACAAAGCACACAAACAATAGGGACAGGACAACATGAGTTACACGCATTACAGGTAAATGTACTCAATAGACTCTACTGAGATTAGAATAGGTACTGTCTTTGCTTCGTCCTCATACCCATTGATGGTTCCTGCTTTACTACCTCTTTGCAGGTAAGAACGAACTTCCGCCGCAGACATTTCAGTGTACACTGTTCCTGTGATTAGCCTAAGTTTGGTCATTTTGTTACCTCCTTCCATTCAACAAAAAACAATCCCCATTTTTAGTCTTTTCTCATAAGGAAAAGTACCTAGTCTAATGGGGACTGTTTGGTGTCTAGATCCACTCTTTAGGATTGGACCCATGCTTCTTAAATAGTCTTCTAACTATATCTTTTACCTCTTCACTTCTAACAATGTGTTCTACAGAGGTCATTTCAATATATTGAAAATATGGGGCACCCTGTAATAAGTCCATAATGTGGGACAATCCATTATTCTCTGGAGTGTTACCCTGCCTGTCAATTTGAAATGGACTGGTGTCACCTAATAGGAAAATTCTACTATCTTCCTTGGCTTTCCTAGTCACAACAGTTACTAATTCCTTAGTATTTTGACATTCATCAACTACAATTGTCATATTTTGGGCATCAAGTCCACGGATAAATCCTAGAGGAAGTATCTCAACAACCCCTGCTTCCCTCAACTCATCAAAACTGCATTGATGGTTACGCTCAAAATACTGAACGTAATTTGCTAGGGTTGGTTGAATTTTCTCATTTATGTCTCCGGGCAAGAAACCATATTCTTCTCCATCAGCATTTACTGAGGGTTTGGCTATTAATAGCTTGTGGTGACTTGAATAACTACCAAGCCCATCTATACTGGTTACACTCTTTAGATGCTGGTTGATAAGGAATTCAATACAAGTACTAGTTTTACCAGTACCCATAAGACCATCTACTGCTACTACTGTCATATGAGGAGACATCATAGCATCTTGGTATAGTCTTAAATCTCTGTTAGGCTCTTTTCTGCTCTTAAGTTTCCTAATTCCCTTTATAGTAGGGTCATAGATACCTTCTAATCTCTTAGAGCCTTCAGATTCTACATACACAGCTGTGTTGTAGGGTAAAGTTACTGAAGGGGTTAGCGGAACATTGTGCTCTGTGAACGCTTGATAGTCTTCTTTATTAACGTACTCTGTATGCTCCCAATGTTTGAGTGTGCTCAATAACCTCTCCTCCTTTAACAAAAGAAAAGTCTGCGTGGAGAACTCTTCACCTTATAACACTGTCAGTTGTATGTCCGTATCTCTCGCCCCTTTAATCCTACTTCGTAGGATTAAAGAAAAAATATTTTAAGTATAAAAAAGTTATTTAAAAGTACCTTTAAAAAGAAAAAATTAAAAAACTTTGCTCTTTAAATTTTTCTCTTTTACTCTTTGTAGTAAATTTGAAATAACTTTGTTGCGCCGTATATTGTGACATGCAGATGGTATTTGACGGTTGAGTTGGGTGTGAATGAGATGCAGTATTATATTCAAAATCCTATTGAAGTCATAATCAATTTTCTGCCGCAGTCCTGATTAAAGGTAAAAACCTATCAAGGTTTTTCTTCGCAAAAAGCATAGAAAAGACCGCCACATGTAGTGACAGCCTTTTTACGGTTTTGTAGCACTTAGTTACTTCGTACTACCTCTCTGATGACTTCAACCATAAAAGCTATAGAAACCAAGCGGTACTATGACAGCGCCCAACTTCCATAAACGCCCATGGAGAGATTTGAACTCCCGACACCGTCCTTAGGAGGGACGTGCTCTATCCACTGAGCTACATGGGCAGGTTTATAGGTGCTACCCCACCTCTGCCTGTTAAGGGTGGGACACCTATGGTCGGGTTTAACGTGTACAACCTCAATCTCGGTCACCCGAAACGTGGAGACTGAAGTAACAGGTCTTGTGAAGCTTAAAAGTCTTGCCGTGGTTCGCAGTTACGCTGAAGCGTCCTAGGCGTGCAAGCTCTGTTGAAAGAAACAAACTAACCCCTCAAAAGTTTTCTCCTAACTACTTGTTTTCTAGTTCAGAAATCCTATCTGAAAGATCACTAACCATTTTATGAAGTTCATGTATTGACTTAATTATAGGTGCTATGAATTCTTCATACCCAATTGATAGAACATCTGTTCCACCATTTATTTTATGGTCTTGTAAACCTCCGAAGTCTTTTCCTGTCTTCTGAATAACTTCTTGTATCTCTTGGGCTATAACCCCATGATGGAACCGATTACCAGACCTTGATCCATCTTTCTCATGGGTAATAAGATTACCTTCTTCATCTATCTCTTGATAGTCATCCCGATAATCCCACCTAAAATCTACAGGTCTTACTTTTAAGAGGAAATCAAGACCTAATTCAGTATCCTTGATATCAGTTTTATCTCTTTGGTCTGAGCGACTTTGCACTGCCCCATAGCTATAGGTAGTTGTACCTGAGCCTCCAAGCTGTACTTGGTTGTCACCAGATACCCTAGCCCCATACCCTATTGCAGAACTGTTATTAACTAGGGTGGCTTGTGACCCATCTTGCATATATTTCATAGCAGCTGTACCTACAGCTGTATTACCTGCCCCTGCTGTTGTCTTATCATCATAGGTTACATTTGCTTCGTTGTAGTACAGTGCTTCTGATCCTATGGCTACATTTCGAGCACCGTTTTTAGTGTTCCAAGCGGCACTCCTACCTACAGCTGTATTATGATCTGAATTACCTCTGAACAAGGCTTCAGAGCCTACAGCAGTATTGTAATTTCCATGTTTAGGGTCATCAGGTACCACTACCCCGTTTACATAGGGGGCATTACCGCTAAGAGCGGCGGCTCCTATTGCTGTATTATGGTACCCAGTAAAGTTGGTGTGAAGAGCATTTCTACCCATGGCAGTATTGCAATATCCTGTTGTATTGTAACACATAGTGTTTGAACCCACAGCAGTATTTCTAGAGCCATTGTCCGTAGAATCTCCATTACGGGAGCCTATGTTATCTCTAAGGGCTTCATCACCTACAGCGATGTTATAGTGACCTAGGGTGTTATTTACTAAGGCACCATCACCAATAGCTACGTTTCTCCATCCCTCTGTGTTACTCTTCAGAGCATTTTTTCCAATACCTATATTAGAGTATCCTCCAGCACTTGCCATATACACTGGATATTTGTCCGTGTTGACTCCTGAGTTCTCTCCCATAAAAATATTAGAATTGTTTGCATACGGCAGAGTATAAGGAGCCGCAAAAGTGTTGTCTCCAACTTTAAAGGAGCCATTTATATAGAAATTACCAGAGAATCCTTTGTCTACTAGGTACGTTTTAAATTCAAGGTTGATGATCTTACCCTTATGTTCTGCTTCTAAATTTATAAAGGATGTAGTGTCATCGGTGACCCCATCACCCACAGCACCATAGTCACTCAGTTTAATAACACTTAATTGTGCTTTCTGTACATGTAGACCCATTGTTATTCCCCCTATTGTGTCCTTATATCTGTAGAATCAGTACTAATATGGACCTCTTTTGAGCTGTATCCCTATATTAAGTTGTCTTTTACATAAGCTTTGGAGCAAGCTCCATACAAGCTTATGCCAGTATCGCTAGAGGTATCAACAGGACCCGGAAGAATATTACCCCTAGACTGTAGTGTATCATCTGTTACTCCGTCACCTTTTGCTCCCATACTTGTTACACTTACTACGTTTACATCCTCTTGCATTATATGTCTACCCATAATGATGTCCTCCTATCCTATATCTGTCTCCAAGCAGACCAAGTATTCATGTCAGTAGTTGTCCTACGGGACATAATGTTTCCTACTGAAGCGCTAAATGGTATGGCTACTTGCAGAGCGGCTGAGTCTGTTGGCTGGAAGTGTATGATACCCCATGAGCTATTAGTGGTTGGGATGTTTGCAGTACTATTAAGTGCCCAGTAAAATCCATTAGCTCTCAGGGCGTTACAATCAGTGATGTTGTTGGTTTTATTGAAGAAGGTGCCTAGTGTTCCTAGGGCTGTAACTATGTCACCCGTGTCCATAGCCCTAAATAGGTATTTATTATTTACTGTATCCATGTAGGATAGGTGATTAGGTCCTAGGTATAACTTATGGGTACGATTATCTCCCTGATATACCTCAACACCATGTTGGGTGTAACCCTCATCCCCATTAAGTTTGATATAACCACGGTTCATATCCTTTTTGTCATAGAGGTCTCTTTCTAAGTCAGACACTCTTTTAACCAGCTCACCCATATCTGTCGCTACAGTGTTGATGTTTTCTGTGTAACTGGCATCAGTTTTGACATAGAGGAAATCAGCTACTTTTCTTTCTGTTTTTCCATTATTATCCAGAGGGTTATTTACCAAGTGACCACGAACCACAGTCTGTGAGGAGCCTCCCCCATCAAGACAATATGCTGTAGTTACTCCCCTAGCAAGCAGGATTCTAATCATGTCATCATAGGTCATTCCTTGGTTAGCCTTAGTTCTCCCCTCACAGGTTAGGAACAATAGGTCTTTATTGGGTAGCTGGGCGATGACGTTGCGTGGATGGTGCTCAGTTACATTTGATACAGTTGTCACTCCTGATAGATCAAAAGCGGCTCCATCTTGTATCATTGGATAAAAGGCTGTTATTGCATCTATACACCCATCAGCCAGAACCTGTTCAGCGGTAACAGAAGGTGGATACATGACTAGTGTGTTATCAGATTTTATACCAAGAGTGTAGCTGTTTGTGTCCTTGGCATCCTGTATAACCTTTCCGTCTTGAATCTGAACCCCTCTTATTAATCCGTTATTAGTATTCCAGATGGAAGCGTTAGCCACCAAAGAAGCACTATGTCTGTTACAGAAACTTCTTGCTGTTTCTCCGACCCCACTATTAATTAAGTCGTTTTGGAATCCATGACGTAATTTAATGAGATTGCCATTTTTATCTAAGTTTGGCACATGGGTAATAAAGTAATCAGTTTTAGAGGTATCATCCCTGTACTTTTGGTATGTTATCTCATCGTAGAATACCTCTTTTAGTATTTCATCCTCTAGTACATGTTTTCCCATGACTTAGCCCCCTTCTCTTTAGTCTACCATAAAAAAGTCCTAGTTTTAGGACAAAATAAAAACACCAACTGCATAAACAGTTGGTGTTAGTGGAGTCCTTAATATACCAGAGACTCCGTAACTGGTAAGGAACCGTTGGGATGGAAATCCAATCACAAGGATTGAGCCGGTCACCCTACAAGGAGCATGAACCTCATAGGGTGTTGATTTACAGCGGGTGTAGGTACTACCCTACCCTCCTATACTGCCTTTCCTAGGATACAGTATAATTGCTCTTTGAGCTATCCCGCATAACAGAAAGCCAGACGCATCCGACTTCCCTAAGTAAGCTCCGAAGACACTTACCGCAATTGAAAGAAATAAACAGAGATCATTGAAATAATCTCCTGATGGACCCAGTAGGTACCGCCCCTACGCCGAGGAATTATGAGTTCCCTGTGCTACTTTTACACCATGGGTCCGTAAGAAAAATAGGTTCAACCTTTCGGCTAAACCTCAAGGATTCTAGGTGAATTAACCAATACGCTTAGTTTGATTTCTAGCCATGGAAAATCACTCCTTAGGTTTATTGTTGAGTACCCTAACCCTCTCTTCAAGTACTCCGCTTCGCCCCACAATTACCTATCCCACCGCCCCAATGGGCTATACAGTGGTTCTGTGTCTGCTAAGACATCTGGGCGTAAGTTCCCATTTAATTAGGGGTAGAGCGCTTGCGCCATAGTAAGTCTTGTTCACCGTTGAACAGGACCACTAAGGCACCTACCCCTTTAAGCCTCGCACTCAAGTGGCGAAACACTACCATTGTATAGCCATCCAATGGCTAGATGAAGGAATCCATTTCTTTAAAAAGCGGGTCATCCTTACCCCCTTACGGAATGTATAGGATTCGAACCTATGCCGGACATAAAGCCCGCTATCTGGTTAGCAACCAGACCCCTTAACCACTTGGGTAACATTCCATGATAGGCTGTCGGGGAGGGACTTGCACCCTCGTCCACCCTGCGCAAGGGTAGCTCTTCTAATCTGAGGCTTACCTCGACAATAATGGCTCCTCCAGTAGGATTCGAACCTACAACCCCATGATTAACAGTCATGTGCTCTACCATTGAGCTATAGAGGAATGGAGCCGGGTGGGAGGAATTTCACCTCTGAGTAGTACTCCTCATTTGACCTATCCGACATGATATAAGTGGTGGCGGCACTGGAAGGAATTCCAGAGCTGAACGTATTATGGTTTATCCCCCATACGGGAATGTAGAGCCACCCTTCTACATATCATGAGACGCCTTAGCGTCCCAAGGAGACTTTTGTACAACTTGGTACATAGTCAATGCGGTCCTTGACCCATACAACTATAACCGCTTTCGATACCCACTCTACAATTGGTCATTGTATCGACACCCGTAAGCTCTATTTAAGGGTATAGAGAAACCTTTGAAGGTCGCTTACTATAAGTAAGGACATTATCTGAGTTAACCGCCAAGCTAAACTCATTTATTTGTAGGAATATACATCCTATTTTAGTAGAACTTTATCCTACACAGAAGCCCCTACCAGGTATGTGAAAGGAGCTACCTTTCACTAGAGGAATCGAACCTCTCCAGCTTCTGGGATGCACTGGACAGTACGCCACTTATGCCCACTCGTCAGCAGGTTTCCGACTCGAACGGTTGTCCGGCAGAGCCTTCTGTCTAGGATAAAGAAGGGCTAGTTTTACCTAGCCCAATATCAGTCAAACTAGGGGGTCGGCTGTAGCCTGTGGCTTGCAACCTTTGCTTAAATTAAAGCACTGGCTTGAAAGTTGTCTCCACAAAGGTATAAGTACCAAAGCCCGCCTTTTGTACTCTAGGTTCTTTCTTCATTACTTTATTCATGAATGTAGTGGGGTTCTTGTAAGGCTCAATCCCCTTAGACTCTAGATGCTTGTTTACCTTAGCGGCTAACTGAGGTTCAGTTGAATTTTTCAGAAATTCTACAGCCACACCTACAGCATCATCCCTATCATAGCTTTTCTTAAGTTCTGTTGCCATTACAGCATTAACTTTACGCTCTATAGGAGCAAGGTCTTCCCCTACTTCAACTTTTTTGCCCTCCTCATCTGGAAAGAAAGGTTTACGTTTCTCACTAGATGGTTCTTGAGACGGACGATCAGCCCTAACACCCTCTAATTCTATACCTTGATTATAGAAAATCTCTGTTGAAATGTTTTTCACTTCTTCAATAGGTACAACCATTTTAGGGTCAGTATTCATTAGATGTTTAACACCCTCATGGTACAGTTCCATTGATTCTTTATCCGTGGGAACTACTGTAGCAGGGGCTTTTTTGATCATTTCTCTAAGAAGTTCTTTCTGATCTTCGGTTACATTAGATGCCTTAATCTGAGGTTGTGCTGACTTTCTCATGCCTTCAATTAATCCTTCTAATACTTCACCAAGTCTAGTAGTTACAACGTTATCTACCTGTTCAATTAATTTGTCTTGATGATCAGCAAGTGCCTTATCTACAGCCGTACTGACGCTATTGGCGAACATCTTAGAGAATAAATCCATACCCTCAGAGCTAATCACAATAGCCGCTTCCTTTAGACCACTTTGCTTAAGTAGTGATGTAGGATCAACCTTATCCTCATTGTCTTTAGCTTTTTTCATGGCTGTCTCGTTCACTACTTTTTCATCTGTTTTCTTAATGCCCCAACGTTTATTGAATTTTTCTACTTGATTCATGCTTTTGACTCCTCCTGTGATTGAGAATGACTTCATTATGCATGACGGATTGTGATCTGTCAAGTGCCATTTTCCTATAAAAAGTAGAATAGTCTGAGCTTATTGACTCAGACTATTTAGAAAACTATTCAATTGGTGCTACACGTAACAAGGAATCTACGTCTTCATAGTACATTTCAAGTGCCACACCTTCAGGGGCTTTTACAGCCACTCCTACTCTTCCTAGCGTATATGCTTTTTCCTCTTCAAAAATTGAATATTCTTTGTACGCACAATCTGGGGTGAGGAAGCTGATGGCGAATACTGATCCAGCATTATCATGGATAGCGCTGAGTAACTTCTTCTGGTCATCAAAAGTAACTACATACTTGCCATCATTGGTACGGAAAATGTTGTATCTCCCCTGTTTTTCCACAAATTCTAAAGTTGTTAGATATACCTTGCTGTCAATTACTTCCTTATTGTACTTTGCAGTCACCCATTCCATAGGTATCTCTCCTTTCATTTACAAAAGAAAAGAAAAAGGAGAACTATAAAGTTCTCCTCATAAGATTATGATCCCCAGATTTCTTTAGTGTTTCTTAGGTATTCTTGTATTTTACTAACTACTCTACTTACATAAACCTGAGAACAACCAAACTCCTTTGCTATTTCGGTTTGAGTACCTCCTCTTAATGTATAGGCAAAAAATATGTCAGCCTTCTCTGGGGTGAATTTTCTAGAGAGGTCTTTAAGCAGTGTGTCAACCATGGTGAGATTTTCAAAAGAAGATATGTAGTCTACAGGGTCCACTAGTAAATCTTGTTCAGATACTGGTTCTGATTCATCAGTATCATACGCAGGGGTTTGAAGGCTGTACACACCTGACAGTCTGTTTATTGATCTAACTATATACTTATTAATTCGATTCTGTATTATCTTGTAAGCATATGTGGAGAATTTTACCCCCACATTAACATCATAAGACTGAACAGCTACCCACAAGGCTAGGTAAGCCACAGAGTAAAACTCGTCTGGAGTTGTTCTGGACCTCTGACACAGTGTGTTCATACCATGAACATACTTTCTTATATAATGTTTGACGAACAAACAAGTATTCATGAATATTTTTTCCCTCAGTTTTTCCTTTTCCAGTTCATCCTCTGTTTGATCTATCAACTGAAAGTATTCCTCATTATTGAAACCTTCATCCCTTTTTACACTCATTTTGTGTAAATATAGACCTACATCCTTTTTAGTTTGAGACATTTTCCCCACTCCTCGTCCCATCTTGTTAACAAAACAAAAGGAGAGACTTACAAAAATCTCTCCATGAGTAGAATACAATTCTTGTATGTTATTTTGTGTCATTATTCATGTGGATAATATGAGATAAATTTTCTTGTTCGGCTTGAATTTGCCTACCATCTTCCATTGATTTCTTGATAGTTGGTTCATTGGTGAAATGGGGCAAATGACCCTCCTGAAAATCAACTATTTCACTTTTCCATACTTCTCTATATCTCTTTTTGGCTTCCTTTACTTTTTCTGAGTCACTACCTTTAACTTTACAAGGAACATGTGTATGACCTAGTTTCTTAGCCGCTTCCCACCTATGATGACCATCATGAACATCGTAGTTATATCCTATCTCAACTGGTTCTAAGGGGGCGTTGGCTTTCATCTTTTCCATGTTTTCTTTTACTTTATTGGGATTAAGAGCCTTGTCTGTCTGATACACCTGCTTCAGCCTATTAACAGGTATGTGTATAACTCCATACTCACTATTGGTCTTGTAGGAGAACCGTTCAGCACCTTCAGGAAGATGCACTGTCCCTGCCTTTTCCAAGTCTTCTTTAAAGTTCTCCAGACCTAAGTCAAGTATGAGTTTTTCTCCAGCAGTCAGTTTCTTTTTAGGCTTTTTATCTATTCGTGATATACTCTTCCTACCCGACTTGTTGAGATCAATATGCAGGTCCATAAACCCACCTCCAATTAAATAAAGTCGTAATTCATATCTTGCTTTGGTTTGTGTGCCTCTAAAATACGATCAAGAGCTATATATCCATATGTGAGAGCACAGGCTCCATGGTCATCGCCGATTCTAGACACTCGCTCAAAGATTTCTCCCTCTTCCTCCTCCATCAGAGTACGTACATTCTTAAGGTGCTTAGTTAACATAGATAACTTTTCCCCTTGTCCAAATGTTTTAAGTGCCTTGGCTTTAATATTGTAAAGTGTACGTTTCATTTTAACAGTCTTATCAACACGAACCTTAGCGGCATTGTCGTTCCACTGATCTACCATCATATTCCTTCCTCTAGGAGTGTCCCAATCACATGCATAGGTACGTCCGGGGAATTGCTGTATCAGGTATGAGTTCCTATCCGCACCAAAACCATTATCTGCTACAATAACATCTGGGTCATAAGGTTTTAAAAGGGCTGTGAAAACATTTACACAATCTAATGGTCTGTTAGGGTTGTCCTCAACCCAATGGAAGTCTAGAAGGTGTACTTGATTGTCTTCTGTAAGACCAAGGATGACCATCCAGTTAAAGTATCCCCAATCTATGCCTGCTACAATTTTGACATACTTGGAATTATCCCTGTACCCAATTGGCTCTGGAAATGCCACACAGTTAAGTACATCTTGGTCTGTGATAATTAGACCTTCAGAAGCATACGGCATACCAATAACATAGTTATAGAATAACTGCTTTACTTTGTAGTCAAATTGGTTTCGCATGATTTCATCTGCGGAAATCCACACAGCATCTAGCTGAGATATGTGGTACCCTCGTCTATCTTTTCTAGTAGGATATTTAGCAACGTACTCTCCTTTGTTCCACCTATTAAGCTCTTGTTTACACTTTTGACATTGGAACTGATACGTACCATCATCAATAGTCTCATCAACTAGGTTAACACCTTTTTCATTTATACACACTATATTGTCTTCAAGTGTAATGACCTGCCAGTGTCCGCATTTATCGCACTTATGGTGGTAGTATCTTTGGTCACTATCACTAAAGAGCATATCCACTCCTCTTCCAGGTATTGTAGGAGTACTCCACCTTCTCATAAGACCATATGCAGAGGATTTCATAGATTCTCGGAAAGCTAGTTCTACTCCATCTTTCATACGATCGTACTCATCAAGACCAAGAATGTCTATCGCTTGACCTTCCCCCAGTGCTGATCCCCATGCTGAACGCAGGAACATGGCACTACCGTTTACAAGCTTTTTCAGACGAACGTTGTTCATTTTCTTATCAAGTCTACTACTTAGGTAGGGTGATTCGTCAAAAATAGGGGCAATACGGGTGTTGGAAAAGTCCTCCATTTGTTCTTTACGTGGAAACGTATACATCCCATTCACGTTAGGATGAGTATCTAAAAACCAGATAAACTCGGTTACTGCCATCTCTGATAGTCCCAGCTGACGTGACTTACGTACAACTTTGTCAGGGTGCTGATCCTCTAAAATTGCGATCTGCCATGGGCGATGCTTAATTGGGTTTTTTGTACTCTTAAAAGTAAGTGGATTGCCTTTGATGTACCTATACCTCAGGGCATACAATGTAGGTGTTCTATTAATTAATGCTCTTTGTATTTGCTCTTTTGTGTATTTAGTCATGTTATCAACCTCCTAAGACATAAATAATCAAGGAATTTTGAGAAAAAGCAAAAAGGTTAGGCTGAGCCTAACCTTTTGATCCTACAGTGGTGTACAATTTTTCCTTAGGGGGTTCTAATTGTTCTAGCTTCTCTAGAAGAGGGACAACCGCTTCAGGGTCTTTTAATCCTGCATCAATAATCTCATTGGTTAGCACTTCTTTCTGTGTCTCATACATAATATGCTCCAATAAATTGTCTACCACTTTTAGATATGGTCCTACATTATTGTCCCCTCTTGCTTTATGAAAAGAATCATCCGTTGACCTGCCCGGATAATTAATAAGAAGGTGTAAACGCTTAATCTTCTCATTCTCCCTAATCAGATGAACAATTCTATAAATATCTGTAATTCCAGCTCTACGTGCTTGTGTAAGAAGGACAGAATCTGAGGTGTCTGTAATAGCATCAATTTTAAGGTAGAAATAGTTAGGGTCTTTAGTGTCCAATTCTACAGCAGAGTTAAGGAGCACAATTTCAAATCTTTCTTGCCTATAAGACTTACAAACAGCATTGATTACGTCTTTAACTCTATCAGAAAACTTATCCTTTCGGGTCAAACCCGCCAAGTACTCAAGGATATTTCTATCTACTCCTGTCATTTGAACTCCCTCCCTTTACTAAAAGTAATTGAGTTCCTGAAAACTTTCTCTTCAGTACCTACTCCTCATCTTCTTTGTTCATGTAGTCATCCATAGCTTGTTGTGCTAGTTCATCCAGAACTGATGAGTCAATGTCTGTTACAGATGAGTCCTCTTTGGTATCCTTCTTAACATGAGACTGGTCTAGGGCGTCATTGGCTTCATTTAGTTCATCCATTAAGCCAGCAAGTATATCACTGACATTCTCATTGTTTACATCCAAGTATTGAGTAATCTTGTTGATGCGTACTTCTTCCTCAGGAGAATTGTTTTCAGTACGTTCGGTAGCTTCACCCAGTAAAAGCATTTCCATCTTCATAACCTCTACTAGTTCCTTAGAATTTCTAATACCATCCGCTTTACCTTTAGCAACATCCTCTAAATACTTATCCTTAAGTATCTCCAAAGTTTCTCTATTTCTAAGCTTTGCTTCTTCTACATCCGCTGGCATAGCGGCTTTTTTGAAGCTTGCTGATAGGCTACTCACCATACTCTTTTTCAAAGCGACATACCTCCTTTTTCGCTTAAAAATAGCAAAGGCATGTATTCAATGATACATGCCTACTCTTGTTACTTCTATGTTATATCCTTGAGTTAGTAGCGCCACTGATAGGTCTATGCATCTTAAAACACAGCCACCTTCAACAAGGGTTTTAATAGTATCTTTTTTCTCAGTAGCTATGGACTTAGCTTCTTGTCTAGAAGGAGCAGGTACTATACAGGTATGAATCTCATGACCCACTGGTATGATAGCATATAAGCTTAGCTCACTCATCTTCCTCATCCTGCACCTCGTACACCAACAAACAATCTTCTGGAGGTACACCGTCATCCACTTTCAACTCTATGTCTGAACCAAAGTTGTGACCTTTAACCAGTTCATATGACTTAGAGTGTAAGATGATCTGTATGATGTCAATCCCCTGCTGACTATGTTGAGTAATTTTGTCCTCTATGAAGTTGATCAGTCTCATAGACAGCTCGCCTTCTTCTCTAACTTCCTCAATAGCATGAGCCAATCTGTTCTTGATAGATAGATTATAGTCTTCTGAGTATTCTTGACACTTAGAAGGACTGAAGTCTATAGGTAACAGTTGGGTGTCCAAAAGATACTGAAGATCGTCCATAACTCTACACACTCTTCTATGAGAACAAGAACTACACTGTTTCAGTGGATAATTTTCCATGTTGTTTCCCTCCCTCTAAGTGTTAAAATCCTTTAAAAACTAAACGTACCTTAACCTACTAGGATGATAAACTCATCAGAATCCAATATTGTCACATTTATGTCGTGACTTCCACCTAGTACAAATTTATGGACCATTCCGTATTTTGGGTGGATGGGTAGTCTGAGGTAAGGATTTCTCCTTAAGTGCAGTTCCTGCACAGCCCTACTAATAATTATATTGTCTGGGAGCTTGCCCCTTCGATCCTCATATTCCCCAATCTGCCTAATAATTTCTGATTCTATGTTTAGGTCTACCATTACCATATCCCCTTGGGTCAAACTTTTTACGATACTCTTCTTTCATCCTGAAGTGTAGTCTACCGTCAATCTTTGTAGATTCACACCAGGGATGTTCAAATTCCCTCAATGCTTGGGATACCCCATTTCTAGGATTACTATAATGGGTCTCACAGCTTTTGACTATGTGAGACAGAGACACCCAGCTCTTATTAGAGTATAATAACCTCTTTATCCGTTCCATAGTTAATTTATAAGGGGTAACATATCCTCCCTCATTAGACCCCCCAGTCAGCCAAGTCTTATGCTCAGGCTTTAATATATCCTCCCATTCCATAAGTTTATTACGCTGGAATCCGGCTTTCATGGCTCTTTGGGCAATAACTTGTCCTCCATATCTAGGAGATAAAACTTCTATAATTCCTATCTTTTCTTTCTCAAGAATACCTCTAACAAAAGAAGGGATAGGCTTCTTTCTCTCCGGTATAGCAATATATACATAATTGGCGTAACCACGCCATCTGTAGGCTTGTTCTAGTAGTTCCATAGTTAAGCTAGTTTTTAGCTCAACAACACAACTTGCAGGTTTCATAAACCCTACGATGTCTGCTCTTCTGCCCCCTTGACCCGCTAAGACTTCAGAATAAACATCATATCCCCACTGTTCAAGTAGATTCTTTACAGGCTCAAACAAATCGGTTTCTTTCATCGTCTCCCTCCTCACTTTAAATAACAGAAAGTCCTGTTTTCTTCTCCCAAATAAAAAGAGGAACAGCTTTACGCTGTTCCTCCACCACCTAACTCTGTTCTCAGGTCATTAATGAGTTTGTCTACCTCTGTTTTGGTGTACACATCTGCGCTGTTGGCTTTTGTACCAAGCTTTGTGTCCACTTCAGTCTTTTTGTACACATCAGCCACATTAGCTTTAGTACTCAACTTAGTGTCTGTCTCAGCTTTTGTATAAGCATCTACAGTACCAATACTAGAGTCGATCTCTTTCTTCAACTGAGTCATGTGTAGCTCACCCGTAGAGATTTTGAAGTCCGTTCCTAGACCCGGAATATACTTACTAGCACTGTTTTCTGCCAAAGAAAACACCCCCTATATATTTTCACTTCATAGGAAAAATATAGGGGGTGATTAATTAAAATCATATATTTTCTAGGACATCTGATAGCTCTCCAGAATACGCTAAGAACTTAATGAATGAGTCTAGAGCTTGTGAAAGGGCGGTGTCTCTGCCAATCTCATCGTTAAAGTTCTCTACTTTGTAGACAGATGATGTGCCAATGACCTCAAAACTGTTGTGGTCTGTTACCACACATACAGTGGACTTGGGGCTGACCCGTACAAAGGTTGCTTCCTTGACAAGGTCTTCATATACTTTTCTCTTAAGTTTACTTTCACGTAGGCATTCAAAGTTTTCAGCATTTATTTTCATATCTTTTCCTCCTCTTTTATTTTCCTTTGCTTGTTTGTAGGTCAATATCTGGAATGATCTCCTCTGGACGGAACAGTACCTTATAGTGATAAGCATCCTCGTACTTAGCATCCGTCTGCTCCACAAAATAGCTTACGTTGTCACTCAACCCTAGATAATGTTTTTTGTACTGGTCCTTTCCAACCTTACAAGTGACAGTTATTTTCTTTGAACTCTCAGTATCAAGGGCACATAACCCCTCAACGGTCAACAGGTACTTATCAGTAATGCCGTTAAAGAATACAACCCTTCTCTGTACCTCAAATGAATCAGCAGATTTTGATAGGTTATCTGATATAGTGTCCGCTTCTGAAGAGCAACCTACAAGTGACGCAATTACTGCAAGACCCATAAACAGCGTTGCAAGTTTCTTTTTCATACTACCGTTTCCTCCTTTGATTGACAACTTCATATCTTTTTCGACTCAAATATATAGTAATCTTCTCCCGGCTCTAAATCCTCCTCGGAGAAGTCTTCACTAAGAATTAAGTCCCCAACGTATAAAAATCTCTGCTTTAGCCCTTCTTCACCTTTATCATACACCTGATAGGTGATGCATGTGTCCGTGACAGATTCAATCATCCCCTTGTCCTTAACTACAGGGGTACCGCCATCGCTAGGATCGAGCTTATAAACAATTATCATATCACCCGGCTCTATTTTTTCCTTATCAAATATCGGTTTGGAAGTAATAAACTCTTTATTCTGTATCATCTTCTAGCTCCTCTCCATTGTCCTCTAATCGACTGTATATAGATACCGTCTTAAAGCCCATATAAGATTCTAAGGACTGAGGTCTTAACACCTCTTCCTCAGAGAGGGTTACACGTCCTGTGTTCTCATACTCAGCCTGTAATTTCCTGTATTTTTCAAATGAGCACTTGATATACCTGTCTGGTGACACTTCAAACTTAGCAACCATCATAACAGCAGGTAGATCTGCTTTCTGTACTACTCTTCTAGCATTCATGTGTGCGTCCTCCTATTCTATTATTTTTTCTATTTCTTTAAGCCCATTTACACTTACTTTAATTGTCTGCCCTTTCTCCAGCTGTGCCCAGATATAGGGTTTAGTTTTCCAACTACCTTCTTTAGTTAAGACAACATAGGATTCAGGGTCCCCTCCTTTAGGTACAGATACATGCCCCTCAGAATCCACTCCTACGGAAGTATATCTTGGCGATCCTTCATAGTATTTTTCCACTACTGTTAAAGTCTTAATCTCTTTTTCATTTTCTAAGTGGTGGTCTAGCCACATGGCGTATATGAGAGCAGAGAGCATGAATCCAAAGAACAATGACACTATTGTTACTAATGCATAGGTACCTACATCTATTTGCCTATCATTACCCACGTTTACGTCCTCCCTTTAATACCCTGTTCACCGATAGGTCTAGTAACATCTTATCCATCTGTTCTTCACTGAGATTCTCACACACTTGCATAAAGCTGTTAATCGGCAGATCAAAGTTTAAGTACACCTCAGTACCGGATTCCCAGTCGTTAATGTCTTGACCTTCTCCAAATTGCCTTGCTACCATATAAATTCTGCTGTCCTCAGCGTCATATGCAATAGTAGCTTTACTACCTCCTAAGTCTAATTCTACTTGCATACCCTCTTGCAGACAACGTAATATCTTAATGGTCTTTTCCACGTAGCACCTCTAAGAACTTACTAACTGATACAGTTTCTGTGACCTTATCATCTTCTTCCCCTGTTTCTACATCTATCTTACTAACGGAGTAAGATTCATAAACTTCTTGTACCTTTCCTCCTGTAACACTTGCCACCCTCTTTGCCAGACCTTCATCTTCAATAACTGAAGCTTTCCCTGCCACTAGAGTAATACCGCTTAGTGTCTCTAGGTTGATTTCACTTGGAAGAACAACTCCCATTGACCCTACCTCGACTTGATAATAATAAGTCTCTACTGATCTGACAGACAATGGACATGCAGGCAAAACTCCTTCAATACTTTGTCTACTCTTTCTAGCCATACTGATCTCCTCCTTCGTGTTTGACAAGAAAAAACACAGGAGACTCAAAGTTCTCTCCTGTGTAGGATAATCAAACTCTTCTTTTTACCTTTTTAGCCGCTAAGTGCATTCTTTGTTGTAAAGGTCGTGGTTGTCTGTAAAACAGAATTGAGGAGTTGTTTAGGAATACATTTCCTATCGTCTCTGATACATTCGTTTTGATTGTGGAATCAATAAGAAGGCAATTTTTTATGTTTACATTCTCACATTCACCTTTTACTATCCTTACCTCTGGTATTGGTCCATAAGCCTTTTCCAAGCACTTACGGAACTTCTTAGGATCATTCATGATTTTGTTACCAATGTATTCTCTAGCCTTTTTCTTAATCCAGTTCATATTCTTGTCTACCCCCTAAAAATACACATTTATTTCTATTTCAGTAATCATAGACACATTAGACAAAGGACCCTTAGGCAGGTACTTAACCCTATACCCTAGTTCCTCTAGTTTCTCCTTAACAACTTCTAGCTCTGTGTGTGAGACTTGGTCTGTAAAGACCTTCATGGACACTCTTCTTTTATTATCTTCTATAGATAAATCAATTAAGTGCTCTAGTTCTGCCATGACGTCTTCACACTTGATCTCAGAGGGGTGTAGTTCTCTCAGCTTTTGTCTGGCTTCCTTTGCACTAATCACTGTGTCTCACCCCCATAAATAGTATGACCTCCTGTGATCACCATATTACCCATAACGTCCCTTATCATTTTCTTTCTAATACATATTAGCTCAAACCACATATCATCCATAAGTAAGTCCGGCACAGGTCCATGAATTGTGTGTCTGCCCGTTGACCAAGGGTCAGTTACCATAACATAACTATGATCCTTCACTGGTTTTACTTCGCCGAACTCACGCACAACTCTCAATCTTGGTATAGGTATCTCCATGGTTTTACCCTCCTAAAAATTACTGCATGTTATTACCCATGTTGCCCCATCTGGGTATATGTTTCTATTGTCTACAGATACATGGTATCCATATTTATCTCTTAAGATTGTAACAGCTTCCTGCACATCATGACAGTTTGTATCCTTTACGGTTACACGTATGCTGGCGCTGTCTTTGTTGTCATTTACAGCTGTATTAAGTTCCCTTTCCATCCTACCAAGAATATTTTTCCAACTAACCTTCGGCGGGTGTTTTTCCCGCCGAAGTATTTTTAGTTCACTAGCATGCTTTAGCATTATAATGACCCCCTTACCAGGAAACATAGATTGAGTGTAATAAATTTTGGTGCTCGTCAAGTGCTGGGCTGACACTTACATGGTACCCGTAAGACTCAAGGATACGTTTGAACTCTGTGATGTCTCCGTTTTTCTCTACGGCATCTTTTTTGTAGTCGTCCGCAGATACATACATTGTGAAATGACTTTGAAAGTTTGCAATTGTTTGTTCAATCTTTGTGTTAACTTCATCCAGCAGATCCTTAACACCTTTACTTACACCGTGTTCTTTTGCTAATGAATCCTTAGCTTCTTTTGCTGTTCTTAAATTGTACATATTATTTTTTCTCCTTTATAATAACACCTAACTTATAACTAAGAGTCAATGGATGTTTGCATTGACTCTTTTAATCGTCATGATACTCTTAGAAGAAGATATAGAAAACACGATAGCTACGAGGCTCCGAATCTCCCTTAAATCCAACTGAACTGGTTACGTCATATCCATAGGACACAAGAAGACGTTCTAGCTCCATAAGTTCTCCAACTTCTCCCTCTGTGCTTTCCTTAAATTCATCACAAGGAAACCATAATTCAACATAACTCTTGTTTTCTTTGATAGCTTCATCCACTTTAGAATTAAATTGTTCCAGTGCGTTTTTCACAGACTCACTCACAGACCATTCTCTTAGTCTTGCTTCTCTGGCTTCTTTTGCTGTTCTTAAGTTATACATATTATTTTTCCTCCTATGCTGGGTCTACTATAAACCCATCGTATTTATGTTTTTCATACAGTGTGCCATCATCTAAGGTGATAATGTACCCTCCAGAGAACTTCAAGCTGACAGCATGTTCAAATTTATGGGAAATCATTATTCCCTGTTTATGAATCATGCCCTCTCCGTACCCAGACACTAAGGAGTGGTCTCCCAACAATGCCCGCAATACTCTCTTTACATAAGGGAAGAGCTTATCACTCTTTACCCTTATGAAGATGTGATTGTCCTCGAAAGCGCCATTTAACAAGAAAGAAAGTGCCATGATTAAATCTTTCACCTGAATATTTTGGTTGGCTGTACCTAGTAGACGTACTTGTTCCACCGTCAATGCTCCATTATTGGTATATTGCTCCGGTATCATGGTGTAGATAAAACTAGCAAGGTCATCATCTATGTCATGGACAGGGGCTTCTATATATGGCTTATTCATTCCTCTACCCGCACCACCTTACAAGCCTTAAAGATTTTATCATATTCTTCTTGATAACTGTTTTCACTTTCCTCCATCATGCTCTTAGCCGATTTCTTACAACGCAGTACATGATTCAGTTTGGCATTGGCTTTATCAAGTTTAGCCTGTAGCTCCTCAATTTCTGCTCTGTATTCCTTCTCCTCGTCATAGTATACAGACATCTGCTTCTTATATGCTTTTTGAATATCCTCTAGTTTGGCTTTCTCGTTCTTAATAACATCTATCTGCATAAAGATAATCTGCCTATTGATTTCTTCGGTGAATCCAAAGTCTTTCTTATACAGGGTCATGATTTTGTTATCATTTTCCTTGTATGCTAGAATTACATTGTCTTTTGTGATCTTGTATACCTTTCCTTTTGTTTTAAACAAAACTTCCGCTTCTTTGTACATGTTTTCAATTTTTTCTTTATACTCTACAAAACGATGTACTGACTCATGCTTCACCACAGCAGGGTCCGTTATACCTAGTATACGTTCAATATATCTCTCAACTGCGTGTATTCCAGCTGGTTGTACAAGTTCCTGTTCTGGTTCTTTTTCTTTACTGAATAGCTCCTTAATAGTTTTTAAAGCTGTGTCTGATACGTATTGTTTATATTTATCCAGAGCCATCTTATCAATTTCCTGTAGGTATACACCCCATGCATCCCAGTCCCTTACAAGTTCCAAATTGCTCTGTAGTAGTTCCTCAGTGATGTCACTTTCTAAAGACAAGTGCCTTTTAACTATGTCCAGCCTATCCTTAACAGTAGGGGTCAGTAGTACTTGCCGCATCCCTTCAGGTAGACGGTATCTTATAAAGCACATACCATCTGTCATTAGGGTATTTAAATTGTGGTTACCATCCCACATACCTAGTAATGAGGTAGTAACCTCACGCACCTTACGATCAATGTTATGAGAGTACTCTTGAAAACTATCCCATTTTACATCACTTTGGTTAGGTATGTCTGAAAGCATTGATCTTATTCTCTTGTTAACTCTCTGCTCAGTGAGCAATGAGCGCAATTCTTTGGCACACGTGTATATATTTGTGTCCATTATCATCCCTCCTCTTGAAAGAAATAAAGCAAGGAGAGACAAAATCTACTCCTCGTGATTTTATTAAGGTGAGTATAAACTCAAAGGAGGATTTTATATGGCTCTCATAAAAAGGAACCCATTCAAAGTAACAGTTACTAAAAATGATGGGGAATTTCATGTTAAGGTAGACCCTAAGCCCGTTGCCTCTAAGGATGAGTACTTGGCAGTAGTAACCAAGACAGTGCAAGATGTATTGTTGCAGGAGTACGGGTACGGACCAGGTGCCCTTAGTACACTTAAGAGGAACATGAAGGAAACTATAGACTTACTATATAAACAAGGATTGATAAAGCCCGCAGATGAAAAAATGGACGTTTAAAAAAGGAAACCTTCAGTAGAAAAGGGTGGGGGTGTCCTTTTTTGCGTAGAAATTAAGGGGGGAGGGGGTCTAATACCTTCTCCCTTTACTTATGCTATTCGAAGGCTCAACGAAGTGCCCTACGAAGTACTACGAGGATATAGTTTTGAATGGAGGGTGCTGTCCCCGTAGTTTTGAATGAAGGGTATGGTACCATACATATAGTTTTGAATGAAGGGTCTGGTAGTTTTGAATAAGGGTATGGTACCATACCTATAGTTTTGAATAAAAGGTCTAGGGGGCGGCTTGGGAGCAAGGGACTCCTAAGGAAACGGGACTCCTGTCTATGGGTCTTGAAACTTTTAGGGGGGAGGGGTCTATACCCCCTCCGGGGTACCCCTAAGAAAAAATATCTACAAAAAATATCGAAAAAGTGTTGACATTTCTTCCCACCTGTGACATAATAAAACCATAGAGAACAACACTATCAAATGAATGGAGAGATTGATATGCTGAATCAAGTTGAGGTTTTACGTGAAGAGTATGTTGAAGGTTATGTAGTTCAGATGTGGAGACGCAATCCTAGCAACGCACCAGTAATCGAGGTATTCACAGAGGATAATCTTGAAGAGGGCATCATCCCTGAGTATGTTACCGCCAACGATGATACGTTTGACCGTATCGTGGATGCTGTAGAGTTTGGCTATCTGGAAGAACTGGAGCTAGTATAGGCTCCAGTCCCGCTTCAGCAGTTGCTAGTACTCACCCAAGCGGGTGGGCACCATGGAGCCGCTGAGCTACCACAGATTGTAAAAGGAGAGGTTAACATGAAGAAACGTTATAAGGTAACAGCATTATTTGAGGATGGTACATCACAGTGTTTAGTGGTAGGGAATTTTTCTTCCCCTACAAATGCATGGTGTGCCGCTATGAGAAATCTCACACCTGAAGGCATTGCACGGGTACAGCATTACAACGTAGAAGAAATTTCAAAATAATCCTTGACTTTCCCTACGAGGTGTGACATAATAGAGTCAACACAGAGGTTGCTAGTATTCATCCTACTAGGGTGGATACTATGGAGCCACTGAAGGCTACTACATGAGTAAGTCCTGTGATCTCACAGGCAGAAGGAGAATGTACGATGACATTAGCAGGATACAGAGTTGATAGTTGTAATGGTTGCGGTAAGGCTTACCTAGTAGGGGAATCACATGACCGTAAGAAATGCGCTGAATGTGCTAGCAAGTAGGTTGCTAGCTTTCCCGCTCAGGCGGGAGGGCAATGGAGCCTATTGGCTACTAACCAAGCAAGTAAAAGGAGAGGTCACAATGACATTATTTATCGCAGGAGTAACACTTGAAGAGGTACGTGAAGCTACAGTCTCAGCCCTATTTGTAAAACTGGAGCAGGAAAAGAAAGCCCTATATCTAGGAGCAGGTTCAGAAGACAGCCTAAACCTGTGTAAGAGCACACTAGATAAAGTTCAAGAGGACTATCCATTAGATGATATGGAGAAAGATTATCTGAGAGACCTGTTACAATTCTGGCTCTCTAGGTTATTTCTAGGTGATGGGTTTGAGGGTGAGATACCTGACAGTTCTGAAGATTTACGTAGAACTGCCACGACTGCATTCACTTACACAGCGGCTATCCGTCATTATTGCATGTAGGTTGCTAGTGTCCACCCGCTCAGGGTGGATATCATGGAGCCTATTGGTCACCACAATCACAGGGGGAATATACATATGTTTAAATATACAGATCGTTCAGTACGTCAATACATTGAAAGACAACAGCGCTCAGCTATGCTGGAGCAGGAACAAGCTGAGAAAGATAAAAAGGAAAGAAGAAAAGCGGGATTACTATTCTTTGGTACTATTGTAGTATTAGTAGCTGTAGTGGCTGTCTACATTGTACCTCAGAGTCTTGATGCAATGTGGCATGAGAACTACGAGAAACCTGCTCAGGAAGCCGCTCGTAACTGATCTTACAGCCATTATCTCCTAGCTAGGGTTTCCCTAGCTTTTTGGTCTTTTAAAAGTCTTTTAAAAGTCTTTTAAAGTACTTTAAAAAAGCTTTAAAAAAAAAAAAAAAAAAAAAAAAAAAAAAAAAAAAAAAAAAAATCTTTTAAAGTACTTTAAAAAAGCTTTTAAAAAGACTTAAAAAATCTTTTAATTTTTCTCTTTACTTCGTAAAGAGAAAAAGTGCTGACGCACACAACCACAGTATGAATACATAACAGGCAGTAGTAAGCTTATATGAAAGAGCGGTCACATATCCTCAGTGTACTATAATATAAAAATTGTCCACAAAAAGTACTTGACTTCCACTGACAGCCATGCAATAATTGTAGTACAAGGGAGGAGAACATCTTGTTCAAACTACTTACTTTATTCAAACGCAACAAAATTACATCCGCTGAGGAATACTACACGCAAGCTATTCACATCTGCGAGCAGTTTGACCGCTCAACCCAAAAATACACAAGTATGTAAAAGGAGAGTATCACACATGGTAATCATTAAGTACACTACAAAAACACAACCCACACCAGTAAAGGAAATGTTCATTAGCCCCCAGCATTACGCTAAATGGCGCTCACATATGGGAAGTAAGTTAACATCAGTAAAGCCTATTAAGGGAGGAAGATAAGCATGAGAACATATTGGAATGTAAGCCTAGACAGAAGTAATGGGAAAAGATTTGAAAGACTGGTTCACTACATATGTGTGCCTATTATATCTATTCACCATGCTGAAGACACGATTAGCATGACCAGAAAAGAAGTAGGGCACTTAGCTGAAACCATTGCAAACCATATCATATTAGACATAAATGGTACTTACCGTACATTTAGTGTTAACGACATAGTCCACTGTAGTTTGGAAAAGGTGATAACACTAGAGGGTGACGTTACAAATGAGTTCATAGACCGCCTACAAATACTAGTAAATAAAGAGGTGCAAGGATCACAAAGCACACAACAAAGCCTATCCTCAGTCTTTGAATCCACTTTGGAGAAATACAACAGCCCTGATGACTTTGCAGATTATCTGGAGGAAACAGAGGAAGAGGTGGACTATGAGGACTATTCCCTTGATGATACGATTGATGCAATATCCTACGCTCTTAAGACACAGGAGCCTGTTCAGGCAGAATGGTGTCTTCTAATGGTAGATGTCTACACAGGCACACTGACAGAGGTTACCGTTGAGACAGACAAAGACAAAACACTTGACAGCATACTAGGAAAGTATCTGGAGAACGGCTTTGAATGTGTATCAAAGAAGCGTCTAGGAGAGGTCTTACGTTCAGCATAAGATTATAACACAGCCCCACGCTAGCTTACAGCGTGGGGAATCTTTTTGCCTTTGATGCTTTGTTTCTAGCAAAGGAAATTATTTCCTTGTGGTCATAATTACATATAAGGAGGAGAAAAATAATGACACACTTTATCTCAATCGCAACGTACATTTATGCACTGGTTAGCGCAGGTTTTATTGGAGGGTGGCACGATGAAGAAAGCTGGATTAAGGACACTGAGTATGAGCATGGAGGATATCATATGATTATTGACACCCCAGCAGTGGTGAACTACAGCCTAGAATATGGGAATTACCAGTGGATATTCCAGAAATACATGAAGGAAGGCAAAGTAACAGTCGAGAGGTTTTATAGAAACTCTTTGGATATCCCTAAAGAAATTCTAACTGATGAAGCACTTGCATTTATTAAAGACTGGGATGAAAATGCAAATGAGTACGAACTGCATGCGGGTGAAGGAGTACTTTACTTCAAATATGAAGGTGAAGAAAAGGGGTACGTAATACCTATGGCTTATGCTGGAGAGATCATGTTCGTACCAGATGAAGATGCAGAAAAAGCATTGGAGATTATTAACTCACAGAAGAAGTATTAAAAAGAGAGCGGATAGCCGCTCTCTTTTGTTTTGTCTATTTTGCATATTTATCAAAAATTTATACAAAAAAGTGTTGACATTATCTACGCTCCGTGCTAAAATGAGTTCAACAGCAGGAACAACAACCTGCTAAACAAAATCTGAGTAAGTCCTACAACAGTAGGCAGAAGGAGAAGATAACGATGGCAAAAATTAACAAAGGGTATGTAGCAAACTTTATTGAGGAGAACGGATTCCCTGAACAAGGTCACTTCGAGGAGAAAAAGGACCTACAGGCATTCTACAAGCACTTAAGCACTGAACAGCTTGAAGAGTGGGTTGAACTAGAAGGACTTGAAGTTAAAGACACCGACTCCGACTCTATCTACCGTATGAGACTTTGCATGGCTATCCTTTACCTGAATTTCCCTAAGAAGACAGCAGGCAAAAAGAAAGCATCACCATACAAACACATTAGCCTAGAGGAATTAGTTCAAATGGCAACAGACAACGATATTGAAGTCAAGCACACTGACAGCGACAAGATTCTTCGTATGAGAACTATCATGGCGCTTAAGGAGGCAGGTAAGCTTGGATAAACTAGCAGCAGGAGGTCTATACCTCCTGTTTCTTTTGTTGGCTGGAATAATAGTCACTCACTAGAGAGCGGGAAACCGCTCTCTTTTTCTATGCACATTTTCAGAAACGTTTTAATATGCTCTAAATCCCTCCAAGCCCTCCGATAGGTGAAAAGCTTTGAACAAGATTTTGAGAGCAAATTGGTCTATTAAATTATAGAGCAAATTTGCTGGAAATTGATCTGTCCCGCTCAACTCTCAACTGCACAAAAATGCCCTGAACAGCAACTAAGCCATTCAGGGCACTCTTAGTATTACAGATTGATCCAATGAACTTCAAACTCTAGATCGCCATGAGTAAACGTAAAGGTTTTATCTTGACGCTTGACAACCATGTCTGAGGGGCTTAATCCTAGCCTAATGGAGACATCTGTTTCCGTCCCCTCAACTGCATCCCTATCGTTGCGTAGCACGAAATCTATTAGGGCATTGAAGGCATCGTCATACTTGTCTCCAATCAAGTAGGATTTGACATCAGTTAGCAAAAATACACCAGGCTTTACCTTGAAGGTAAACTCTCCTAGGTCTAGACCTAGGAAGCCTTGAAAAGCTTCCATAAGGGTATTCATGCGATACAAGGACTCTTTAGTCACAGCCGCTTTAATCATGTATTATTCCTCCTTTGCAGTAACACTAACAAAATCAGGAATAATCAGGAAAACGTCAAACACAATAGATGCTAGCTTTGTAGTGAACCTTTTGACGTTGCCTTGCTCCTCAGTTACTGGAAGGTCTTCTACTGGGACATTATCTAGCATGTCCTCCAGAGCATCTACAGCAATTCCCAGCACCTTTTCAGGAATTTTATCCACATCAGGGTACAAAGGGTTTTCAAGTACAAAAATGGTACGATTCTGCATAGAATCAAAAGTATGATAATGATATTGATCCTCAACAGTAGGCGGATGAGTTTCCCTCATAACATCAATAACATCCCACTCTGTTAACCCTTCCCCTACTAAAACTGGTACAGTGATTTTAGAATATGGCATTACAACCGCTCCCTTGTTTATTATTGTCTCTGATAGTCCGTTCTATTTCTCTGTGATGTTACTATAATTATTGCACACTTGATAGCAGAAGTCAAGCGTTATATACGAAAAAGTAGGGCGGGAAGACCCGCCCCTCCATCAGACCTCGACCCGTATCGCAATAGAGCCGCCATGCTCAGACAAGACATCCTCATAGGACTCGAACAACTCAGCCCCACCGCCCAGCATATTTTGAAGGGATTCAGGGGAGATATCAGACACCCACCCTAGGCAGAATAGACCCTCTTCGTTCACATCCACGATACCATAAACATGATCGTCTGAAAGCCAGACCGCATATAGCCGACCCGCTTCCTCTAACCCATTCCAAATTTCCTTGACCTCATCAACTGTACCCATAAAAGTCATCTTAGTCCAATCCATACTAACCTCTCCTTTTTCATTCTTGGTCTAGAGGAGGTGTCCCCTCTGATAATCTTATTATTGCACACTTCATAGGAAATGTCAACAACTTTTTACAAAAAAGTTACAAAAAATAATGCCCACTTTTATAGTGGGCTGATGTCTAGTTCTTCTATAATTTCCTGAGTGAAGTCATGCAACTCTTCACTATACGTTAGACCATTTACAGCACGGATTAATTCAATAGACTCCTCTATGATGCCCTTCTTAAGGTATTTGAGGTCACCTGTAATATCCTCCTTCGTCCAATCACTAAAGCATCCCGCTTCCAATTCCTCAATTTTAGTCAGGTACTTAAATTTTTGGTCTTCTGTCATCATAATAAATTCTCCTCTCGCCTAGGTCAACCTAGGACTTACTCATTTAGTAGCCTAGCGGCTCCATGGTACCTCCGCTTTGAGCGGAAGCACTAACAACCCTAGCCTAGATCCACATGGTATACCATAGCTTTATCCTCGTACCCAATCTCTTCAAAGCTCACAGACCCCTCGTGGTTCTTCAAGAACCTAACATCTTCCCATGTCAAGCCAATAGGCTCTGAGCAAAGTACTACGATATCATCCATCTCATAGGATACATTCTTGTAGCCTGCTAAGATAAAGGGCACTGCATCAGTCACTGTCATGCAATCGTCCTCTTTTCTAGCAACAATTACAGACCAGTCCTCAACGATAGGGTAGTGCTTCTTAACCTCTTCCACTTGCTTATCCATCATCATGTCCAATTCCCCCTAGTGGAGCGGGGTACCGCTCCTGATAAATTTATTATAGCACGCTCCATACAGAAAGTCAAGTACTTTTTGCAAAATTCTTACAAAGAGTAGGTGTAGCCTACTCCACTGTGATTTTGATGTCATTGTATTGGACAAGGTAGCGAATTCTGTGTACGTAAGCCAATTAGATTAAACTAAAGGGAGCCTTGAGGCTCCCTTAACTGATTAGCCCCGCTTCACGTAATGCGATTATGGTATACATTCTAAGGATGCGCTCATTCCCCTTGTCGTCACGTACCTCAACGTTATTGTCGATAGCCATTTCAACTAGTTCTTCTGTAGTGTACTCAGCGTACTTAGACTTCTTTTTGCTAGAAGGCTTTTTAGCCAACTCAGGGAAGTGTACAGCCTTGATAGCCATAGCCATTCTCATACGGTTGATGTTGCGGTGTTCGTTTTCCACCCACTCAGCGCCTTCCAACTCACACCATGCTTGAAGCTGTTCGTCTGTCAGCCCTTTGATGTACTTCTTGATAGCCTTTTCGTCCTCGAAGTCACCGACTTCAGGGTACTCAATCTCTTCGTCCTCATCTTCCTCAACTTCAGTAGCAACTGGGTAGCCTTCTTCCCATTCGTCCTCAGAATCCTCTTCAGATGTAGGCTCCTCTACATCTTCAGCCGCTTCCTCTTCTTCCTCATCCTCGACAACTTCCACGCCTTCTAGGATGTCCTCTTCCTCTGTTACGACTTCTTCCACAACTTCCTCAGTATCAGCTAGAGAAACAGCCGCTTCCTCGACAACTACATCATACTTGCCTTCCTCAACGTCCTTCTTAGATACACGACTAACGCCTAGAACCTTAGCAACCTCTGCAAGAGTTGAAACCTTTTCTTCACCATTTACCACGTACACGTTATTTGATTTAGCCATTTGAAATCTCTCCTTTTACATTCTGTGATTTAGTAGCGTCTAGCGCTCCAGTGCCACCCCGCCTTAGCGGGAGGGCTAGCAGAGCTAGCGTCCTGCTGTTGTTAAGATTATTATGCCACACCTTGTAGATAAAGTCAACAACTTTTTGCAAAATTTTTCAGGAATTTTAGCAGAGGTTGTTCTGGATGTAGAACAAAACATCTTTCCGCTCTTGTGCTGTTAGGATATCTTTCTTGGAAGCTAGGTAGGCAAGGGCTACCTCAAATAAATCTTCTTCAGGGTGCGCTATTTTTAAGGTGCCTAGTGAGGTCTTGACCACTTCACCCATAATTTCAGTGCCGAATAGTCTGGACTGGGCTGTGTAGAATTCTATGTGGCACTGCTCATACTTCTCAGCCACCTGCAATAAGTCCTGCTGTCTTTCAGATAATTGGATCATGTTAACCGCTCCTTTTACGCTCTAGGTACTGAGCGGGGTTGCCCCCGCCTGTAATTAAATTATTACACACCCTGTAGGGAAAGTCAATACCTTTTTGTAAAATTTTTACACAGCGTGGATCTCTTCTAGGGACACCTCTTTGTACCCCCCAAGGGAGAAATATTGGCGGTACTGAGCACAGTTTTGGTTGGTGGACAGTGAACCATAGCTGTCGTCAATAGCAAACTCTCTAGTGACAGGGTTTTCAATGCAGATAGCTGTGTTGAAATAGTAGTACCTACGTAGACTTACAAAAGGACTGATCTCCAAGCGATGGTTACCTACTTTCTTGTTACGTGGGGATGCTGTTAGTGTAGTTACGAATTTTCTCATTGTGAACCTCTCCTTTTACAATCTTGGTATAGTTTGTTGCTGATACCTAAATTATTGCATGGGGCGTATGTAAAGTCAAGTGTTATTTTGTGAAATTCGGGGGAATTTTATTCCCCCCTAACAATATCACTGAGGATACTCGATCCAACTAGGCATACCGGCATCCTGCCTGAAGTAGCATCTGAGTGTCTTGGCTATATCCTCTTCAGGGTTTTGGAGCCGCTTTACCATGTTGCTCCAGCGTCTATCAGTTATATTGTCCCCACTACAGTCACACAGACTAAAGTAGCACACATCTGGGTTGGTGCCATCCACTAGGTCTACATAGTGCTGGGTTCTTCCGGGGATGGGGGTGTATTCAACCAACTTTAAGTGCCAGTAGTACTGTGTGCTAGTGTCTAGCTCTGCTACCTTCCTGCCGTCACCGTGGGCAATCATGCCCTCAACTAGAGCTTCAATATGCTCCTGACATGCAGAGACTAGGTCCTCTCTGAGGATACTGTTCGTGTCTTTGTGCAGTTTGCGGGGGAATAACTTTGATTCCATCCCTTCACCATGTACTTTCACTACTGTGTTCGGTAACTTTTCCATATATAACCTCTCCTTTTACAATCTTGGTACTGAGCGGGTATCGTGTCCCGCTTGTGACTCTATTATTTCACGGCTCGTAGCAGATGTCAACACCTTTTTACGGAAAAGTATAAAAAAATACCCTCCTAGTACAGGAGGGCGTGTTCTTTCTTATTTAATTTGTAGTGTATGGATACTGGGTATCAGTCTTCAGTTTGCTCTACTCGCTTTTCTATGTCCACAATATGCCGCTCTTCTGCGAATAGCTGTTCAGCACTGACTGTAAGGGTTCTATGCATCCTGTCTGTCTCAACAATAAGGAAGTTAGCGTGCTGTTGGTCAAAGGTAGTTCCGGTGTATAGACCATGAACGTTTTTCATATCCCTTCCCCCAATGAGATAGGCTTTTCCTACTTGCAGACTATCTGTGTCTATGACGGACTTAAGGAACAGGCGGTTGAATTTGTTAGTGAGTGCTTTTAATTTGCACCTTTTTGTATTCTCTTCTTTCCTATAGTCGTTTACTGTCTTTCCTGATTCCTTTACTGCTTTCATGTGCTTCTTTGTAGCTTCTATCTCGCTCTTTACATCTTCCTCGTTCTCTGTAGCTGTGTAGTACCCAGATTGCACCTTTGCATCTAGGTCCCTTAATGAGTGGTATAAATCTGTACCTGTAAGTCCCAGTCCCTTGTGAGTGCCTGTGTCTTCCTGTGAGTCCTGTGTCTCTGTGCGTGTGAATGCCTTGTTCATTATTACTGCCGCTAGTTCCTCTCTTGTGGGCGTGTGAGTATCTGTGTCCCTAGGAACTAGTACATGGTATGGTCCAATCTCCGAATACACTGCGGACCTTTGTTCTCCCTTTTCCTCATTATAGAGTACTAGACCATCCTTACTCTTTTGTAGGACTTCCCATACCCTTTTGTCCTCTGTGCGTATAAGGTCCCCTACTCGTGCAGGTATCTTGCACAGTACATAATCTTTACCGTTGTGGGTGATTAGTGAGTCTGACATAGCTTCATTTTCCTCCTTGTGAGTATCGTATGGAACCAGTACCTTATACTCAGTTACATGTAGGTTATATCTAGTCTCTGTACCCTTCCAGTTTGTGATCTGTAAGTCTGTTATGTTACGAAACCGATGCAATACTTTCACTACCTTGTGTACTTCATTGCCTAGAAGGATAAGGTCTCCTTCTTTAGCAACCATTGTAGAGTTAGAGGGGACGTATTTGAGTCCCCAGTATGTGTAAATATGCATATTATACCCCTTTCTTAGGCACTAGTGGAGTAATATCCCACTTACCTGTCAGCAGGTCGCTAACAGTGATCATAGTACCAGTAACCCCATCATCATTATAGTAGGGATTGACAAAAATAGCTTCATCCCTGTTCTTTGAGAATCCTGTGAATACTGCGTGTATTGGTGTCATTTCCACATCATTAGGTGAGCTAAGCTCATAGCTATTACCCAAGACAAACACATCCTCCATAAACACATGCTTGTGAGTTGTGTATATGTGAGTCTTGGGCGGTAGTACGCCCATGCGTGGGATGAGTACCCTATAAGCTCCTGAATAAGACTTACCGTTTTCTAGCTGGAGTACTTGCTCATCTTTTGTGAGTACATATTCCACTTCAAGCACGGCAGGTCTATACTTGAATCTCTTCCCACTAAAAGGCAACTTATTTGGTTCTAAGGCTTCAATAAGATCGCCCGGCATAGCTTGTGCATCCACCCGCACATACTGTACATCCTCATGTACTAAGATGTCCCCTCTAGGGTCTGAGGAGCCGTAGGGCTTAAGAATTAGATACTGACCCATATATCTATAAGAAGGCTCATTTCCATTAGGAGTTCTAAGGTGTATTTCTGATCCCTCTATACGTGCTACCTCTTGTACTGTAGCCCCTTCTAGTTCCATGTCCATAAATATCAGTACTAGATCACCCACTGAGGGGCCATAGTATCCCTCTGCTTTATATCTCTTATCTTTGTAGTCTACATAAATGTCTAGGTTTAGTTCCATATTGATTCCTCCTCATCTTCTACAACCTCATATATTTCAATCAGACCAGATTTAAGTTGCTCAATACTGATCTTAGATTCCTCATTAAGGTGCCGGAATAAAGCTGTTACTGGGTTAAGTAGACCTGAATACAACCCATATAAAATATTTCCTGAATTCTTGTGCTTAATGGCATATGGGATACCTTTTTTAAGGTCATGTGAAAATACCCTTGTCATAGTGGTCCATTGTGCTAACTGAGTTTCCTCAGGTGTTAATTTCTCAGTAGTATTCTCAAGTTTTCTAAGGAGAGGGTCATTATGGAATTCGGCGTCTATTCTATCATCTTCGTCCTCCTCTTCTTCCACTACCTCTTTTAAGAGGATAAATGGTTGGTCTAAAGTAACAATAACGCCCGGTCCATCTAAGTATAAGCGCCCATCATTTGCCACTTCACTTACCCTACCCACATCAACCTCACCTAGTCTGTATTCATATAAGTAAAGTACATAGGACCCCTCTTTCACATCCCCACTAGGGTCTACCACAAATGTTTTATTACCATGCTTAATCTGCACTGACACGATTATCTCCTCCTCTTAATATACCATCTATCCAGTAAGTAAGCAACAATAAAGGCTGTAACTGCCGATGTCAAGAAAGGTATGATTACATCACTCATGTACACCCCTCCTTGTTCTCTGTACTGTTGAGTCCATTTTGTCATGCCTACTGCAATTTGTCAAGCACTTTTTCATCAGTAAGCATAGAAAAAAGAGTCCTGTAATAGGACTCTTAAGCAGTGGCGTTAGCCGCCATATATACAAGTTCTAGTTTGGTATATCTGGAAGGGCTGTAGATGGGGTTAGATGGGGTACAATCATCAATACTGTATTTATCTCCCCATAGTGATAGCATGTGCTCTGCCTGTGTACGGGTCAATAAAGTATGATACCCTGTAGTTCCTGCTGTTAACTTATACATTTGCATTATATATTCCTCCTAGTTGAGCGGGTGTGCCACTCTTGTTTGGAATCAGTTTAAGCGGAAAAGGTAGTACTGGTGACTGGACGTGCAATACACATAGACTAAAAGACCCTAGCTTAATAGCTAGGGCAGTGTGATAGTGGATGGGTTTGGTGACTCGTACCTTCTAAAGTCGGCTCCCTCAAGGGGCTTAGTCAAGTCGATATAAAGTTCTACTTGGGAAGCGGTTTCACCGTTCCCTGAGCCTGTAGGTGGCTCCTCATTAGGGTCAAAGATGAAGTAGCCTCTTTCATCTGAGTATGCGAGTACCATATCAGGGTCTACTTTCTTTAAGTAGTCCTGTACAGCCTTTGCACCTATTTGTCTACATACCTCATTGGCGTGCATCTGTAAGTCCTGTATATTGTGATTCATCTGTGAGTACCTCCTTTTATTTAAAAGTCTGTGACTACTGTATTATCCCCAGATTGTGAGTCATCTAGGTCTTGTTGGAGGGCTTTTTCATATTCATCTAATAGGTGAGGTGCTTGTGTCTCATAGAAATGCCGCTCAGCCATTTCAAGGGCTTCTGCTACTTCTTGGTGTTTGTCCTCTGGTAAGTACTTCAGCACTACTTGAGTCATAGCATCAAACTTAGCCCGCTCTAGTTCCCTTAGCTGGTCTAGTCCGTACCCTGTGAATCCTCCATGCTCCCCACCTGTGAGTTTGTTCTTCAGCTCTACAGCTCTCATAGCATCTTGTATCTTGATGGTAGGGTCATTGGTAGCGGCATTGAAACCTCGCTGGATGATAAGGTCTAGTAGCTCCATTTCATTTTTGACCATATCCTTAGCATCAGTTATACCTAAAGCCTGTAACTGGATAGGTGACCTCTTAGGGACTCCGATACCCAAGAGCCGCTCAACCGTGATATTCTTTTGTATTGCTGTCTGTAGCATATCCTTATACTCGTATAATTTGGGGTGGGAAATGTCAAATCCCATGTCTTTGCACCATGCAGATACCTTATGTGGTGATATGCCGTTCATTAGCATTTCATTAACCTGGTCCACGTGCTCCCATTTGATCAATCTTTCGATCTTGTGCTTACGAGTCTCTAGCTTCCGGTCCTTCATATATAATACCCTCCATTTGTCTTAGATTGTATTGCTTGTTGTCTAGGTATCCCTTTTTCATGCAATGCTGACATATAAAACCTCTGTTAGGGATATCTGGCATAGTAGCGTCATCCTGTTTATGAAAAATCTCATACTGTGCATAGTTTGTGCATACATAGCATCTAGGCGTTGTATCATCTTGTGCACCTGTGAATGCCATATCAACCTCTTCTTTGCTCATATTGGAGCGGTATTCCCTGTAAGCTTTTATATTGAATATTGATGGTTTCTTCATAATGCCCTCCCTATTGATCGCCGTACTGGCGAGATATGGGGTTATATATCTGTGGGTATGGTATAAATTTTGATATGCTGGCTAGTCCTAAAAGTTTGGTTAGCGTGTCCTATGGGGGCGGGAC